GTAAGCGTCGTTACATCAAGGAGCTATGGGCAAAACAAAGTGTAAAGTTCATTAGAAAGAGCAAACCTTTCACATTGTTCTCTAAGAGCAAAGACTGGACAACTGATAGTGCTTTTAGCAATCCAGACATGCGTTGTTATCATGACTTGTTAAAGCTATATCGTCATCCTAAAGCACAATGGAGAGCTATTATCACAGAATTCCAAAGATTGCAAGCTGGTCTCACTAAAGGATTTATAGACTTAGATGCTATTGATGTTCCTGAAGCATGGATTGTTGCAGACAAACTTAAGAACTACAAGCCTAAACCTAAAGCTGCCAAGAATGGTAAGGTGAAGGAGAAGGGTGATGTAAATTTTAAGGAAGCTACATCTCCAGAAAGAGAGACAGGATCTAATGCTAAGTTTGTTCCTACAGTGTATGATGGTAAAGATCTTCACAAGAGAAAGATGCTCACTGTTTATGCTAAGGAAGAAGATCGTGCTAAGCTTGACTATCTATTTGGCTTGTTCAAACAACAAGAGAGAGAGATAAAGTTTGTCATTATGTCTGATAGAGAGATTAAGGTATTGGAGATATACAATCTTCATAACTTTATGCCTTTAGATACATTCCTGAAGGGTCATAACAAACCATTTAAGAGAATGATGACAGCTTTGTTGATAGGGCGTGTAAGAGAAGTTTATAGAAACACATTCAATTGCCGTAAAAGATTATCAGGCTTATCTGAACAATTGAGTGATGATCTAACTGAGTTGGCTGCATACTATGAACTTAGAAATTGGTCATGGGCAAAAGGTGAAGCTACTGGTAAAGAGCTTAAGCTAGAAGAACATGCAGCCAAATACAATCTTTATGACTTAGAGGTGTTTACAAAGCTCTCTCGTGTGGAGAAGCTATTATCTAAACATACTTTTATCAATAAGATCTGTGGTACAATGACAGGTTATTCTGGTCAAGTGTTACATAACAATGCGATGATGGATGTCTTAAAGGATATGTGTCGTTACAAGAATATGCGTATGAATCTTAGTAATTATAAAATAGTATAAACAATCACAAAAATGAACACAAGTTTAGAGTTTTTCAAGTCTCTTATTGATAGAGACACAAAGGTTATGGAGATGTTGTTGAAAGACAACACTCCATCTGGTACTAATGGAACATCAGGTGCTGATGGTATATCTGGTACTAATGGTATAAATGATAAGCCGTATTCAAACATCAAGTTTGTTAATGATGTGCTTACTGTTGTGTTAAACGATGGGAATATTATCAGCAAGCATCCTGCTAGTGTTGATGATTTCCAAAGAGCACGTAATGCAAAGAATGAAGTGGAACTGTTTGCTATCTGTATGGTGCAAGAAGTGTATGATGACAAACGCTCAAAGGAACAAGAGATCGAGAAGATGAAAGCTTTAGCAGAAGGTGCTAAGAAGCTTGCTAGCTATCCTGATTACTTCGAGGTGCGTGATGGTTCTGTGTATGTTAAAGGTATCAGCCGTAGTCTTCCTCCATTGTTAGTAGAGGAATTCTTATTGGTTATATCTAAGCACAATCCATTAGTGAGCTTAGACTATGATGATAACTTCACAGCTCTATACAACTTCTGGATGTGGTGCTGTTTGAATCCACGTGCTGAGGTAGCCGATAAGCTATTCAACTTCTTGAAGAAGAATAGTTTTAAGATTACCAAGCAAGGTTTCTTCACAGCTCTACGTAACGTTGTCACTATCCATGGTGGTACAGAGTTTGTACAGTTTGTCAGTGAGTCTTACAACAAAGTGAAAGCTGTATGGAAGAAGAGTCCAGACAACTATGGTGTGTTCTTACAAGATGGTCAATACAAGCTTGTACATCATGAAGATCTATTTAAAGACGAAACTCATACAACTACAACATGTCCAGACTGTTTAGGAGAAGGTGGACGGGAAGCTGATGATGAAGATCGTGATTATTATGGTATGCCATATGGTGAAGAGGAATGGATAGAATGTGAACAATGCGGTGGTGCAGGAGATGTAGATGAATACACTCACACTAACACGTGGGCTGTAAATCATGGTGAATTCATTGGTAACTTAACAGAGTTGTATCTTGATCTACCTAATCGTGAGGAGAATCGTTTTACAGATGCACACACTGGTACATTTGACATTCGTATTGGACAAGTGGTAAACATGGATCCTGCTAAGTGTCGTTGGAATACAGACGATTGTGGTGCAGAAGGTTTGCACTTCACATCTGATGAGATCCATTATGTAGGCTGTGGTGATCAATCTGTCCTTGTGTTAATCAATCCAATGAAGGTTGTTGGTATTGGTGAAAGCAAGGGTAGATGTTGGGAGTATCTTCCAATCATGACTGTTCCTCGTGAGGAGGCTACAAAGCTTCTTCATGATCTAGACTTTGATACTATGCAGTTAGATGAAGAGTTTACTATCCGTGAGATGACAGGTCTTGAGAACAAAGTTAAGGTGGGATTCACAGCAGAAGCTAAGAAGTATTCTGTTAATTTTCCTACCGTCTCTATGGAAGAGGTGACTAATATCGTTAGCAATCTTACTAGAATGAATTATGTCATTTCTAAGAGAGTTAACGAAATTTAATTAGCTTTGTATCACTTAAAGTGAGATATGGCTAAGAGAATACAAAAGAAAATACCTGTTAAGAGATCAAGAGTTGCTAAAACTAGAAATAGTGGAACAATGACTGAGTCGGCCTTCTGGTCGTTTATACGCAGTGCACTTAGAAATAAGAGTAGATGGTGGAAGCCAATCACTGAGTGTAAACAAAAAGCCAGGAGGCCGTACACAGGTCCTAACAAGAGAATGAAGTATGAGTATCAGTGTAACGAGTGTAAAGGATGGTATCCAGAGAAACAGATTAACGTTGATCATATTATCCCTGCAGGTACACTAACTTGTTCTAAAGATCTTGCAGGATTCATAGAGCGTTTATTCTGTGAACAAGAGAACTTACAGGTAATGTGTGAGAAGTGTCATGATGTTAAAACACAAAACGAAAGAAGTGGAAAAACAAGTGCAAGTTAGTATAGATCGTAAGCCCTCAATAGTTGAGGTGTGGTACGAAGGTTCTGTAACTGTAGAAGGTGCAGAGCACAAGTTTTGGCTCATCGATCCTCAGACACCAGACCCAGCAGGGAATGTGTATGAGATAGAAGTGAGATGGTTCTTCAAACAAGTTCCTATGGAAATTAGAAGAATGAATGACAAGATTATTGAATCATATTTAGAAATGAGAAACGAAAAATGATAAAGGGAGAATTAAAAACAGAAGCAAGTTATAGAGCTATCGTAATGGATAGCTCTTCTAGTCTAAAAGAGTTTTCAATGGACCGCAAGAAGTACTATCGTAAATATGTACTAGGAGAGAAGATTGAAGACGATGAGACAAAAGCTGCCACTATGGGTAGGATTGTTGAGACTAAGTTGATGGAACCAGAATTGTTTGATGACAAGTTCTTTCCATCTGTGTGTGAATCTGCACCAACAGGTTTGATGTTAGATTTTGTAGAGGCTCTATATAAACATATGAGAGCAGCTGTTAGTGAAGACGGTACAATCACTCGTGAGTTTGGTGATGTATGCTTAGATGCATATAAAGATTCTGGATTCAAGATTACTTATGATGCTGTAATGAAGAAGTTTATTGGCTCAGAAGCAGAAGTGTATTTTGATGAGATCATGACAGTTAGAACACAAGGCTTGACAGTTGTATCTATAAAAGATGTAACCAACGCAGAGCGCATTGTAGAGGAGTTGCAAAATAATTCTATCACTGCAGCAATTGTCAATCAAACAAAGACAGTTGATATTGATGTGTATAATCAACTACAGGTAGAAGGTTATCAAGTACATAGTCATAAGTTTAAGTCTATGATGGATAAAGTCATTGTAGATCACAAGAATAAAAGTATTCAGATTTATGATTTAAAATGTACTTGGAGTGTTGAAGGTTTCTACAAAGAATATTATCTTTATAGAAGAGCTTACATCCAGGCATTTTTGTATTGGCATGCAGGTCATTTTCATTTCAATGAACTAGTAGAACAAGGATATAAAGTTGAGTATCCTAGATTTATTGTCTGCGATAGCACTAACTATCTTAGTCCTCTCATCTATACACTAGATACAGAAGACATGAAGAATGCTAGAGATGGTTTTGAACTACGAGGATATAAGTATCCAGGCGTATTAGAAACAATTGATGATTTAAAATGGGCCATTGAAAATGACAAGTGGAACATATCTCGAAAGAATTATTTAAATGGTGGTATTGTAAACGTTAAAGGCTAATGAATGTAAAAAGAACAGTGACTAGTATATTTATTGTTCCCACTCTTAAGATTGATCGAGACAAACTTAAAGATAATGGATATATAAATGGTTATATAAGTGATATGAGAAGAGATGTACAGTATAAAGATGCTGTATATCTCTTATTTAAACCAGATAATATAGACAGGTTTAGAGACTTCTTAGATAATGAAGCAACAAGAACAAAATCTTTACTAGATGATTATGATTATGAAGATGGTTTTGTAGTTGTTGTATATACATTAAATAAGAAATGGAAGAAAGATTTTCTTTTAATTAAAGAAGGTAAATATTCTCAAACTTCTAAAGAGTTTCAGGAACAATTTCCTAAAGTCTTAAAAGTTATAAAAGATGGTTTACATAGAGATGAAATATCTTTACAGTACAGAATATTCAAAAAGACTGTGGACATGCTTGACTACTGGGAAAATAGACTAGATATAGAATTCACAGAAGATATGGAAGTATGGGACGGTTTTGATGAAGTATTAGAAACATTAAATTTAGACAAAATAAAACAACAAGAATTAGTATGACACTAGAAGAATTACAAAAGTATCCTAATGTATTAGATGCATTAAGAACGTATTACGTAAACAAGTTAGAAGAATCAATCAATAACACAAATGATGTTACTGATGAATTCAAGCAAATGGTAAAAGAGCACGGCTCTGCTCATATCGATGACACTATTGTAGCTGTGACTGAATCAAATCCAGCATCATTGTTTTATTTCTTTGATGAGCATGATATCATTATCGAGATGACCTTTATGCCTGAGCTACCAATGACAGGACAGTTTGTTCCTATAATTAATGGAGAGATGGGTGGTACAACATCCTCACGCAGAAAAGATTCTGAAAAATTTGCTGTAGATATCGCAATAGATCTACTTGAAGAACAACTAACTAAATCAGTTAGTACTAAGGAAAATGGTTAAACTTAATTTTTGCAATTAGTTGATTATTGAGGGCTACGAAGTTACATTTGTAGCCCTTTAATTTTCAACATTTAAAATAATCAACTATATGGATTTAGGATTAGAAGCCTTGAGTAAAATTACAGTGTTCAGCAAGTACGCCAAGTACATCCCTGAACTAAACAGAAGAGAAACATGGGATGAAATTGTAGATCGCTACGAGGCAATGATGGTTAAGAAATATCCATACTTGAAAGAAGCCATCTCTAGTAACATCTTAATGATTCGTAACAAGAAGGTCTTACCTTCTATGAGAGCATTACAGTTTGCAGGTCCTGCAGCTGAAGTAAACAACGCACGTATCTACAACTGTTGTTTCTTACCAATCGATAGTATTCATTCATTCTCTGAGACAATGTTCTTATTGTTAGGAGGTACAGGCGTAGGATACTCAGTACAATCACATCACGTAAGTGAACTACCAGACATCACTAAACCAGGCAAAGCTCGCACCTACCTTGTAGAGGATAGTATCATGGGCTGGGCTGATGCTGTAAAGGTATTGATGAAAGCTTATCTTGAAGGTGGATTCATGCCTAAGTTTGATTTCCGTGCTATTCGTGAGAAAGGTGCACGTCTTGTAACAGCAGGTGGTAAAGCACCAGGCCCAGAACCTCTCAAGCTTTGCCTTACGCACGTTCAGGCCATCTTAGATAGAAAGCATCCAGGTGAGACATTATCTCCTCTAGAATGTCATGATATCCTATGTCACATCGCTAACTCAGTGTTAGCTGGTGGTATTCGTAGAAGCGCTATGATCTGTTTGTTTGATTACTTTGATGAAGAGATGATTACATGCAAGTATGGCAACTGGTGGGAGCTTAATGAGCAACGTGGTCGTTCTAATAACTCTGCAGTGTTACCTCGTGGAGAAGTGACGGAAGAGCAGTTTATGGAATTATGGAAACGTGTAGAAGCATCAGGTTCAGGAGAACCAGGATTGTATTGGAGTAACAACTTAGACTGGGGAACTAATCCATGTTGTGAGATTGCATTACGCCCATATCAATTCTGTAATCTATGTGAGGTAAATGTTAGTGATGTGACTAGTCAGGACGATCTTAATGAGCGTGTAGCTGCAGCATCATTCTTTGGTACATTACAAGCAGGGTTTACAAACTTTCATTATTTGCGTCCTATCTGGGCTGCAACTACACAGAAGGATGCATTGTTAGGTATTGGTATGACTGGTATTGGTTCAGGAGAAATCATGAAGTATAAACTAGAAGTAGCAGCACACATTGCTAAGAAGGTGAATCAACTAATCACAGAGAAGACAGGTATCAATGAAGCAGCACGTATCACGTGTGTTAAACCTTCAGGTACTACATCTTTAGTGTTGGGAACAGCATCTGGTATCCATGCTTGGCATAATGATTACTATTTACGTACAATGCGTTTCAACAAGAATGAAGACATTGCACAGTATCTAATGGCTAATCATCCTGAGCTATGTGAAGATGATGTGTTACGCCCTACAGATACTGTATGTGTACGTATTCCAGTAAAAGCACCAGAAGGATCTATCTTACGTACAGAAAGTGCTATTGATACACTAGAGAGAGTTAAACATTTCTCTACCAACTGGATTGGTTCAGGACACGTTAATGGTGAGAACACTCATAATGTATCTGCTACTATTTCTATAGATAGTACTAGAAAGTATACTGAGTTTAGTCCTATGGGAGCTTTTCCACCAAATGATTCTGTCTACAAAGTATCTGAAGATGGTACACTAGATGAGTGGGAAGTTGTAGGTGAATGGATGTGGGAGAACCGTGAGTTCTATAATGGTTTATCTGTACTACCTTATTGGGGTGGAACATATCAGCAAGCTCCTTTTGAGGACATCACTGAAGAGAAATACAATTCACTAATAAGTGAATTAAAAGAGATTGATATCACTAAAATTAAAGAAGTTGAAGACGAAGTTAACTTTAATGAATCAGTTGCCTGTGGAGGAGGTGCCTGCGAGCTTGTCTAAGGAATTCTTAGCAAGTCGAGGCAAATGCTGCGGTAACAAATGTAAAAATTGTCCTTATATTCCTAAGTGGATTAAGGGCAATAAAGATTTAACGTTGTGTTAAATTTAAATTGTGTTTGGTACAAATAGCCTAGGTGTTTTACGTCTAGGCTATTTCTTTTTTCATCAATTATTCGTAAATTTAAGTGAACAAAAAACATAATGAAATGGCAAAAAAGCAAGACGTTAACACTGGAAAATCCAAATTCCAGGAGGCACTAGATGCGCTCAATAAAAAATATGGTGAGGGTACAATCTTATCATTAGGTGATAAGAATCACAATGACTATGATCTTATTTCTACAGGATCTATTGCATTTGATCACGTCGCTCTAGGCGTGGGAGGTTTTGTTAAAGGTAAATTGTATGAGCTTGTTGGCTGGGAGGGTAGTGGTAAATCTACTATCTGTGGTCATGCTGTTGCTAACTGTCAGAAGGCAAATGGCAAAGTCTTATATATAGATGGCGAGCATGCTGTTGATCCTAATTACTTCACTGCATTAGGTGTAGATATTGCAAACATGTTAATTGCTCAGCCATCATGTGGCGAGGAGGGTTTTCAAATTGCAATGGATATGATAAGCACTGGAGAGATTGATTTAGTTATCATTGACTCAGACTCATCGTTGATTCCTAAGAAGGTATTAGATGGTGACGTAGGTGATAGCTCTATTGGTAGAAAGGCTAAGCTTAATAGTGATGTATATCCTAAGCTTAAAGGTATGCTATCTAAACATCAAACTTGTGTTATTGTAGTGAGTCAGTATCGTGAGAAGATTGGTATGATGTTTGGTGATCCTCGTACAACCCAGGGAGGGCATGCATTAAAGTTCTATGCAGACGTTCGTGTAGAGGTGAGCAAGACTCTTGCTAAGGAAGGTACAGAAGCTTATGGTAATGTCACTAAGATCAAGACTATTAAGAACAAGATGGCTCCTCCATTCAAAGCAGTGGACTTTGAGATCGTGTTTGGTACAGGTATTGATACATTCAATGAGATTATGACACTAGGTAGTGATTTTGAGATCTTACGTAAGTATGGTAAGACTATCACTTACAATGAGACAAAGTATTCAACAGATGAATTCAGACTGTTACTAGAAGACAATGAAGAGTTCTTTGATAAACTACGTCAGGATATTGTTGATGCTATTAAAAATACAGAAATTATAAACGAAACAGAAAATGAAGATTCAATTCAAGAAGTTAGTGCAGGAAGCACAGAAGCCTAAGTTTGGCAAACCAGGAGATGCAGGTGCAGATCTTACAGCTACATCAATTACCATACATGGAGATGATCAAATGATATATGGTACAGGAATTGCTGTAGAAATACCTGAGGGAATGGTGGGACTTGTGTTTCCACGTTCCTCTATAAGAAATACAGACTTGGTTATGGCCAATTCTGTTGGTGTTATTGATAGTGGATACAGAGGCGAGATCATGGTTACATTTAATATGAAATGGGGACAATTGGGTAAAAGAGGAGTTTATTCAGTGGGTGATCGTATTGCTCAGTTAGTAATCATGCCTGTACCATTAGTACAGTATACAGAAGTAGAAGAATTATCAGAAACACAAAGAGGAACAGAAGGACATGGTAGCACAGGAAAATGATCCATACGGAGCACGAAAAATTATGAAAGATATACAAAAAAGAGAGATGGTTAATCATCCTGATCATTATCAGGGTAGTGGTGGTATGGAAGTTATAGATATCATTGAAAACTATGACTTAGGATTCTCTCTAGGCAATGCTATCAAGTATATACTTAGATCTAATAAGAAAGGTAGTGCTAATCAAGACCTTAAAAAGGCCATCTGGTATATAAATAGAGAAATAAGTAACCTAGTAGAAGAAGAAGATTGTGAAGACGTGTAGTGTAGAGGGTTGTGAGAATCGTATATGGGGAAAGGGTTTATGCTTGAGTCACATCAAGCGTAAACCTATCACTCCTAAGCGTGGTGGACTTCTTGTAGCTAAGCGTGATATGTTTGTACAGAAGACTAAGATAGAGACAATGAGAAACTTTTTTTTAGAGATCTGGAAAGAGCGTAAACACTACTCAGAAGTAAGCGGTGACTATCTAGGATCTGAGCCATTATCAACATTCTTTCATCATATCCTTCCTAAAGAAAAATATCCTGAGCTTGCGTATAATAAATCTAATATTATTTTATTAACTTTGGATGAGCATACTAATGTCGAAGCAGACATATATAAGTATGAAGAAGTTAATAAAAGACGTATTCATTTATTAAACCAATTAAACCAATGACAAATCAATTTTTTTACAGTCGTAAAGAGGAGAACGGTAGTCACTTCATTGACTCTTTTAACATCAACAAAGTGATTCGTACAGTACAGATGGATGCTGATGATCTCTTAGTATTATTAGATGACATCCATGAGCGTGTTATTGAGACACCTAACATCAATACTAAAACCAACAAGATGATTGGCGTAACACGTAAACGTGATGTGTATCAATCAGAAATTCACTTAACAGGTGAAGACATGCTAAGATTTAAAAACTTAACTGAGATAGCATAATGGCAGACTTTAAATTATTACGTGGCAATAGAATATTGCTAGACCTTCCCAAGAAAGACGAAGGTAAACTTATTGTGGATGAGAACACAAAAGAAGCTCTTGAGAAAGAGATGATGCAAAAGCTTAACAAGCTCACTGTGTATGCTGTAGGTGATCTTATTACAGACATTAAAGCAGGAGATGAGATCTTGGTAGATCCATCATCTTTAGGTAAAGCACCAGTGATTCCTATCAATGGAGAGAACAAGTTATTAGTATCTCCATTTGATGTAATCCTTGTTTGGTAATGGAACGTCTTCCTTTCATATCATGTAAATGTATCACCTATGGTAGATTGCATTTTCTAGAAGAGGCAGTAGAGTCTTTCTTAAAGCAAGATTATGCTGGACAGAAAGAGTTAATTATTGTTAATGACTATCCTCTACAAAAGTTATCATATGATCATCCAGAAATCAAGATAATCAATCTAGAAGAGACATTTCTCACCATAGGTGAAAAGGAAAACTTTACATTAGAACAATGTTCAGGAGAACTAATTGCTGTATGGGATGATGATGATATAGCTTTGCCAAATCATCTTTCTAATATTGCTAAGTACTTTACAGAAGAAGGAGAACTTTTATTGTGGGGAAACGGTGCGTTAGTTAATGGTGGTAATATACATGAGTTAACAGGACTTGGTAACTCAGGTATAGTGTATACTAAAAAGATCTGGGAAGAGTTAGGAGGACATCCTCTTGAGAATGCTGGATACGATACTACATTTGTTAACCAAATTATTTACAGACAAGGTGCTAAACCAATGATCGTAGCATACCCATCTAATGAAGAAGTGAGTTGGTTTTATATGTGGGGAGGTAGAGGTTATCATATGAGTGGTCAGGGTACTGACGATGGAGAAAGACCTAATGCTATTCAAAGACATTCTGCTCATGTAGAATCAGAAAGAGAGTTAGGAAATATACCCACTGGAGAAATTATCATTAATCCTCATTGGAATATAGATTATCAACAATTGCTTAAAGATCATATAAGTAAATGAAAGTAGACTTTATAATTCCTACATATGATAGAATTGATTTATTAAGGTGTACAATTGCATCATTAGTAGCTCAGTATAATAAAGACTGGGCTGCTAATATTGTAATAGATGATACTCATAATGATGATATTGTTAATATGATTAATCAATTTAATGATCCTAGAATTAAATATACATTCCTTGACAGAAGATATAATGATTTAGGACACACTCCTAGAGAAGTGGGTAAACAAATGAGTGAGGCAGAATATATCATCATGACAGGAGATGATAATTATTACACTCCTAATTTTGTAGATGAATTAGACAAAGCTTCTAAAAATAAACCAGGTCTTATTTATTGGAACATGGTACATTCTCATTTTGACTATCAGTTTTTTGATTCTAGATTAGGTAATAATCAAATAGATATGGGAGCATTTGCTACAAGAAATGATATTGCTAAACAAATAGAATTAGGTAAAAGATATGACGCTGATGGTTATTACATATTAGATTATCTTACAAAATTTCCACAAGAACCTAATTTAAAGATTGAAAAAATATTATTTGTACATAACTAATGAGAAGACTTACACAAATTGCTAATCTACATAAAGTAGATAAAGGTACAGAACATTACGAAAAGCATGGATATACTGAACAGTATGATTTTTATATTCCTGAAACAGGTAAGTTCACTCTATTAGAAATAGGAATATGGCATGGTGATTCATTACGTATGTGGAATGATTATAACCCACAACTAAATATTCATGCTATAGATATTGATACTAATGTATATAAATATGTTAATGAAACAGATAACATCAAAATATATATAGGCGATCAATCAGATGAAGTTTTTTTAAATACCGTACTAGAGAAATCAGGAACTCCAGATTTCATTATAGATGATGGTAGCCACAATCGTTCAGATATTGTTAACTCATTTAAGATACTTTACGACCGCCTTACAAAAGGAGGTTATTATTTTATAGAAGATCTTCATGCAGGTCATGCTGAAGTAGATAAGACATACGATGATATAATGAGTATCTTATCTAATAAATCATATCAAAACATTGAATGGTTATGTGATAAGAAATTATTAGTTATACATAAATGATACCAGTTGTAATTAATAACAGAGATTTGTTTACCTGGCCAAAAGCTATGGTTGAAAAAATTCAAACATATGAAGGAGTAGGTGATGTTATTATTGTAGATAATGGATCAACATATCCACCTTTATTAGATTGGTATGAAACAAGCCCTTGTAAGATACACAAGGCTACTAACTTAGGTCACGGAGGTCCTTGGGTTTCAGGAGTAGTAGATTCATTAAATTGTGAATATTATATAGTTACAGATTCAGATCTTGGACTAGATGATACACCTAGTGATACTCTTCTATATCTACTAGACAAACTAAAAAGTTTAGATTTAGATAAGATAGGACTGGGTTTAGATTGGAAAAGAGTTACTGAGTATTCTAGATATTATAATCATATGCAAGGATATGAAAAAACTAGATGGGAAAACTCTAGAATAGAACAAGATGTAGCACTTGATGTTCCTACAGATACAACATTTGCACTATATAAATTCCATCATTATTATATAGGAGGAGCTAGTACAATAAATCCCTATACAGCTAGACATTATCCTTGGGAATACACTCCAGAAGAATACGATAAAGATAAAGAATTCAAGTATTATATAGAACATGCGTCACATTCATCTTCATATAAATCATTCTTAGGATTGTAAAAAGAAAAAGGAGGCCAATGGTCTCCTTTTTACTTAACGAAATGAATCACAATTATGAAATGAACAAATTATTTACTTAATCTTTTTTGCTTCATAGGAAGCATAGGGCTTTTTAATCTTGAAGGCACGTCAGCTTCCCTCATAAAATTAGCATCAGCTGGTTTAGGAGGAGATATCTTAGGAGCTTTTGCAGGCTTGTGCATTTTTAGCACAGGCTTTTTCTTTTTAGTGGCAGCCATATTTACATTTTTTCATAGAAGCACCAGACTTAGCCTTTTTAGGAAGAACACCTTTTCCTATTAAAACATCAGCTTGAGAGATTTTACCATCTTTATTAAGGTCTGGAAAACTTCCACCAGCTTTAGCTTTCTTTAATTTACCACCCATTTTCATAATACCTTTTGCTTTACGCTCTTTGTCAAGCTTGATGGTCTCATCGTAGTTATCCCCACCATTTTTTGTAACAGGATATTTAGACTTAGGTTCAAAGTCTACAGGACGTTGTTGACCTGCTGGAGGTAATCCTTTACCTTTAGGTTTAGGTTTCATCATTGCACCTAGTGCAGCTTTTTTCATCATCTTTGCCATTGTTATTTTTTTTAAAGTTAATAATTTTATTTACCAAACATACTGTGCGTATGGATTACTATAAACATTATACGGAAAAGTTGTATAGTTAATATTATGCTTATGTAATAAATACGGAAGTGATAATTGATCTTGCACTGTCCAGTAACAGTTATGAAAGAACCAATCCGTCATTAAATTATAATTCTTGTTCTCTATAATCCTTTTGTTAAAGATAAAAAATCCTGTAGAAAACAAATTTAAATCTTGAAAAGAGTCATCAAGTAAATATGACTCTACTTGATCCATTATTGGCTCTCCTTTATATCTATCAACTAAATACTTATGAGCAAACTCATCTTCATTATTTATAAGATGATGATGTACAAATTTTCCTTCTTCTAAAATAGAACTTCTATGTTCATGAGGATGTAAACAAATATCATAATTACCAAGCGCCTTAATCATTTCTTCAATGAATAAAGGAGAAGTTATTTTAAAATTTGAATCCATCCATATGTAGAAATCAGCATCAATATTCATCCATTCTAACATTCTAGGGATTTTACCCTTTAATCTAGGATGTAGTGCTAACTCACGACTATATTTAGAATTACTATCTGTATATGCAATGGTAGTTATACTGTGTTCTGTATCTTGTTCAACCATATTTACAACATCAGCTGCGTTTGGTCTACCAAAATTTGCAGTAGCTATATGAACTTTTTTAAGTTCCATTTAATATATTTTACTTCTTCTTAGTTTGAGCTTTAATCTTTTTCTCCTGCTTTAACATAGCAGCTGTAGGCTTCTTACCTGAACCTTTGTTAGCACGGATATTATCCCACAATCCACGTTTAGATGTAGAACCGTCTTTACGTTTTAGCATTTCCATTTTCTAAGTGATTTATTGATACGTGAATTAGGATCGTTAGCTGTCTTAGAGCTAGTTAGTTTCTTCTTCATACCTGACATCCTAGCACAGAATGATTTCTTGCGAGGACCTCCACCAGGTTGAGGGGCTTTAATGTCGTGACCTGCAGCCTTAAGGGATGCACGTCCTTTTGCGTTTAGGCCACCAGAAGGACTTTTACCTTCCTTTCTTTGCCATGCTGGACTTTTTGCCATATTCAGGATGATTTTTGTGCCACTTCTTTACAGAAGCAACACCTTGTTTAACAGTTTTAGCTTTTGACATGTTTGTGAGATTAATCTTATCCCACTTACCTGCAGAAGGACCACCTATGTGATCTAATACTATATCTCCCTTATCTCCTATGCCCCTATCAACTTTCTTTTTAAATACCTTATGTGTTTGACCACCAGCTTTAACAATAGCCTTTAGCTTGCCACCATTCTTTAATGATGTTCCATCTTTCTTGATGAGATGTCCATTAGGTACAGGTGTGATAGCCATTTTATTTACCAGCTTTACGAGCTCTGCCCATTGCTTTAAAAGTTTTAGCTAATGCCTTGCGTTTTGGAGTGCATGTAGCTTTAGTCATAGGAGTACAGAAGCCCTTATGTTTTGGGTTTACTGCCTTTTGAATCCAATTCTTATCCTTTGCCATTTCTTCTGAATGTTAAGTTGGGTTTTACTATAATATCTTTATGAGTAAATTGCCAGAGCTCCCCAGTGGCATTAATGATAATGGTATAAATTGTGTCTGTTTCGTGACCGTACTCTGTAACTAACCAAATGATGCCATCACCTTTAGGAGTGATGACATCTATTCTGTTAGCAGGTTCGAAGATCATTACTTCTTGCCCATCTTGGTAGCACCAAGTTGCTTATCTTTTTTTAATGTAGCTTTACCTTTAGCACCAGCTAAAGTCTTCTCTTGAACTTTTGTCCAAGCACCTTTAGGATCTACAGGTCCTACACGTTTGTCAGAAGCTTTCATTCCTGTTAAGCTTCCTCCTGATTTCTTTGCTGTTGCCATTTTATTTATTGTTCTGGGTGTTCTAAAATATCTCCGTTTGCTACACCTTGTGACATTAGGTTTTCTATGACATCAGCTGCATCAGCTGCTCTTAAGATAGCCTGTGCTTCTCTTGTAGAAACAATTTGACGTAATGAGTTTAATAATATACCGAATTCATTTCCAGAAAGTACAAACTGTGTGTCTGGAGACCAGGTGTATTTCTTTCTAGGATCGTATTGAGGTACTTCTGTTGCTGAGGTTTGTTCCTCGTCTTTAACTATTTGCATGATTGTAATTATTTTGGTTTGTTACAAATATAAATTATCCCATTGTTATTTCAAAAGAAATAACAGCATTTGTTTTAATGCTCTTGGACATGTTTAGTTTAATGTGAAATCTATTATGGAACTTAAAAAGCTCCTCTATTAACATGTTTGTATATTTAGGTAGAGAAGGTGCAATCCTGAATGAATAGTGTTTAGGATGTTTTACCACCTCCATGGTGGATAGCTCATCAACGCTATCTATAATGCCTTCAAGATGTGAGAAATATATCTCATCGTTATCTGACATTATTTTGGGAAAGAATCTCTTCTCTACTTGCATTAAGACAAGGTTAAGCGATATAAAGTTTGTGCCGCTTCTCCTGATAAGGATTGAGCAATGTTTTCTATATCTGGCATGTTATTAGCTTCTCCAAACTCTTCAAGATCTTTAGCAAAAGCTACTAGTTCTTTTACCACTTGATTTGGCATACCTCCAGAGTAATCTTTTAAAGCATCAATTCTGTATGCTCTAACTCTCTTACCTGAATAGCCCATGATCTTCTCAATAATTTCATCTTGAAAATCTCCCACCTTATCATATATAATACCTAGAGCTTGATGCTCAGCATATGATGTAGTTTGAAAATGTAACAGATGTAATTCTTCATAGAAGTAAGATAGCTTTCCAGCAATAGTCTCTAGTGTGAGACTATTGCTTTTAGCTTCTAACATTTCTTCTGGAAATAGTGACTTAGCCATTATACTATAGTTGTAGTAGTTGTGGTTGTAGCAGCCCTAGTTGTAGTTGTAGTCGTAGTAGCTCTAGTTGTTGTAGTAGTTGTAGTAACTGGAGGAACTGCTGTAACTGTAAATGTTGGAGCTGAGTTAGGGCAAATAGCCTGAACTTGAGAACCTGTCATTACAAGTGTAAGATTTGTTCCACCTGTTGTAGAGAATACTCCTAATAAAGAATAGGTTGCATTCAACTTAGTAACTAAATCTGCTACTGATGAAGAGTTTTGTCCTGAAATTAATGTTTCAGTTAATGTTCCTCCACAGAACAACTTAACTTGGAAGTTAGTAATAGTAGTAGCTACTGTAGTAGTAAGTGTAACGCCATTGCAACACGCATACCCTTGTATCTCTTGCCATCTACCCACTTTAGGTTTATTCTTTCTCAGAATAAGGCTGTCTGAGACAACTCTTCCGCTTCCATCGAAGCGAACAAATGCTTTTAATTTCTTCTGATTTGCCATTTTTGTTAATAGTTTAATTTATACTTTTGTTTTAATTTAATTAATTGTTCAACGTAATAATGTGTTCCTTTTTGTTTTGCTCTATCATCATTATAGACATATTCTAAATGAGCGTCTAACATAGGATCTTTACCCATGTGATAATGTCCTTTGTAGAATGCTGGGTAATCACCCATGTCATTACTAACTATTCCTGCATTGTGTAGAATACCTAACCTGTGGACTTTGTCAATAGGATCTGAGCTCCACGAGAATTCCAACTCAGGAATATTCTTCGTTTCAGCACCTCTAAACCAAAGAGCCCATAAAACTGCCCACATGTCTGCACACCAACTCTGGAAACCACTATTCTCATCTTTGAAGTATAAACGATTGATGTTTTGTAAATACGTACGTATTGAAATACAATCTCTTAATACTTTTTCCCAGAATGCTCCATCAATGTTCTTTAACAAATACTGAGCACCACCAGAATGATCGTTGTTTGCTTCTGCTATTTGGCGTGTGATATCACACATCTCTGTAGCTTGTGCTAGAACATCTATCTTTTTATATGCTTCCAACTTATCAGGAAGCACTTGATGAATTTTACTATCAAAATATGAGGCGTTGATGTAACTGTTTGTATCTGATAAATAATTTACATCATCATCAATAAATGTATCAACATTAAATTTATCTGTAAAGACTACGTCAGAGTCGCAATAGAATACTGCTTTCTCTTTCATCTCTGGATGTTCGTAGAAGTATCTCATCAGCACATACGGCCTAAGAACAGGAATGTAAACTCCTAGCTTATTACTTACACCATCTACATCCTTATAGAATACAAATTCTGTTTCTGGATATAGATCTATTACCTGTTGCCATTTCTCATTCTTCTCCCTGAAGTTAGGAATAAAGATAAGAACGATTGCTTTGTCTGAGTGTCCTATATTTCTAAGACTCTCAATCCATAAATGCACCTGCCACGTATAATACGTATCATCTGGCTGTGCACAGATAAACTTTAATTCCCTCATATGTAGTTAGTTGTTGGTTTTTTTAATTCTTAATCATTAAACACATATAATGATAATACTCCTGTAGGACAAAGTGCATTTTTAATAGTAGGTGTAGTAGTTAACACTAAGACATCTTCTCCTAATGCACTATATGTTCCTAATAACCGAGCTTCTAAATTGTTATTAAACAATGTTACTACCTCAGATATATTATTAACAGGCACACTTGTATATATATAATTTCCTACATTACTTCCGTTACACCTAGTAATTAGACTTGTGTAGTTTATAGGGAAAGATAATGATTGACTATTTGCAGTAACAGAATAATTAACATTATATAATACACGTGTTAATCTTTCTAATTGCTTAGAGATCTGCCAGAGTAATCCTGCTTTAGTACTAGACGGTTGCCCTATCTGTTTTGAAGGTATAGCCATGTTATTAAGCGATTTCGTATGTACCTGAAAGATCAAAATGACTAGTTACAGTTGTAGCACCCACTGGTGTATTATACTTCCAAGCTAGATCTGTTGTACTTCCTGAGTAATATAATTTATGAATAGTTGTACTAACTGCTATATCTGTTATACCAGCAACGTGATATAATGCAGATCCTGTTACTTGATGTAATGAACCATCAGCTTGACGCATTGTTTGAGCAGATGGAAAAGGTAAGGTAAATTGATACTGTAAGGTACCAAAGTTTGTACAACCAGAAAAGTCTACGTATATTCTAAAATAGCAAATCTTTGGTGTTATCATAGTGTATGACGCGGTTGCTGTAACACCAGCTAATGTTCCAGAAACATCTGTAAACCCTGGATTAAATGATTGCGCAACAGGAGGAACATATCCAGCAATGTTAGCTGCAACGCCTGTCAGACCTTCCAATTGTTTAGAGATCTGCCACAACAGATTTTCTTCTGTTCCCCAACCTGTTTGTTTAGATGGTATAGCCATGTTATTAATTAATTAGTTTGTTGTTACTGTGCAACCTCTTGCTTGAAGTGTTGCTACATCTAAAATTCCTTGTCCTGTTGGAGCAGCATTAGTTCCTCCTTGTAACTCTAAGGTTTTGCCAGAACCAAATTCTGTTGTTCCATTTGTGCCATCTAGACTAACTAGTAATGCTAATACATTATTTACACAAGTTTCTGTTAATGCATTATTGCTTAAATATACAGTAGAACCCCCTATAGTTTTTAATGTACCAATAACACCTATGATTGCTGATGTTAAATAAGGATTATTATGTAATTCTATACTGTTTGCTGAATCATAAGTGACAACTGTTGAAACATCTACTGTAGTTATTTGACTGTACCGTATCTTTAGCCTCTCGAAATAAGTTACGCTAGGAAAATTAACACTTGTAAAATCTGAAAGCGTTGGTGATTGACCTTCATTAGATGTACGGAAATATATACGTGTTGCTAAAGGTGCTGATGCAGATATCAAAGGCGTAGGATAACTAGTTCCTCTATAATCTTGCCAGATTAAATCAGTAGCATTAGGAGCATTTAAATTTGTTATTCCAGTAGAACCAGAATCATCACCAATTTCTACGGTAATATAATTATTAGGAAATGTACCTGTTGTAAAATTAGGAAGACCATTCATGTATACCTTTCCTGGCCAAAGTGTATTACTTAATGTTAATGTTGTAAAAGCAGGTAAGTTAACTAAATTAAGTTGGCCAGCATTTGTATAATTAGGAAGACTTACAGAAGTTAAACTGTTACAACCTGTAATAGATATACCACCATTAGTTGCATTGTCTATTAATGGTGCACTAAATGACGTTAATGCATCACAATAATAAATACTCATAGCTCTTATATGTATGAGCGATGGTATATTGATAGTAGTTAAATCAGAACAAGTATCTATTGTAAATGTATCTGCATCTATTCCACAAGTTACTAATGAAGGAAGATCTAATGTTGTTAGTCCAGTAACGTGATTTAGCATAAAGTTACTAGTTGATTCTAACAATGGAAGATTTAAACTATCTAGTCTAGAATATTCAATCTGAAAACTATTAGTACCAAAACCATATGACGGAGCTGTAGTTGTAACTAATAATGGAAAATCTAAATTAGTTACATTAGTAGAGTCATTTAATGAGAAACATGGTTTGTCAGTACCAGCATTCTTTGTAGATAGAGAAGTTATTAAAGGAAAACTAATACTTGAATTACTTGCACAATTCCTTATTTCTACATAATCACCAATACTTGTTAATGCAGGAAAATTAATATCAGAAGGTTTGCCCTTTATAAACAAATGCCCATCCATACCTGTTAATAAAGGAAAATCAAATTCTACATAATAAAAATTAATATCCCCTGCAATATAGTCTAATAAAGGTGCATTGATAGGTATAATATGACTTCCGTTCTCGTAAGCAGTTATACTAAATTGTCCACCAAGTACTTTAGTTAATACAGGAAATCCCACTAAATTTAAACTACTACTTCCTGGAATACTAATACTTCCAAGCAATACTGCATCTGGAAAATTAATAGATGTAAGTGACGTATTAACTGTATTATTCTCACTAGGTATATTAATAACCGCACCGTATGTACTTGCTACAGTTTTAGTAGAATTTGAAATAGGAATATCACTAGGGTTTACAAATAAAGTAAAACCAAGAGTCATTTCTTCAAGAGTTCCTCCAACAGTATATGTAACTGTGGGACCTATACCAGGATTAGGACTTGTACCAGATGTACCTGCTGTACCAGCAGATCCAGCAGATCCTATACCACCGCTTATTCCTGAAGTTCCATTAGTACCAGCAGATCCTGTTCCTCCACTTATTCCAGATGTACCAGATGTACTTGACCCACCTGAACCACCACCTGATGTACCACTTGTTCCACCAATTGCCACAATAGCATTTATATCCTCAATAAGCTTATTAAGGTTTGCTAGCTTTGCAAGTTCAGCATCTCCTACGAGTCTACCGATATCTCTTCTTGCTGTGGAAGGTGTAAAATAAGGTATCATATAACAAATATATTATTGTTTTAACAAACTCTGTTAGGATTGTTAAAATATAGATTAATGATTTGCATTAGTAACTCTAACTAAGTTAGTTATACTAATGTATTATCGTCCTTGTCCTCTATACTTTTTCTTACTAGGAGTAGCTTTGGGGCCAAATGTCTTTTGATGCTTACCTTTACGTCTCACACCAAACACAATCTTCTTAGATTCTGTAGAGCCTTTTGCCTTTGCCATTATTTCTTATCTTTAATAGCTTGAATAATTGCTTGAACTTGTGGAGAGGTTCCTGTTACAGGAGCGTTCTCTGGGTTGAATGGATATGCCATATTAGTCTTGGAAAATAGTTGGAGGCGTAATAAAGTTTGGAATTAATAATTCATAATCATAACAAACTAGTCCGTTCACTACACCACCATCTGTATTACCATGAATTACAAGAGCATAATTAAATGAACCGTCTGGTTGAGGGTTATCATTATAAGGAAGTAGACTAAGCTTTAATTCAAATACAGACGAAGGGGCTCCATTATTATCTAATATTCCAGCGTGTGCTAATGGAGTAGATATAACCTCACCATCTATAGTTACTTGAAACATTCCTGTAATACTTCCTGGAAAAATACCAGGACTACCCATTCCACCTTCTGTAAAATTTAATGTACACAAATACTCTTGGAAATCTGAATCGGGACTAGTGATTAACTGTATGCCTTTGATATGATATGAGATGAGCTCTACGCCATCTGTATATGTAAACTTAGGACCAGCTGTAGTTAATCCAGCAGGTGGATACCAATCAAATGGAATACCTGTAGGAGATGAAGATGTTACATCTAGTTGGTTAATGTCTCTAACCAATTGGTTCAATTGTCCCACCTTAGCAATCTGATCATCAGTTTGTTTATTGATCTTAGGATTTACTGGACGAGGAAAGTTTTGTATCATTATTATATATTTTTAAGTTGAAAGTGCATACCATCCATTCTCTCCCATTCTCCACCCCAATCAAAGCCTGCATCTGTAAAACATTTAACAAACCCAGATGAAAGCTTGGGTACTTGATTAAGTTGATTCTCAAAGGCATTGACATCAATAGCAATACCCCATGAGTGTAATGACATAGATGATAGCCCACGCATTTTACGAATATTAAAACATCCATCCCATGTCTTAAGCTCTTTTACATGCCCTGTCTCTATAAGATTTTTGAACGCCTGTGTCAAAGGCTCCACCATATCTTTATTACAAAATATCTTCTTAGGTATTACACCTATTTCTAATTCTGTAGGAACATCCCACAACAACATGTTCTTGTTTTGTGTAGCAAGAAGATCGGGCTGTCCATACTTTTTTAATGCTTGTGTGCTACTTACCATTATTCTTTTTCTTAACTGCTGTTGCTAGCTTTTCTAAGTTTTTCTTTTTTGCAATAGCTTCTTTTTTCTCTTCAGAAGGTTTGATAACAATTTGTGCTTTGATACCACAATCTTTGCAAAACAATCCTTTAACAAAATCAATTATTTTTTTCATCGTAGCTTTATTTTAAAATATGTATCTATACCGTATATAATACCACCGTTAGTATTAATCATTACACTAGGACTAAAGATATTATCTTTCTTATCTTTATACAGCAATGAAGCTCGTAGTCCTATTGTACCTAATGTTTGTGTAGCGTTAGCACCTATTCCTAAATACACCTGGCGTGTTGGTGGAGCAAGGATAGTATTGGTTACATATACAGAGTCAATTCTTTTAGGAATACGTAGATTGAGCTCATAACTTCTTTTACCCAACCTATTAAACTGTGTAGTGTCATGTATAATGATATTACCTAATGTATCTAAGTTTAACTTATCCTCATATACATTCTTAGATAGATGCTCAATAACAAGTCGTTGGTATTGTTTCTTTAGAGCTACATAGTTTGTATCAGGTAGATACTGTGGAGGTAGAACTTTACCAGGAACTACTCTTGTTACTATCTTAGGATCTGTGTAGACTGTGTCATGTACTGGTACATAAACTATCTTTGTTACTACCACTGTGTCTTTTTTTGTGGTGTCTACACTAGGAGTACATGCTCTTTGCATGATGATGATTGCCATAAGCACTCCTATTATACCTATCGTTACATAGTTTTTAATTTGGTAATTTCTCATTCTGTAATTGTTGGTTGTTTAATTGTTGTTGAATATGTAGTTAGTGTAAGTAGTGCAGCAATAAGTCCTGCTTCTATTCCTAATAGCATAGCCACATCTGCATATGACTTACCTACTTCCCATTTATGTATTGCGTAATTAGTATTGTTAATAAAATCTGTAACCAATGCAATAGCGAACACTCTACGGATAGACGGCTTACCATCCTTACCTATCCACATGTTCTCTATATACTTAAATATCTTGACTATCCACGTCTTCATCTTCATCTCTATTCATTATTGCAACTGGCCTAATCTTTAAATCTTTAGGAGGGAAATCAATAGGAAAAGGTACTTTATATGTTGTAGTCTTATATACCTCACGTTCTAGGTTATCTATACGTGTCTTATCTATATTTGATTGAGCCATCAAAGCTTTTACATCAGCTTTTATTTCATTAACGTCATTCCAAATCATCATACCCAATGCGGATATTAACGCTGGAAATAACCAGCTTTTAAATTGATCGTAAGTAAAATTAGCCATTGCGCATAGTAGAAAAAACAATAACATCCCTACCCTTTAGAAGGATTGAGATGCTATTTAGTTAACAAAAAAATTCATGAAGTGTAAAAAAGCAAAAGACTTACCCTGGTACGCAGTTGATAACTTAAGCGTGGTAAGTACTGTTGTAACAAATATCTGTAATTCTTATCACTTATGCAAATAAATTTTTAATTAATATACTTTATATGATTTTTCTTCTACAAAATCAGATCCGTACTTAATATTTATTTCTTTTTTAATAGCAGCTCTTCGATCGTTCGTAAAGTAAACATCTCGTGCAAGCTTGATGAATTCTTCATCAAATTCACGTAATCTTTCCTTCTCTCTAATAGCATCTTCTATATGCCAGAGTTGAATGTTTACATGACATAATTCATTATACAGCTTGTCAATTAGTATCTCTGCAGGAAACAGTTCAATCAATGCACTGAGTTCTTTCTGAACATTAGCTAGCTTAGTTTCATCAGTGATCTTCTCATTCTTAATAACTAGGATGCTGATCTTATCAGCTACTTCTCCTGTACTAACTTCTATATACATGTCTTGTTTTTTTATACAAATATATTTAACTTTGACCAAACCAACAAATACATGAGAAGAGGAACTAGACTTACTAGTATACAAGGTAACCCTATGATTATTTTTGAGGGTCCTGAGTTTATATCAGACGATATAGTTAAGTATAATAACTTTTGGGAATTTGAAATATTCAATAGATGGAAACATCATTTCCCTTCTACAGGACTAATGTTAGACATTGGTGCTAACATAGGTGCACATTGTGTACAATTCAAACACCACTTTCCTGAGCTAAATATCATAGCTTTTGAAATTCATCCAGAAAACTTTGCTTTATTAAAACAGAATACAGATAGGTATTCTGATGTAGCCGCACTTAATGTAGGTGTAGGTAGTAGAACATCCCTTGTGCATTTTGATGATGGACATTACTCAAATAGTGGTGTTGTAAGAATTGTTCAATATGGACATAATAGAAATATAGTCTTAGCTTTAGATGATCTTCATTTAGATGAGCATGTTGAATTCATTAAGATAGATATAGAAGGTCATGAGATGTCTGCATTTGAAGGTATGTTAAAGTTGATTGATAGAGATGCACCACTTATCTGGTTAGAAGATAATACAAACACTGCAGTGAATTTTCTAACAGGATTAGGATATGAAATAATTGAGAGAAACGATGAGACAGTTGACTTCTTAATGAGAAAATCATGAAACCTGTTTGTCTTAATCTTAGTGAATGTCCTGCTCTAGGTGATCTTATCTGTGCAACGCCTACGATAAGAAAGCTAGCTGAATCATACGGAAAGAAGATAACTGTGGTGAGTCCTATGCCAGAGTTGTTCAAGAAACTACCATACGTAGAGGCTAGTTATAAACATACATCAATTGACTGGGGTTACTTCAATGATAATTATATCATGCATAACTCTTTCTATCTGGTAGGTAAGAAAGATGAGCGTGGTGTAGAGATGAAGCATAATACCATGGACATACGTCAGTTCCATGCTATACATTTAGGATTTATGTTACGTAAGAGTGAGATGAAATGTGATTACATTCCTCTCACAGACTTTGAGATGGAACTCCCTGAACATTATGTATTGATACATCCTGTAACCACATGGGCTAATAGAACATGGCCAGCAGATAAGTGGATGGATTTAACAGAGAAGCTTAATGCTGCAGGTATACATGTCATCAGTATAGGTAAGGATAGTAGTGAGACTGGGTTCTTTAATGTAGAAAAACCTGCATTCAATTTTGAAATACCATTAGGTATGAACCTAATGAACAAGACCAGTATATCTGATTGCTGGCACCTCATCAACAAAGCTTCATGTTTTATTACAATGGATAGCGGACTGCTACATCTAGCAGGTACAACACGCAGTGAGATCATTCATCTAGGATCTGCACTATCTCCTGAATTTAGAATACCTTATAGGGCCAATGGTCAGACGTATCGATACCACTATGTAGAGGGATCGTGTGATCTACATTGCTGCTCCAATATGAAGTACGCCCTTGAGTATTGGCCCACTATAGATTATGTGCAGCCACTCATTGGATGTTTAGAAAACAAAGAAACGTTTGAGTGTCAACCAGACGTAGATAGAGTGTATAACCTTGCAAAAACAATAACATGTCACGAAAAAGGCTCTTAATAGTATCTCCTCATTTCTCTACAGGAGGAGCGCCACAGGTAACTTTAAATAAAGTAGAACTACTCAAGGATCATTTTGATATCATGGTAGTTGAGTATGCATTCATTGCATGGAAGTATGTAGTACAGCGCAACAAGGTGATTGATATCCTTGGTGATAATTTTAAATCATTAGGAGATAACAAGGGAGAGCTTTTAGATTTTATTGAAATCTTTAATCCTGATGTCATCTCTATGGAAGAGTTTCCAGAGATGTTCATGGACAATGATCTTACCAGAGAAGTGTACAGTGGAGATAGAACCTATCGTATTGTAGAAACTACACATGATAGCTCATTCAATCCTGATCATAAGAGATGGATGCCAGATGAGTTTGTGTTTGTTAGTGCATACAATGTATTCAAGTATGCTCATCTAGAAGTACCAATGCGTGTTATTGAGTATCCTGTAGATACTATTGTACGTTATCCAGAACAAAGAGATTATAAACATGTAGTAATTGTAGGATTGTGGACACAACGTAAAAACCAAGGCTATGCTATTGAGATGGCTAAGCATCTTGTAGACTATAATATAAAGTTTCACTTCTTAGGTAATCAAGCTGGTAACTTTGAAAGCTACTGGAAACCATTAATGAAAGATCTACCAGACAACTGTTTAGTTCATGGAGAAATAGATGTAGTAAGTAAATGGGTGAGTGAGTCTGACATGTTCTTATTTCCATCTAAAGGAGATAGAGGTAACAAAGAGCTTAACCCTATTGCAATCAAAGAAGCATTATGCTATCCTGATCTACCTAAGATGATGTACAACCTAGATGTGTATTGTAATAAGTATAATGATTATGATGACGTCACCTATTTAACTGGTAACGTTAGTAATGATATAGCTGCTATGAAAGAAATATTAAACTTAGAATTAATTAATAAAGAACTAATCGTTATAGGAACATATCCTGATACTAAGATTAGAGAAAACTTAACTATTGCATGTATAGAAAGCGCTAGGAAGTTAGGTAGACCAATTATGTTAGTAAGTCATTATCCTGTAAATCCTGATGTACAGAAGCTGGTAGACTACTACATTTATGATGAGCATAATCCTTTGACACATCATAGCTACTATAATAGATTCACTCGCAGTCAGGAAGACTATAGTGTAGAGATGCGCATTGAAGGACCTACCAATCAGTCATTAACAGTACTAACTAATTTAATTAATGCAGGTAAAGCAGCTAAAGTGTTTGGTTTTACTAAGATGTTCTATGTAACATTTGATCATGTAATAGATGAAAGAGATTTTAATGTCATCAATAATAACTTTAATAAGTTAGATGAAGAATGGAAAGCTGTATTAGCTACATTGAATACGCCATTTGGTAAAGGTATACAAACTAATTGTATGTTCTTTAATACAAACTTTATTAGTAAATTATTAGATGATGTACGTACACCTGAACAATACAATTCATTATGTGAGTATATAGGATGTCATAACTTCTTAGAAGATTACATGATGAAGAAGGTAGAGAGAACAGATGGTATATGGGTAGAACATCCTGAAGAGGAAACATTCTTAGTACATACAGGCGAAGGCAAGTCTTCTAATAGTGAGTACATAGGTATTGTTAGATGTGAAGAAGACAATCGTAACTACTTCTATTTCTATACATACAATGAGACTGTTCCTTACTACAAGATGAGATTGTTAAATAATAAGAGAGAGTTCTCAAGAGAGCTAGATCTTAAGTATAAAGAATCATATCTACGACTAGATGATGATATTGTTACAGTGAGTTTAGAGTTGGTGGAAAACCAAACCACAAGAGAGTTTTCTGTAAACGATATAAAAGGAACTATAAAGATATTAACAGGATCTGAACCAGCTCCTAAAACAAATAGACCAAAGATTAAATTAGTACACATACAAACTACATTAAATGATGACAGAGAACAATTATCAAGAGCGTCGTTGGAGCAAGTACAAGATTATGGATGGGAGTACATCTTGCACACGAACGAGCCTTATCGTAGCCTCCCACCCATCCATAACTGTAACAGGCCACAAGCAGTCTCTATGGAGTTATTCGATGAAGCTACAGTCAGAGAAAGAAGCACAGCTCTTACGCCAGCACACTACGGTTGCTATTCAGCCTTCAAAGAAGCTATCCTAGGTGAGTTTAGTGAATGTGATTATCTAATAGTGTGTGAAGGAGATTGCATAATTGAGGTAGATGTAAACAAATTTGTTTACATGGTGGAAGAATGTGCCACAAAGCTAGAAGCTAATAATATAGGATTCATGTCATTTGGTGACAAAGATACCTTAGACTTTGGCTGGCCACAGAGTCCTGTAGTGAAAGAAGTGAATGAAGACATGTATGTTACAAACCATCTTATAGGTATGCAATGTATTATGTTCCCTAAGTTTGTTAAGAACTATTTAAAAGATAAACTAAGAACACATCCTTGGGATGCTGCAGATATTTATTTTAATAACATTTTTCGTGGTAGTGGATATGAGATGGGCATTGTACACAATCGTATCACTACACAAGCAGATGGTTACTCATTAATAGATCAGCAGTTTAAAACATTTAGAAAGTAATATATATGGTAGATGTAATTTGTCTTACTAAAACAGATGCAGAAACTTATGAGATGGTATGTAGAACATTGTTCACATTACGCTATACGGATAAGGCTCATAAATTTAACATTATATTAGTAGAATCAGGAGAGACTTGGGACTATTCTAAATATGTAGATAGCTACGTTATCTCAAAAGAACCTTTTGGATATAATAAATATATCAATATAGCAAGTAGGTATTGTAGTAATGACTGGGTGGTTATTATAAACAATGATCTATTGTTTGAAAAGAATTGGTTCACTGAGATTGTAAATGTACATACTGAAAGACCAGACATTGAATCATTCACGCCTAGAGATCCTATACTGTATGCTAGATTCTATGACCATCATTTTATGTATGGTGATGATACATACTATGAAAGTTATAAAGTTACAGAGTTCTTAGGTGGCTGGTGTTTTGTAATGACTAAAAGAGTATTTGATCTAGTATGTCCTTGGGATGAAAACTTTGATATGTACTATCAGGACAATGACTATGCTAGAGTAATAGAGAGTAAAGGCATAAAGCATGCATTAGTAAGACATTCATTAGTTAGTCATCTTAAATCATTAAACATAGTAAATCTTAATGATTCTGCAATTATTAAAATGCGACAAGGAGAACAAAAATATCTAGACAAATGGGAAATGAAAATTAATAAAGAAATGAAATATAAGATAGTACAAGTGGCCACTGGCCTAATCACTATCCCACCTAATGGTTGGGGAGCTGTAGAACGTATCATCTGGTCATATACAGATAGACTTAGAAGACTTGGCGTAGATGTAGAGATACAACAATGGAATGAAGTAACAAAGCAAGAGAACCAACTCGTGCATTGTCATATGGCTAATACAGCTCTTGACATGTTAGCCAAAGGTATACCATATGTATACTCTCTACATGATCATCATGCTGAATACTATGGGAAGGACAGTGGCGTATACCACAATAATCTAGCAGCTATCAAAGGATCTGTGTTTTCTATATGTCATAGTAAACACATCATTAATTACTTTGATGATACGGATAAGTTATTCTTCCTATCTCATGGAGTAGATACAGAATTCTTCAAACCTATTCTACCAGATGTGCGTGAAGATAAGAAGCTATTAATGATCTGTAACAATGGACTAGCAGGTGATAGCACTATTGATCGTAAAGGATTCAGGATAGCAATAGCTGCAGCTAAGTGGTTTAAGTTACCTATTACTATTGCAGGTCCTGAGAATAACCTAGAGTTTTTTAAGGGTCATCCAGATCTATTAGACTATGAAAAGTTAACTTTAAAGTGTACAAATCCTACAGATGCAGAAACACTAGAGCTTTATCAAACACATAGTATATTCATGGCTCCATCATTCTTAGAGTATGGCCATCCTAACCTAGCCATTCTAGAAGCAATGAGTTGTGGATTACCAATTGTTGGTACATGTAATGCAGAGGTTCCTGGTATGTATAGAATGTCAGAAGTAACAGAAATGGAAGCAAGAAAAGGACTAGCAACATTAGATAGAGGGTGGTTTAAATATTACACTGATCAACTAGAACATCGTGAAGAGTATGATTGGAGTGTGATATGTAAGCAATTAAAGAAGATGTACGATGCTGCAGGAATTATTAATAAGAGATGGACAAGTGAAGATACAACTAAAGCTTATATAGAAACATATGTTTAATTATAACTTCCATAACATTGATGGTTTGTACTTTGAAATTACAGACTGTGATGAAGATTATACATGTACATTTGTTGAAGAGATTGATGGTGAACGTAAAGAACACTATAGTACAACTCTTAGTAAGAATACATGGATGAAGTTTCCTATACGTTACATTGGTAACTTCTTTTTGGAAGCTAGGAACAGTAAGGGTGTATTGAAACGTCGCATAAGCTTCTTACAACATCTTAAAGATAAACGTGTGTTCATTGCATTTGGTAGCAGCTCCTTAGGAGATACTATTGCATGGATGCCATATTGTTTAGAGTTCAAAAAGAAGTATCAGTGCGATGTTATCGTGAGCACATTCAAGAACTTCTTGTTTGAAAGTATGTATCCTGAACTTGAGTTTGTTCAACCAGGGCAGGTGGTATATGATATTGTAGCTATGCCAGACTTAGGATGGCATTGGGATAGTAATAAAGAACCTGTTAATCCTGTAACGATACCATTACAGAAAGCCGCATGTAATATTCTACATCTACCATACAAGGAGATGAGACCAAGGATAATTGATCTACCAGGATTATTACTGGAAGATGAAAAGTATATCTGTATATCTACAAAAAGTACATCTCAATGCAAACATTGGGATAAGTGGCCAGAACTTATACGTAGGCTAAAAGATCAAGGATATAGAGTGATTGAATTATCACAAGAGGCAGATGATTATGGTGCAGAGAAACTAGAAGATACATCTCTAGAGAGCGTCATTAATCATCTTAATGGATGTGACTTCTACATAGGACTAAGTAGTGGTATTAGCTGGTTGGCCTGGGCATTAGAAACTATTGTTGTAATGATAGCTAACTTTACAGAAGCTAATCACGAGTTTGAATGCATCCGTATAGAAAACAGAAGTGTATGTAATGGATGTTGGAATAACCCTAAATTCAGATTTGATAAGGGTAATTGGAACTGGTGTCCTGAACACGAAGATACTCCTAGACAGTTTGAATGCCATAAGAGTATCTCCGTAGAAGATGTAATGGTTAAACTACCCTTTATTAAAAACAGTTAGGATTTGACCCTTAGCAATAATATTAATTGCGTCAGTCTCTCTAATGAAGTTTTTAATAAGTTCTTGATCAGAAGAATCTAAATCAACAATCTCTCCCTTGTTGAGAGCTAATGATATTTCCCATATTTTAAGAGCATCTCCTTTAGGTTGTTGAACTAGTGCGTTTGCTAATACTTTTCCTGCATTAGCATTCTCGATCTCTATACCATCTAGGTTAACCAAGTTGAAGTTAAAATTTAATTTCATAATAATGTCTGTTAGTTTATGCAAATGTATATAATGTTTTAAATATTTGCAATACGTTACCAAGGAATAGGTAAACTAACAATAGATGGTTGTAATTCATCTTGAATCTTACCATCTAATGATGCTTTCATTGCTTCTACATTTATAGAACTATTTAACCATCCCTCTACAACTTCTTTTGTTAAAGACTCATATGGAACATAATTTTGTTGAGCAGGGTCTGGTTCAAATGCTTGCAACCCATATTCTTCTTTTGTTATTGTACCATCTGTTGCTACATATTTCCAATGGCAACGAACAACATAATCATTTATACTACCAACTTGAGGCATAACTTCTAATTTTGAAATAATCCATTCGTAAGTATTCATATTATTTATTATTTATTATGCTGATGTTATAGTTTGCCAAGCAGTTGTATATACACAAAGCTTGTTTAATGTTGTGTCATAAATAACTAATCCAGCAGGAGGTGTTCCAATAGCATTCTTTTGTGTGGTAGTCATTCTTGGGAATAGCACACCCTTAGTTGTAGAGTCAATCTGTAATTGTGCTGCTGCATTAGCACTTGTTCCTCCAATTATATGTACTCCATAAATCAACGCTAACGTAGTTGAACTATTACCAATTACAGTTGTGTTAGAACCAAGTCCAACACTACCATATCCAATAACAATTTGGTTAGTTTGTGAGTTTCCAAGAGGAAATGCACTCCATCCAATAAAAATAGAATTACTAGCATTTGTTACATTAGCTGCTGAACCAGAGGTAAGTGAACCTGCTAGATATCCTATTCCAATATTATTGTCTCCAGTAACAAGATTTTGAAGTGCACTAGATCCAGAAACTGTATTATATGAAGCTGTTGTAATAGCAGTTAATGAAAAAGCTCCAATACTAGTATTATGTAGTCCTGTAACAGATGTTATTGTATCTCCAAGCATAGCTTGATTTCCAACAGCAGTATTATAATCTCCAGTATTTATATAATATCCTGCTTGACTTCCAACAAAAGTACCATAATTTCCTTTTGTAGTAGTTCCAGCACTCCATCCAATTGCAGTATTTTCACGACCTTGAATATTTGATTGTAATGCAATTGCTCCTAATGAAGTATTATAAATTCCACCAGTATTAGATTGTTGAGAACCATATCCAATTGCAGTACATCCGTCTGCAATCTGATTTGATGATAAAGCATATGATCCTAATGCAACAGTTTGATTAGCAGTCAGAATCGTTTGTCCTGCTTGATATCCTATTGCTATATTGTCTGCAGCACTTGCTGCATCTGTTCTTATTTCAATAGGATTTAATCCTGCTGAAGAAGTAAATGATATAATAGGACTCAATGTATTACTTCTTGCTCCTACAGTAAAAGCAGAAATTGTTCCACTAAAAGTTCCATTGGTAATAATAGATAATGTACCAGCAGCAATTGCAATTGCACCAGCATATTGAGTGGATGTTCCTACTGGAAAATTAAGTGTTAATACATTACCACCAATAATAATATCCATACTTTTTGGAGTACTAGTGACCGTTGCTGTAACAACTACTGTATAAAGTACATCAACTGTTGCAACGGTACTATTAGTCATTGTACCTGCACTAATTGCAACTGTCCAGTTTGGATAAGTGCCTGTCCAACCAGTAACCCCTGTCGCCCAACCAGTTGCTACTGTATTTGTTACTGTAGGAGTTTCTCCTGATGAATTTCCTCTAACAATTGATTGTCCAGTTACATTCAACTTATATGATGCTCCTGTAGTGGTACTACCTAAAAGAAGGTTACCGTAAATTGCTGTATCAACAGTAGAACTATTTCCAAGTACGGTTGTATTAGAACCTAGCCCCACTGCACTTGTTCCAATTACAATTTGATTAGTCTGCCCACTTGCAAGAGGATACGCAGCATATCCAATATATATCGAGTTAGTATTAGTTGCAGCAACAGTAACACCTCCTGATATATAAGATCCAGCTTGAAAACCAATTGCAGTGTTGTTTCCTCCACTTGTATTATTTGCAAATGCATAATATCCTATAGCAACATTATTAGATGTACTATTTGCATTTTGCATTACTAATGAACCTATGCCTACATTAAAACTTCCTGTTGTTATAGTTTGCATACTATTAGCTCCAATAGCAACAGAGTTAGCTGCTGAAATAGAAGCCGTCAGTGAATAGTATCCAATAGCAGTATTGTATTGTTGTGTTACACCGCCTTGTCCCCCATACAACGCTCTTTCACCTATTGCAATATTAAAGGTTCCACTAATGTTATTGTATAACGAGGATTCACCAATTCCAATATTGGTACCAGCTTGATAGCCAAATGCACCACTGTTGTATCCAATGTACATACTATTTGATCCACCTTGACTTCTTGCATTTCTGAATTCAATTAGACTTGTACTTGCTAAGTTTGATACAATGACAGGAGGGACACTTGCTGTAGCAACCTTGATACTTAATACAATCGTACCTACAAAAGCAGTAGTAGGAGTTAAGTTGTTTGTTGTAGTTGCTGTTGGATAATGATATATGGTAGTAGTTCCATTTCCACTTATAGTTGTAACTAAACTACCTACGTTCACTTGACATGTACCACTACCACTATAACCACTACAGGTTATAACAACTTTATAAACAGTTAGTGTACTTGGTGTAAAGTTTAATGTTTGTACTGTTGTTCCTGATGAGTGTGTAAAACCAGTAGCCCAGGCTGTTCCAGTCCATCCTGTAGCTGCAGTAGCAGTAGATAATAATTCAGCACCTGCAGCAACTGGAGCATCACTTGGACTTTGAAATGTTTTTTGTGCAGTGATGGTTTGAACTGTATCTAGTGTAACACCACTAGCACCAGATACTGAAGCCCATGTGTTGTCACCACGAAGATATGTGGTGGAAGAAGGAGTTCCTGTAGCAGTTAAATTAGATATACCAACAGACGTAAGATAATCTGTACCAGCAGTAGCAGCTACAAGTACTCCTGTAGAGTTTGCTTTTAACATAGCAGAGGTTACAGATGTTTGCTTTACACTACCTGCCAACTGTACCTGAGTACCAGCTGAGGTATCAACTGTAACGTAATTGATTAATTCCGCTAAATCTTTATTCTTAGTCATGTTCTAAAATTATATCTGTTTCTGGTAATCTTATTATCGTTTCTTTAAATCGACAATCATATCAGCCACAACATTCCAGTATTTATCAATACTGAAATTCCTTGTTTCTTCATTCTTGTTTGGTATACTTGGGTCTTGCCAAGTATAAAAAATATTAAATTCAAAGTCACACTTAATAGGATAATGGTCAAGCTTGTTGACTTCTCTCCAATTCTTATCCCAATACAAATAAGATGTCTCACCAATAGGTGGAAACTTATGTGTGGGATCTTGAATAGCTCTTACAGATTTGTAATAAGGATGGATAGCTCTAATCTTTCCGCCTTTCTTCAATATCCTATAGCACTCATCAAAGAACTTCATTCTCTCAAACCCATCTAAGTGTTCTATGAAATGAGATGTATGTATTGCGTCAACTGATTCATCCTCAATAGGATATGGAAATACAGTTAAGTCGTGTACAATATCTACGCCTTCACAGTTAGCTATATCCAAACCAATCACTTTAGTGGGAGTGACTTGCATATTGTTTGTAAAGAACTCTATAGTTGCTTTGTTTTGTCCGCAGCCTAAATCAACTGCAATAACTTCTTCTAATTGTTCATTCATTGGTTTATATTTGTTGGTTTACCACATTTGATCTTCATTCACATCATAGTGACCTACCTTTACTCTTGAGTCACATGCAAACTTATATCCAAGTTTACCTGCCTCTTCAAAGAACTTTAGGTCCTGTGTGTATCCTTCCACTCCTTTACCTTCTGTATATCTTTGAACTGTTTCAAAGAAAGGTTTAGGCATCTTAGGGTTCTTAAACATATCTAGTTTGAATAGAGTAAAACCCATTCCTAATCCGTTACATCTTGTAACCGTATCAGGATCAGGCATAAATGGCACAAAGTTTACTGGAAACACTTTAGGATTTCCGTAACACATTGGTTTACCTTCTATACCTTTAGTCCAATACAATCCACCAATGGCATCATACTCATCCATATGTTCATACAACTTAATCAATCCATCTGGTGGAGGACAATTGTCTTCCTCTAGAGTCAAGATGTATTTCCATTTAGAAAGTTCTGGATGTAGAAGTATCTGTTCTATAGTTTGACTATAGGCAGCACCCACTTCCATACCGATTGCAAACATCCTTATGAACTTTTGGTTCATTGATGACATTAGTCCCATCCACGATTGAACCACCTTAGCAGAAATCATTCCTCTGGTTGGTACAATACAGATTGTAGATAAGTCCCTGTAAACATTCTTTTGGGCAAGGTCTTCATAACGTTGTTCGTTGTGAAAACCTTCGAACCCATGCATTACAATTTGTGGCTTTATATCACTCATATATTTAGTTTGCAACTAAGATAGACAATTGTTTCCAATTATTCAAATAATATTATGCTAGTCTTATTAACTGGAAAGGGAATCTTAAGTTAGATGCTGCTGTTGATATTTGACTTAAACCTACTGAAGCACTTGTTGCACCTACAGCACTTGCTGAATAAACTCCTACTCCTAACTGAATTGGGTTAGTAGAAGCAGTTGTACCCATTAAGTTATACGCAGCATTCTGTTGAGATACACCTATGTTGAAAAATTGGAAAGTAGCAGCACTTACAGCAGAACTTACTTGTGTAGATGCAGATGATTGTGTACTTCTTTGAATACCCATCCAATAATCTCCTAATGGCAATGATGCAGCAAAAGGAATATCAAAATGTTTAAATCCAGAAAATGCAGTTAAATCTCCAGTTCCCATATACATTTGAGCTGTAGCAGATTGTGTACTTGCAGATGCTGTTGCAGATCCTCCAATAACAGGATAACTTAAACTATGTCTTATTGTCTGAGCATTGGTTGCATTATAACTTAAACTAAAAGCATATGCCATACTTGCTGTAGCTTGAGTATATAACCCTAAAGATTCGGAACTTGCACCTGTACCCATTGTGTAAATATTAAAATACATAGTCTGAGATTGACTATATGCATAAGATAGAGTACTATTACCAGTAGCTGCTGTCAATGAAGAGAATGACATCTGCACAGGCATTCTAACATAAGAAGCACTTACGTCGTAAGGAAGGTTAAATGGTTGAAAATAATTAGAGGCAGCTCCAGCTAATTGTATAACTGCAGTACCTGGAAGTACTGGCATATTCTCATAATAAGACTGAACACCAGCTCCACCACCAGCAGCTGACGCTGTAATAGTGTTACTGTTTATACCAAATGATACACCATTAGCATTAGAGAATACAAGAGTAGATACACCTGTACTTGTAACACCACCAGCAGCAAATGCTACAGATAGACCACTAGATCCAGATGTTCCAGCTGTACCGTTGGTACCATTGGTACCACTAGTTCCAAAGGTACCATTTGCTCCTGATGTACCATTAGTACCTGAAGTACCTCCTGTACCATTACCACTAACACCAGACGTTCCTGCTGTACCAAAAGTAGTACCAGAAGTTCCGTTTGTACCATTACCACTAGATCCTGATGTACCTGATGTTGCAGTGTTAGCCATATATCCAATCAATGATTGGAACATATAAGCTTCTACAATATCATTAAGGATCACACCACTTGTTATAGTTACTGTTGTTCCACTAGTTGCATCATATTCAGCAGCTGTCAGTTTAACACCATTAACATACATATCTATCTGACCAGGAGTATATCCACCACTAATAGTAAATACACTTTGTCCTGATGTAGCAGTGAACACTTGTATAGTTCTAATAGCAGAACTTGTACCTGATGTACCACTGACTCCTGAGGTACCACTAAGTCCTGATGTACCGTTAGCTCCACCTGTTCCTTGTGCTCCACTAACTCCTGATGTACCATTAAGTCCTGAGGTACCATTAATTCCTGATGTACCACTTGCACCACTAGTACCGTTTGTACCTGATGTACCACCAGTACCAGTTGCTCCTCCAGCACCAGAAGTACCATTAGTACCACTAGTACTTGAAGTTCCTGATGTACCTGTTGTACCATTAGTTCCAGAGGTACCATTTGAACCATTTGTTCCTGTTGTACCACTTGTACCATTAGTTCCACCAGTTCCACCAAATCCTGATGTACCACTTGTAGCACTTGTACCACTAGTCCCACCAGTACCACCAGCACCTGAAGTACCAGTTGTACCGTTTGTACCACTTGTACCTGCTGCTCCACCACCACCTGATGTACCTGAAGTTCCATTAGTAGCTGATGTTCCACTTGTACCAGCAGCTCCTCCAGCACCAGATGTTCCGTTTGTACCAGATGTACCAGTTATTCCTGATGTTCCATTTGTACCTGATGTACCAGCAGCTCCACCACCACCTGATGTACCACTTGTTCCAGAGGTACCAGCAATACCGCTTGTACCATTTGTACCGCTTGTACCAGCAGCACCGCCAGCTCCTGACGTACCGTTTGTTCCTGATGTTCCTGTTGTACCAGACGTACCATTTGTACCACCAGTTCCACCAGCACCACTTGCACCAGATGTACCACTTACACCTGATGTACCATTTGTACCTGCAGTACCTGAAGTACCTGCAATTCCTCTGACACCTGCTAAAGTAATAGTCCAGGATGTAGCAGTAGTAGTACCTAAATTATAGTCAGCAGCAATAGCAAAAGATGTACCACCTGTGATTGTAACAATCCCTTCAAATAAGTTAGCTGCTGTATTAATAGCTCTCACTCTATCGCCTGTAACAAACGCACCTTGAGAGTTTGTAGTTAATGTTATTGTACCTGTTGAGGCTGGTGTAGCTGATGTAGTTGATGTAATATTAGCATATCCTACACCTGATGTACCATTAGTACCAGACGTTCCGCCAGTACCACCAGTACCACCAGCTCCTGATGTTCCATTTGTACCACTAGTTCCTGCTGCACCTCCAGCACCCGATGTACCATTGGTACCTGATGTACCAGTTATTCCTGATGTACCGTTTGTTCCTGAAGTACCTGCAGCACCACCAGCACCGCTAGTTCCATTTGTACCTGATGTACCACCAGTACCACCAGTACCAGTAGCACCACCTGCACCTGATGTACCAGAAATTCCAGAAGTACCATTGGTTCCTGAAGTACCTGCTATACCAGACGTTCCGTTTGTACCTGATGTACCTGACGAAGCAGAAGTTCCATTAGTACCAGATGTACCACTTGTTCCAGCAGCACCACCAGCACCAGAAGTACCATTGGTTCCTGATGTGGCACTTGTACCATTTGTACCAGAGGTACCAGCAGCTCCTCCTGCACCTGATGTTCCGTTTGTACCAGACGTAGCACTAGTACCATTTGTACCACTTGTACCTGCTGCACCTCCAGCACCAGATGTACCATTAGTACCAGATGTTCCACTAGTTCCAGCAGTTCCAGCAGCACCACCAGCACCTGATGTTCCATTGGTACCAGATGTACCACTTGTTCCTGCAGTACCTGCTACTCCTCTAACACCTGCTAAGCTTATTGTCCAAGAGGTTGCAGTGGTTGTACCAAGGTTATAATCTGCTGCAATAGCAAATGAAGTACCACCTGTAATAGTTACAATACCCTCAAATAAATTGGATACAGTATTGACTGCTCTTACTCTATTTCCTGTAACAAATGCTCCCTGAGAATTTGTTGTTAGAGTGATCGTACCAGTTGATGCAGGTGTTGCAGATGTTGTTGATGTAATGTTAGCATAACCTACACCTGCAGTACCTGAAGTTCCGTTTGTACCTGAAGTTCCGTTTGTACCAGATGTACCAGCAGCACCACCAGCACCCGATGTACCATTGGTACCTGATGTAGCACTAGTACCGTTTGTACCACTAGTTCCTGCTGCACCACCAGCACCCGATGTACCATTGGTACCTGATGTAGCACTAGTACCGTTTGTACCAGAGGTACCTGATGTACCAGCAGCTCCTCCTACACCAGAAGTACCATTTGTTCCACTAGTTCCAGCAACACCACTTGTTCCATTTGTACCTGAGGTACCTGCTGCACCACCTGCACCAGATGTACCGTTAGTACCTGATGTACCAGTTGTGCCATTAGTTCCTGATGTTCCTGCTGCACCGCCTGCTCCAGAAGTTCCATTGGTACCTGAAGTACCAGTTGTTCCATTTGTACCACTTGTTCCTGCTGCACCACCAGCACCTGAGGTACCATTTGTACCTGAAGTAGCTGATGTACCTGAAGTAGCTGATGTACCATTAGTACCACCTGCTCCTCCTGCACCACTAGTACCATTAGTACCGCTCACTCCACTTGTACCAGTTGTACCACTAGTTCCAGTGGTTCCTGCAGTACCTGTAGATCCTGTACCACCACTTACACCAGAAGAACCAGAAGTACCACTTGTACCATCAGCTCCACTAGTAGATGATGTTCCAGAAGAACCAGAAGTACCACTTGCTCCACTTGATCCATCACTTCCACTAGTTCCACTAGTTCCACTACTTGCACTTGATCCTGAAGAACCTGATGTACCTGTAGATCCAGAAGTACCTGAAGATGCTGATGTACCAGAACTTGCAGATGTACCACTTGTTCCCTCTACACCTGATATACCGCTTGTAGCCGATGTACCACTAGTTGCACTTGATCCTGATGATCCTGATGAACCAGAACTTGCTGAGGTACCTGATGTACCAGTTGTACCACTAGATGCTGATGTACCATTAGTACCTGAAATACCTGATGATCCACTTACACCACTTGTACCATTGGTTCCTGAAGTGCTAGAAGTTCCAGAACTACCAGATGATCCTGATGTTCCTGAAGGGGCATTGAATGTTGTTTGTACGTATGAATAGTAACTTGTACCCTCTGTATAGAATATTAAAGTATGTGGCTGATTGCTAGAATTGATTGCAACAACGTTAACATAAATTCTATCTGTTATGTTTAATGATTGAGCTGGTATAAATGTATCAGCATACACTTGTTGAACTACAGTGGTATTTAATGTAATCAATACATCATTAGTGGTTCCTAATAATGTGGATGTTCCTCCTACTGTGTATTTCCATACTTCATAATAGATGTTCCAATCTGAATTACTAGTGTTTGATAAGAAGTGAGCTGTAACTCCCCAGTTACCACCAGGGAGAGATGCAATTCCTGGAACATTACTATCTGTAGCAAAAGTTGCTAATGTTTGTGTTGTGTTACTTGGTACTGTTGTAGTGACAGTTTGTTGTGCGGCTCCTGAAGGAGTGCTACTTAATTGTTTATATGTAGGGCTACCAAAAGCAGATGATGTATTGATAGATTGATTCATGTAATATACCTGTCCACCAGATATACCTGATATACCACTTGTGGCAGATGTACCTGAAGTACCTCCTGTACCTGTAGCACCACCTGCTCCACTTGTACCACTAGTTCCAGTAGTACCACTAGTTCCAGTAGTACCTGCAGTTGCACTTGAGCCTGAACTTCCACTTGATCCAGAAGTTCCACTAGTTCCCATAGTACCTGATTCTCCTGAAGTACCACTAGATGCAGAAGTTCCTGATGTTCCATTTGAACCTGACGTTCCTGAAGATCCACTTGTACCTGAAGTTGAACTTGTACCAGAACTACCATCAGTTCCTGATACTCCTGATGTTCCTGTTAATCCAGATGTACCCGATACACCTGATGAACCATCTATTCCTGATGTACCATTTCTTGCACTTGTTCCTGATGAACCACTTGTTCCAGCATTACCACTAATTCCTGAACTTCCACTAGAGCCAGAAGATCCACTAGACCCTGACGAACCAGATGAACCTGACGATCCACTAGTACCACTTGTTCCATTAGCTCCTGAAGTACCTGCTGTACCATTAGTTCCTGAACTTGCACTTGTACCAGAAGTACCTGAAGAAGCAGAAGTACCGTTAGTACCAGCTGATCCTGAAGTACCTGAAGTACCGTTAGTACCACTAGTTCCTGTTGTACCTGAAGTACCATTTCTTCCAGATGTTCCGTTAGTACCAGATGTAGCACTTGTACCTGTTGTTCCATTAGTACCACTTCTACCTGAGGTACCTGTTGTACCATTAGTTCCTGAAGTACCATTTATACCACTAGTTCCATCTCTTCCTGAAGATCCACTAGTACCTGATGAACCATCACCACCTGCAGCACCTCCTAAGTTAACAGTCCAAACACTATATGTACCTGAACCAACAACATTATCTGGTTGAGGTGCTAAGAATGTCATCACCCCAGTGGCACTATCATAACTAACAAGTTGACATTCTTGATAGTTATTATAATCATGTGAAATTAATAATAACTGACCAGGTGTATATGCTAACCCTATCTCAACAGTCAAGTTACCACCGTCTCCTAATGTAAGAGTATCTGTTGAGAATGTTCTAAATCTATCTCCTGCTGCTCCAGATGATCCTGAAGTACCTGCAGTACCTGTTCTTCCTGATGTTCCAGAAGATGCACTTGTACCAGATGATGCACTAGATCCACTAGATCCTGAACTACCTGAAGATCCACTAGATCCTGATGATGCACTAGAGCCAGATGTTCCAGAGCTTCCACTTCTACCTGAAGAAGCACTTGTACCTGTAGATCCTGAACTACCAGATGTTCCTGATGATCCTTGTCTACCACTTGTTGCAGAAGTACCTGAACTACCAGCTGTTCCACTTGTACCATTTGTACCGCTTGTACCTGTAGTACCAGAAGTTCCTGTATCAAAGTTACCTAATGTACCATCTCCTAATACCACTTGATGGTTTGTACCACCTGCAGTAATAAATGCTGCTGATTGTATAGGACCTTCAAGAGTTAATTTATAGTTTCCTGATATTGTTGTATCATGACTTAATGATCCACCAAGTCCTACAGGATCTCCTGGTGCTAATTGTTCAACACCATTGTAGAATATATATCCCACCATAGCGTCACCAAACGCTGCATCAATCTTCTGTATAACTACTTCTAAGTTATCATTAGTATTAACACCTGTGTATACTAAATTTCTCCCTTCGTAAAATACGCATTGGGAGTTTAATATAATGGGACATTCAAAGGTTGAACAAGATACGTCCATAGTGAGATATTTGTAAATTTCTTACATACCAAATGGCTACATAGAGTAACCAAATGGTAGTAAAAATAGTTAAATAATTTTAGTTGTTAATGTAGCCTATAAACTATACTACATAATATAGCTATTACCTATTGCTTTCGGCTTGTATTGTAATATCATACTCTTTAGCAAACTCAGGACTAACCATAGCACCATATGTTAACCAAGCTTTAGATCCTGGAAATAGCTTTGCTAAATACTTAATAGGCTTAGCTTTCTTTCTAACATCTTCAGGAGTATCTGTATTATCAGAAAAATCATATCCTGTAATTTCACTATAGAAATTAGACATGAACTTTTGAATATCTGTAATCAAACCAATAGCAGGGAACATGTTTCCACTAAGCATCTTCTCTAATTCAAATGGATTATAGAAGAATGAAAGTTCACTAACAAACTTATCCATTGTTCTTTGAGCAAAACGGAAAGCATTCTTAGCAGCTCTGTCATCATCGTCATCTGGAGCCATATAACCTGATGCAATTGTAGCAGCAACTAAACTAACAAGAATACCAATCTCTTTCATTTGATTACGAACGTTGTTTATAATCATATCTTTGAATTGGTCAGGAGTCATGTTTAATTTCTCTCCTGTTCTAGCTTCGTACTCTTTCTGATAACGTTCGTATAGTTGATCAAGATAAACAATACCGTCTTCATTCATATTTAGAATGTTCACAATATTCATTTGTCTTTTACTGATACTATCCATTAAGATTTCTGCAAGTAGTCTAATACGACCTACATCATATTTCTGTCCACTCACTTCACCTGCATCATCAATACGTACAGAGAAATCATCTCCCACCTTTCTGAATTCAGAGAAACGTGTATCAGCTAGCTTAGGAATCCATTTCTTAAAGATCAACATACTAGATGTCCAGATGTTCATTCCTGCACGGTTCAAGTCACCATCTGACATACCTCCAGTTGCATTTCTAGATATACGTCTTGTAAGATCTGTTAATCGTAATATCTCTTCTCTATTGTTTAAGTTTAGTCCAGGAATAACAAGTTTACCATCCACTAGCTTTTTAGTAGCACTAATAGACTTAGTCTTCTTTAATTCCTCTATCTCCTTCTCAATTTCTTGCTTAGAAGATTTATATGAGCTAGAAGAATTAAATCTTTGACCTTCACGCTTAGCTTTTACATATTCTCTAATACTAACAATGTTACCATCAACAACCATTGTATTATCTAACAATGTCATAAATACCGTTTTCTCAAGAGCTTGTTCTGGTTTTCTCATGAAGAACATTAACATGTCTCCTAGATTACCACGAGTAAGAGTAGTCATACCAGCTTTCTTGTAAAGTTCTCCAACAGGGTCATCTTTAAATGGCATGAATGTATTGACTAATTGTACAAACATTTCCTCATCATCCTTACTCTCAAATGCTTGAGCGATAAGCTTAGATTGATTCTCAAGAATCTCTCTTGCTTTAAAGTAGTTTCCTGATTGAGCAGACAACTGTACGTTTGTACCAAACCAGTTAACTACACCAGGAATGATTTCTAATCCTAATGTTTTTAATTGAAATCCTCTATTAACAGCATCAATGGTTTTCATCATTGATATACCACTCTCGTTCTCATCAATCTTGAATGTCTCTCTACCAGTCATTCCATTAACTAACTTCTTAACATTATTTTTAATGTTAAAGTTAACATCAGTGTCTGTTAATGGATACTTCTCCTCATATAGTAATGCTCTTCTAAAGTCATCAAACAATTTAGCATTCTCACTATTGCCTCTAATCTCTTGAGTCTTACCATTCTTTAAGATAACACCACCCCACTTACTTGTATCTAAGTGATCCTTCATCTCTTCCAGAGTCTTCATCAAGTTAACTTGACCTTCGATCTCTGTCATCTGTACATACTTCTCTACTTGCTTAACATAAAGAATCATGTTAGCAAATAAGTCTTCACTTACATCAGAGTAATCATTTACTCCTGTATCAGTTTTACTAAAGTCAGTGGTATAGTATTTAGGTACAGCGTGTTGTACCTGTCCATCAATCTCACTAACATTCTGATAACCTACATCATCCACTCTTGCTTTAAGATTGTCTGAGAAGTTAAGTAGTGCTGATAGATTAAAGTCAAAAGAGATTTGCTCAGCCATACTCTTTCTAATGAAAGGTAAGAATGTAGATGCTGTCTGGTTAGCTAAGTATCCAGAAGGTTGAGCTTTCTGTTCATTGAATTCAACAATGAAGTTATATAACTCAAACAATTCTTTATCCTTAGATATCTTTTTGTATTCTTCTGATAACCATTTTTCTTTAGGGAATTTCTTTAATAAAGGATTCTTCCAACCATTAAAGTCCTCACGCTCAATATCATAGAAACGTTGCTTCTTTAGAATAAGGTCTTCAATGATTTCTTCCTCTTGACCCTTAGGATACTTACCAGCTTTAACTCTAGCAATATCTTGTTCTAGTCTTTTGCTTGCTGCTTCTTTATAAGCTTCAATATCAACATTACTCTTTAACCAGTCTTTCTTACCTGTATCTTTCTTAGCATTCTCATCAACTTCAGAATAGAAATCTTTAGAATACTTACGGATAAGTTTATTAACTAATCCACCTTTCTCATCTGACTGATAGATCTGACGAACCATTGCTCTTATATCACCACCTCTTTCTAATAGCTTAGTTCTAATGTCCATTATCTTATTGACATTAACTAACGCATTAGCATTTGCTTCACTCACTCCTTTAGAATATAATGAATACAATGCATTCAAAGAAGCAGAACTTAATTCAGATACTCCTCTAAACCAAGAAACTAATCCTTTTACAACAGCTTCAGGTTTAAGAATACCAGTAATGTTATTTCTCTGTCCTACAAACTTATCATTGAACTTCTTAGCTGATTCAATGATGTCAGTCTTAGACATTCTAATTTTCTTAGATTCAGCTTCTAAGTTCTTTAATGTGCTTTTTCTACTTTCAACTAATGCTTTCTCCTCTTTAGTTTTAGCTAAAGCATCCATGTCTTCAGTATAGATGAGATGTCCAATCTGATCTCCAATGTTTGCAAATATATCAGAGTTCTTGATATAGTCATTCATCTTATTAGCAAAGTCAGATAAAGATGCATTATCTACATCAGTAGACTTAGCAGGCATCTTATCATAGATCATCTTGTAATCATCTGTGATCTGCTCTCCTTCTTGACGCATTACTTCAATTGCATGAATCAAAGGTTGCCTATCTTGTGTCACTTGAAGAAGTCTAATAGCTTTTCTAAGAGTGTTTAAAGATTCAATCTTGAACTCACGCTCGTCTTCAGTCTTAGATCTTACATTGCTTAAGTCATTAAGTAATGCTGTCAACTTACTAACCAATGTATCTAGTTCTGCAAACCCTGTAGACTCACTTGATTCAGGTACAGGTTGTAGATATAACGGTACAGACTTAGACTTATCAACACTTCCAATAGCAATACTCTTAAGAACTAGTGGTGATGACTTATCTCCTTTAGTTTGATATTGGAATTCCATAGAGATAGGAATAGCTCTGTTCATTCCAAACTGAGTGATACCATAGTTCTCACGTAGGATTTTTTTATACTCTCCTAACTGAACATCATATGCTCCTTTCTTAAACCATGCAACATCATCACCATTGATCTGCATAAACTTCCAGTCAAGGATGTGAGCTTTACCAGTAGGATCAATAGCCAAGAAGTCAATCGTACCAGCTCTATCTGCTTTAGGATCATATACCTTTACCTCAGATAGAATAATTGTATCCTTTGGTAAACTATTAACTAAGTCAACGTAGTATTGCTCAAGCAATATGTACATGTCTTCAGATAAATTATCAAACTTTTCTGGACGTGGAAGAGGACTTGTTCTCTTTGTACCATCTTCATTAAAGTATCTACCATGGATTAATTCAAAATCTTTATGGCCTCTAATACCTAGTCTTCTTTTAAGATCATTGAACTTCTGTTCTTCTGGTGTAAAAGTTTTGTTTCTGAATGCAGGAATACTATTGTAATAGTTTTTAACCAAGTCAGTAACCCTGTTCTTAACACGAGTTAATGTACCTTCAGCATTCTGTACTTCATAGAAGCTAGTAGCTTCTTCTGTATCCATTAGAACAGGATCTGTTTTTTCTTCAGATTCTGTTTTAATTAATCCTGTATTTTTAAGATTGTTTATAATCTTTTGTTGCTCATCACTTAACTGATAGTACGTTCCTTCAAGACCAGCTTCTTGTACAGTTCCTAAATCTCCTTCTAAGATTTGTTCCTTAGCTTCTTGAAAGATATCAATGTTTGCGTTTTTATATTGTCCTCTAAACCAATCAAGTATCTTGTTCCACCAGATCTGAATAGTAGATCTTTCAACATCTTCTGCAAGTTCTGGGAAAGACTCAGACGGATTACCACCATTAATAATTAACTCAGAGATTAATTTGTCTACAGCTTCCTTCTTAATCTTACGAATGTCAGGTTTGCCAGTAGGTAGTTGATACTTAGGATTGTCTTTGTATTGTTTTAATGTTTCATTATATATCTTGAACCGATCAATCTTAGAGATCATCTCTGTAATCATTCCAGGATTTCTCTTCTCTATAATAGCAGTGGCAATGTGAACCATCTCCTCTGTAATAGCAGCAGCTTCTTTACCATCAGCTAGAGCAATGATACCTCTTGTTAAATCAGCAATACCATTGATCCCTGTTACATCCAATCCAGCTTCCTTAGCATAAGTAGATATGTCCTGAATAGACACACCCATCTTATCTAAAAGCTTCTTGACATTAGCAATTACCTGAGAGTCTGCAACTGATTGAGCCATCCCATCTTCTTGATAGTAGATGCCTTTAGCATTATCAATTTGTTTGAATGCTGGCTTATTAGGTTTGGCTTTTCTACCATTATCCTCTTCAAAGAATAACATCTCTTGCACGTTGAATCTTTCCTTAGCATCTCTAGACCACTTACCATTAAGCGTTCTAAATAAACCCAAATCGAGTATGTTCAAAAATCCATCTATAGCACCCTGTGTACGCATTGCTGCTTTAGTGGATGCTTCAGATGTCCTAAACTTTTGTGTGTCTTTACAAGTACTCATGTTTATCCAATTGGGTTAGTGCAAGTGTTATCTTCTTCTTGCCAGTCTTCAGTTTGTCCTTCTTTAACAGGATTTTCAATCAATTCATTAGTAGCTGTAGGCAATGGAGTGTTGTTGTATAAGCTAACTACTGGATCGTCACTCACCTCATCACTAGTTACATTAGTGAAGAAGATTCCTTTAGACGGTTCGATAACTGTAGTGGATGCAAATACTTTCTCAAATCCATTCTCAATTACTGAAGCTCTTGGTCCAATGTAGAACTCATTAGCATTCATTGCTTGACCCCATGCGTTCATCATCTTGTATACATAGTTCTCTCTAACAGTTCCATCAGAACTTGTGTATGTATGAATTAATGGTGTGCCACCTTGATATACTCTTTTAAATAATCCTTTCTTGATGTAAGAGTAATCATTAGCAGCTCTCATTGCTTTCTTCTCATTCTTAGTTCCCTCTTCCCATGAGTAAACAATAACATCTTTATCAGCAGCTGCTCCATATGGAGATAACTGAAGTAATTGTGGAACGGTTCCTTGTCTTATAGCAGTATTAATTCCTTTGTCAATAAATGACATTCCTGGATTGTAATAAAATTTACCAGTCTTCTTAGATTGAATCCAGTTAGCTTTTACATAAGGAACCATATCTGAGTTATTCCAATTGTTTCTCTCAAATACATTCATCTCATAGAAGTCATCTAAGTTAGCAAATTCTTCGATAACAGACAAGGTTTTATTATAAACTGCTTTGAAGTCTTTATAAGGAAGTAAGAATGTAAATGATATACCTGAGTTAGTTAAACCAGATTGTAACACTGCAAGTCTCACCATCTTACCATAGATCTCAGGATTGTCAGCTTTGATTTCTTCAAATGCATAAATCAATTGATTCTGATTATACACTTGGTTGTCTTTGTTCTTAACAATCAAGTTGTTCACTTTACCTTCAGACTGTGCATACTTAGAAGAGAACAATTCTATAGCATAGTTATTAAATAAAGGATGTTCTGAATCTTCCTTGATATCATTAACATACTTCATCACTTCACCTGCAACAGCTGTTTTATTCTTCTCATCACCTATTAAGATGGTCTTGATTCTGCTATTCAGTCCCGAATCAATTTGTACTGCCCAGTCAAACAAGTTAGATACAACAGTCTGTGCCACCTTAACAAAGTCTCTATCATTCATGTTTACATAAGGTCTTAATACCTTCTGTACAACACCTCTCACTCTAGATGGTTCGTCAGATTTTAATACTGTTTCTGCTAATGCATTACGCACATCGCCTGTAAGCTCCTTAAGTCTACCAATGAATGAGTTTTTTAATAGATCATCTACAGATGTAATAATAGATCTTTGTGCTTTCTCTAATTGAATTTGTTTCTTGAATACTAAATAACCATCGCTGAATGTAGCTGTATCATAGTTAGATCCTTGAGCAACTAAGAATAACTGTTCTGCCATCTTAGCATATTTCAAGAACTCATCTAAGATGAATTGTTGTTCTGCTTTTTGATCTTCAGTTAATTCTGTATTACCAAGCATCTTACCTAATGCAGATTCAGAAGGAATAGTTTTAATTTGATTAGTAGATGATGTTTTATAGTTAGCTTTAGCAGCATCAACAAAGTCATCCATAAACAAGTATGAGTAACCAGCCTTCTCAATAGACAATAAGTAATCACGAACAATAGGTTGGTTCATGAAGTATCCTACAGTTTTGATAGGTACACCAATCTTAGTTAAGAACATCCATGTACCAGCAACGTTTGGTGTAGCACCCATTGCCATGATCCAAGGACCCTTAGAGATATCTACATAGCCATCAATAAACTGACTAATTAAGTCAGAGATGTTTTCTCCAATAGCATTCTTGATGAATGATAAAGTAGGGTACATCTTACCTTTGATGTCAATCTTATTGTATTGCTCAAAATTAACCTCACCGTTACCTAACCATTTTCTATCAACTTCATCAGCTAACTTTCTTCTCTCAGGATCAATGTACATTGGTTGACGTTGATTCAATGAGTGATTAGTTTGTGCTTGAGCAGCAATACCAATTGCATATTTACCTGTAACAAAAGCATGTCTTAGTTCAGTCATGAACGGAATACTTAACATGTTACCTGTAGATGAATAGTCAAAAGTTTTCTTACCAAGCTTGTCAACAATTTCAATAGATAAGTCTTGGAAGTCTTTTGAAGAGTTAGGTTTAGTTAACTGCTCAAAGTTAGCAGGATGACTAGCTAGGTTCTCAGAAGACTGAATGTATTCATTCTCGAGAGATCTTCTATAAGCATTGTTAATAAAGTTCTCACGATTGATCTTACTCTTATCAATCTTTTCTAATCTATCTTGCAACTTAGCTTCATATTCAGGATCATCAAACTCACTAAAAGATAGATTTAGTAATTGCTTAAGTACATTAGATTCTTTACTTTGAATCAATGTATCAAACATGTTACCATAGTAATCTTTAGTAGCTTGCTCAGATCCTTGATATTTAAACATCTCTGGCTTACCTTCAAGATTAATGAACAAGGACTTAAAGTAGATGTTCAACTTATCTATGTCAAAGTCAGATCCTGCTTTGTTTACTAGTTGTGATGGAATAACTACTGAGTCACCAAACTCTTTAGGAAGAAACTTCTTAATACGGAATACATCAATAGAGTTCTGCTTTTGTGAAGGGATACGATATGCTAAGCCAGATAAGATTTTCTTTCCTTCATCTGTGGTATTTAGATACTTAAGTAATGCCTCATCACTCATATCACTATTGAACCATCTACCTACCAAGATCTCACACACCTTAATCTTCTTACCACCTTCTTCTAATTCATAGAAGTCTAGTGTATCATTAACATATGCAGTCTTGCCTTTTTTATCTGTTATAGCTTTGGCTTTGACACTCTCTAACAATGCAGGAGAGATCTGTACCTTCATACCTCCAGAGATTGTAGGAGACATTACATTCTTATCTGCAATAGAGTATAAAATGTTTCTGATTTGTTGGTAAGCAGGAGTAGCCTCAAGAACAACATCACCATTTAAGAATCCAGTTAAAGCATCTGAAATGTTATCATTGATCTCTCTCTTCAACATTTCATCACGAAGAGTTTTCTCTAGCTTTGCAACATCTGATATCTTGTAAGCTCCAGTCTTAGTAACTGTAATACCTAACTTATCTAATAGAACATTAAATCCGTTCTCCATGATAAGCTCAAGATATTTTTGATTATTAACAATCTCAGTGTATAACTCAGATTGTTTCATTCTTTCAGCATCTGATAGGTTGTACCAAGCTTCATATCTTTTTGCAAAGTCTTTTACATTAGACTTAAAGTCTACAGGAACACCTGCTTGCATTAAGTCAAGAGTGATTAACTTAGTTACTTGAGAACCACGAGTGATGTCTGCAGTGTCCTTAGAAGGAACCTCAGATTGAATACTCATGATGGCAAATGGAACTTCGATTAATCCTTTGAATGGCTCGTTAACAAAGTCTCCAGTTTCAGGATTGTACAAATCATTTGTCTCTTCAGCTCCTACCTTTCTACTACTACTGAATACAGCATAGTCAATATTCTCTTTCTGCATCTTGTCATACAACTTGATAGCATTAGATGTACTATTAATTTCTTTTTGAATTCTGTAAGATAAAGGATAAAGGGCAAACTTATCAAGCATTACATCATTGTAATCTCTACCGTTAGCTTTGTTACCAGATACAATAGGTTTGATAGGCGTGTAAGCACTCTTCACTTGAGGATTACCTTCATTTAATAACTCTTGCTCATAATCAGACATCTGATCAAACAATCCTTTGTCCATCTTCTCCCAAGCAATATCATAACGATACTGCTTCTCTTCTAGATCATTCCATTCTCCAGCACGAATACGGAAGTTACGATAAGCCTTATACATGATGACACCACCACCGTCAGTCTCTTTGTAAGCTTCTTCTATGTATCCTTTTAACTTTGGATCAACAGCATTTACATCAGAAAGAGTGATGGATGTAAATGAATCCTTTAAGAAATTAGTATTACCAATATCTATAAGGTTACCATCTTTATCTACTTCCTTACTATATCTTTTATTGTAAACGTTATCCATAGCAGAGTTCATTGCTGGAGACTGACTAATGATAGACTGTCTTGGAGAAATGAAGTTCTTGATACGCTTTAACTCATCTAGATACTGATATGGATCAGAGTATAATAACTTATGAAGTTCAATATTATTAATCATGAAGTTGACAGCAATTGCTTGTACTTGTCTGTTCATCTCATCTGTATTGAGATCTTTACCAATAGCAATGTTCTCAAAGTTATAGCTTCCTTCTTCTTCAGTTAAGATGCCGTAGAACTCTAATAAGTCCTGAAGATTGCCACTCTCAGAAGTAATGAAGTCCTTCACTGCTTTTGTTATTCTGCTATCAAATGATTTGTAGATACTTTCTGCACTACCACCTTCTTTAATAGCTTTAACTATATCAGTATGTAAAGAGTTACGTTCTTCTTCAGTCTTAGCATTATTATCAGCTAAGATAGGTTTGAAGAAACGTAAGTCTGTTGTATTTCCTCTAACTACAGGACGATCTTCTTTAGATAGATTCACTTCACTTAAGAAGTAATCTCTAAAGACAGGCATGATCTTGTTCTCAAAGTTTGCCATATCTTTTGCAGAGAACTCATTACCCATGTATACCATTTGCTCCATAGAAGCATCTCCAGGAACAAGGTTAGGATAATATCCTTCTAACATCATGTTCATTTGTTGAACAAGACGTTCTTTATATGTTAACTTAGAAGAAGACTTTCTCTTACCCTTAGCAGAGTTAACTGTACCATCAGCGTAGGTACTCTTTAATAACTGTTGTGCTCCTTCAATACGTTCTCCAGTTTCAGGATCAAACATAGCATTCAGTTTCACTGAACCTTTTACAAATGAATCTGTAGTAAGGTATCCGTATTGTGAACCTTTTAAGTCATTCAAGTTATCAATATTAGCTAAAGCATCATACAAATCACTGTTGGCATTAGTACCAATAAACACTTGTACACGCTCACCATTAATATTAAAGTACGTGCTACTAAACTCAGGGTTATCAATCTTAGCTCTTATCTCAGCTAATTGTTTTAATCTACCTGTAATGTCAACAGTCTTACCACTAATTGTAGCAATCTTATCTGCCTCATTGATACTGGTACGAATACCATCTACAGCTTTATTAAATCTTGTAAAATCCTTTTTTGAAGCAAGCTTATCTATTTCTTTAGCAGTGAATGATATACCTAAATCTTTTAAGAACTTAACCCTAGCAGCAGTACTACTCAAGGGCTTACTAGCAGATCCTGCAACACCAATGTAACCTCTAGCTTCAGCAGAGTAAACAAAGAACGGACTCTTATTATTTCTAACAGACTCAACAATGCTTTCTTGGAAATCATTAAACACTTGTGCTGAAGCAGTAGTGAAATTAGAATCACCTACTTGAACCTCACCATTATCTAATACATAAAGATTTAATACCTCTGGATTGTTTTTCTTAAACGTACGCCATAGTGTATTAATTAAACGTACCTCATGCTCTTCGCCAAGTTGATTAAGACTGAATCTAGGATTTGTATAATCATCACCATTAGGATATGCTTTAGATCTAGTGATACGTTGGTACAACACTTTATACTTGATGTCATTCTTAGCCATATCTGCAATCCTCTGAACCATCTGATCTACAGTGCGAGAAGAAGCAATCTTATTCATTAATGAAACACTAATTTCAGAATAAGGAATAAGGGTGTGTCCACCAATAGAAGATAACGTAGGTTTACCTGTTGTATCTACTCTTGGGATTGTTGACAACAATAACTTAACAGCAGAGTTTGCTTTTCTAAATGCATCAATCTTATTAGCATCTTGATACAATTCTTTACCAGAGTTGTCTTCATCCTTTAATGTAATATGATCATTCTCATCAAACTCAACATTGTAAGGAACTAGATACTCAGCATGTCTTTGAACTAATGCAGGCCATTGGTTATCAATGTTCTCAAACAATGCAGCATAGTTATCAATATCAGTTTGTTTTTCCTTATCTCCTTTGGTTGTATCTTCTTGTACTACTTGAATAGCATTAGCAAGAGTGGTAAGCATATAAGTCTTTAACTTATTGTAATGCTCATCTTTCTTGAATACAGTGTCGGAGATATTGAATAAAGATTTGTTAGTAGTTGTAAGCTCAGCTAGAGTTAAGTAAGTCATCTCTTGCATGACATCATGCTCTTGACCACTTGTAAATCCAGCTACACGGAAGTCACTTTCAGAATCAGCATACGCATCTTCTATATCAATGATTCCTTCTTTGGCAAAGGCAAGTTTGGATTCATACGGAGAATATTGTTTATAATATCCTCTACCAATCTTATCAAATAAGTTTGCTGTATTAATCTCTGCTTTCTTTCCTGTAAAGAATTCTTTGATGAAGTTTACTAAATCAGCAAATAGTTTAACAATGAACGGTCTTCCTTGTGTAGGCTTAGCAGGTATCTTACCTTTTAATACATAATCTCTAAACTCTTCAGCTAATTGTTCTTTGATCTCTTGATCTGTAGCATCTTTATAGTTAACTGTTCTTCCACTAGGACGATCAGTGAATGTTCCACTTCTTTGTTTGAATTCGTTAATTACATTAGCACGTTCATCTTTATCAGAGAACATCTTCCATACAGCCTCAAATACTTCATGGTATCCTGTACCAACCTCAGCATTCTCATATACATAGATGGCACCATTCTTAAACATACCCCAAGCCTGTTGACCATTAGTTGCTTGAATTACATTCTTAACACGATACACAGGAACATTAGGGAACGTAGTCTTTAACCAGTTCTCAAACTTCTTCCAATCTTCTCTCTCAAATCTTTTCTGATTAGAGTTATTAATAGCTACACGGAACTCATTAGGAATAGCTCCACCCTGCATAGCTTTAATCTTAGCCATTGTATCAGCACTAGCATCTGTAGAAGCAGCAGGTGTTTGTACAACTGGTGCAGCTGCTACATCAGCAACTGGTGTAGATACTACAGGAGCAGGAGCTTGTGCAGCTTTTAATTCTTTATAGATAGCAGCATAGATTGTATTACCAGCTTCTGCCTCAATTTCATCAGCATCTTGTGAGCCAATAGCTTTACCAATAGCTACAGCAGCAGACTTATCAATATCTAAACTAACAAATCCTTCATCATCAAACTTAGCCGCATCTATAATAAACTTAACAGGCTTGCCATGAACCATTGCTGTGTTCTCTGTTTCACCATCAAACTTGTATTGAGTAGCAGGTTGTGCAGCTGGTGCAGGTGCTTGTTGTGCAACTGGTGTTGCACCTAGTACTCTTGTAGAAGCAATAGGAGTTAGTGCTGCCGATACAGCAGGAACATCAGGAATAGCATATCTATCAGCATTACTATTTACAATAAAGTAAATACCTTCTCTGTTTGTATCATTCTCTCCTGTGATAGGATGCATTGCTACTGTTAGAGGAATATTCTTACGAATTGATCCATCAGGATTCTTAGGAGACAATAGATAGGTTTGGTAGTTCTTCCATGTTACAGATTGAACAGTGCCATCCTCAGAGACAGATACAATCTCCTCATAAGGTTTTCTATAGTCTTCTTCATTATCTACTAATCTAGAATTGGTATTGTTATACATACCTCCTAGAAGAGTTAATAGATTATCTTTATTAGATTTGATAGAAGATGTAGTGAAAGGAATGTTTGTTCCCTTACCAGAGATAAACAATGCTAACGTACCATCTTCTTTAACATTAAAGAATAAGCTGCTGTATCCTGGATTGTTTTTAGGAACTCCCCAATATACAATAGTTCTCAACCAGTCCATTAATCTAACAGCCTCATCAGACTTGAAGTTTTTAAGCATAGCAAGTCTTAATAGAGCTTGATAGATTGTCTCAGCTTCAGCCTTAGTAAGGTTTCTATTTTTCAATGGTACATTACCATTAGGTAGAGTCAAGAATGGTCTACCAACTGGATTAGCATAGCTAGTTGTTCCTTGGTTTAACGTGCCTTCTGTTGTAGGTACAGTGACTAATTGCTTAGTAGAAAGATCATTCTTCTTATCATTAGAAGCAACAAGTCCTGCAGACACTACGTCTGTAGAAGCAGTGTAATCAATCACTTTGTTTTGTTCACTATCTAATGAAGATTCACGTACAGGAATACCAAACGATGCATCAACAGGATAAGCAGTTAATGAAGGATTTGCTAAAGTTTCTTTTCTCCAAGCTCTGTATTCATTAACAATAAAATCCTTTTGATCTTTAGTTGGGCCACCTTCTTTCTCATCTCTAAACAAATCACCAAGCTTTTCAGCAGTGGGTTTTACTTGGAAGATAGCATTCTCAAAGCTAGGAGTTTCTAATACTTCACCATCAATTCCTACAGGACGTGGTTTACCATCTACCATCTGTACCATTACAATTGCAATAGTATCACTAGAAGAGAATCCTTCAGCGTCTCCTTTAAGATCATCCATTAAGCCAGGTAATCCTAACTCAGCTTCATTACCTTTAGTTACATATACAGCTTGAATGTTTCCTCTATTAGGAAGATTTTCTAGCTTAGCACCAAACAAGTTAGCACGTAAATGATGTTCAGCTAATGGCTTACCTTCAGATTCTTCAGAAGGAGCAATTGTAGCATTAGGAATAACTGCAGTAGCTTTTTTACTACTAGGGTTATACGCTCTATCATATTGAACATTAGCTAAACTATTATCAATAGTTCCTAAAGCCTGTTCTTTTAACTCCTTGTTTTTCTTGATGTCTTCAGTCTCCTTTATTCCAGCTACATACTCATCATAGATCTTTCTAAGTCTTGTATCTACTTCACTAACAGCTTTTAATTGTTTATCTAATTGAGTGAGTTCCTCTTCTAAAGTAATAATGTCTTCTAATGTTTTATCAATAGCAGCTTGTTTAGGAGTAATCTGTATCTCATCAATTTGTGCAACCTCTGCATCTAGTTCTTGTAAGTCAGGAATAAGCTCAGGATGTACGCTCATGAAGGAAGGTCTTTCCCAAGGCTTACCTTTAAAGTATGTTAAGAACTCACTGATCTGACTTGCACTCATTGGTAAGCCAGGATACTTAGTTTCAAAACCACCAATCAAATCCATCACTTGATTAATCAAGCTTTGAAGAGCAGATTCTAAGTTCTCCATAACTCTATGGAGAGCGTTCATCAACTTACCTTTTTCTAATATGGTTTCTTTTAATGCATTGCGTTCTTGTCTAACAACAGCATAGAACTTAGTAAGATCTGCTGGCATTTCATCTAACCTAGAAGCTAAGTCAGTTACATACTCAAGATTGATTTCTAATTGCTCTTGTTCTGCTTCAAGACTTTTGATCTCGTCATTTAACTGATCTTGCATCTTTGTTAAGGATGCAATGTTTTGAATAGCAGTGTGAACAGTAGCTTTAATCCGTTTAGTTTTAGCAGTGATTGCCTCAGGGCCCTCCACTGTTTTTCTTAAACCTTTGATCTTCTCTACTGTTTTGTTGAGTTCTCTTTTCTTAGACTCAACCATACGTTTAGTCTTAGCAAGATTCTCAGCCATCTCATCAAAGAATGTCTCTAACAAGGCAGCACGTTTTGCAATTTTTTCTAATACACGAGGATCGTTTTTAGAATCTGCAATGAACTCTTCTTCTGAAGCTTTTTGTAATGGGGACATTACTGCTGTTGCACGAATGATTGCTTGCTTATATCCTGGCTTAGGTGTAAACTGATCACCTGTAACTTCAAGAGATCTTTCTTTTCCTTTCTTATCTAGATAAACAAATTCTAATACTCCTTCTTTCTCAGAATATCTCAATCGTCCATTTACTTCTCCACCTTTATCTTTACCAAAGTTAAAAGTGTAAACAGTGTTTCTATTATTTAAAAAGAATCTTTTCTTTGGATCAGCTTTAACATCACTAGTCTTACCTAAGTATTTACCATTATCAGTAAACCAAGATTTGTCAATACTTTTTATTTCGCCTTCGTCAGTCTTAACCTTAATGGTACCGTCTTCATTCTCACCCAATACTGTAAACTTCTTGAAGCTATAAACAGTTTTATCTTTACGGTTCTTAGCTTCTGTACCAATGTAATACTCTTCATTAGTATCAAGTGTAGCATCTTCTCCTTCTTCGTTCTTGTATGTTACAACTTCTTTAGGAGCATTCTCATCTACTGGCTTATTATCTTCTTCAGCCTTCTCATCTAGTTTATCAAACTTCTCAGGAGTAGTTTTAAGGTTGTTGTATTCTTCTAAGAACTTCTTTCTTAATACACCAAGCTTCATCATGTCGTTGAAGTCTGTAGTAAGTGTATCTTGAATATCAGAATCTATACCAGATTTAGTTAATGATTGAATAGCATTCATTACCTCATCCTGAGTTTCCTTAGAAAGAGTTCCTGTATCTACCACTTCAGTTAATGCATCAGTTGTACTGATTCCATAAGAAGCTAATGATTGATCTAGTTGAGGGATACGTCTATTGTAATCTGAGATCTTAGATCCAGCATATAATAACTTCTCAAGAGTAGCATCTGAGTATGCACGTTTGCCTGTAGTAGGATCAACAATGCCTTTGTATTTAACATCAAGAGCTTCTTTTAACTTAGCAGCATCATTAGCTTGTTGCTGAACTGTTTCTAAACGATTTAAGAATGCTTCTTTTGTATCTGTATTAGCAGCTATACCTTCTGTCTGTAACTTGATGAAATCAGTTATAGCACGTTGCTTTAAGTCAGCAATTTCTGCATCGATAGCTTCTTTAGCACCATATCTCAAACGAGATCTGATAAATGTATGTGCGTAATCAAACTCTTTATCTTTAGCTAATTGAATGTCGTTATCAATAATAGCCTGCTTCCTTTCTTCTTGTACAGCTTCAGCAATCCTGATATCATTGACAGATGCTTTAAGTTTATCAGTAAGCATTGAATCTTTCCAAGCACCAAGAGCTTCGTTTCTAAGTTTAGCTTCTTGACCACCATATCCTGTTACTCCTCTTTGTTTGATATTACCATAAGCCATGGACATACCTCCAGAGAAACCACCAAGAAAGATATTTAATAAACCTTCATCTGTGCTTACTGCTTCTTTAATACCATGTCCAATTGCATCATTAAGAATAGATGCACCTTCACCTTTGTATTTTTTATCAAAGTAATTTTGTGTACCAGTTTGAATAGCAAACTGTGCACCTTCTTCAAATGCTTCTGATTTAGCAAAGAATAAACCAGCAACGTTCTTTGCCTTAGTTGCAAACTTTCCAATACCTTTATCAGCTAAAGAAGATACCCACTTACCTTCACTGAGCATTGTGTTGGCAATAGATCTTTCACCTTTGAATGTAGATGAGAATATCTTAGGAAGTTGGATATAGTTAGTAGCAGTTAACAAAGCTGAATTAGCTAACCAGCTATAGTTACCAACACTAGTAGCATACTGATCAATTGTTTTTAAATCTTCTTCTGTAGGAGAATAACCATGAGTAGCTTTAAATTGATCAATCATTCTTTGTCTGAATTCTTGAGAGTTATTCAATGCTTCAAAGCCTGCTTCACCAGCAGTACCTGTAGCAGCAACTATTGCTCTATTTGATCCTAACATAGCTTTACCAAGCTTAGCTTGGAAACTAGATAATGCTCCATCAAGTTTGGCTGAACTAGAAGCAATAGATGCTGCATCTCCTGTCATAGCACCTTCAGCAATAATACTATCTGCTATAGAAGCAGCTTCAGTACCATATGCAGATAACTTTGCAGCTTTACCAATAAGACCCAATGCTCCTCCCCAGACAACTCCAGCTCCCATAGAACCTACAGTGTATCCTAAATTCTTTACAATATTATCAAAGAACATATTACCTGTGAATAAATTCTCAGGCTCCCACCAGTTACCGTTTCTCTCACGCAATGTTTTATAATGTGCGTAAGAATCTTCCATATTCTTAGTCCAATCATTTAGAGCTATAGATGTATCATTCTTCCAAAACTTAGAAGCATCCCAATCATGTATAGCACTATATATACCATCAACTACTCCAACAGTACCATTAAGAAATGCTGCTGTAGTGACACCAGTAAACTTAGCAATACCATTGTATGCTTTTTCACCAAAGCTTTGAGCTTGAGCATACATTTCTTCATTGTCTCTATCTGTATAGAACAATGGGTAACGACCAGAAAAATCTACATCACCACCAGAGACCACAGGCAGAGGATTACCTTTGCTAGAGTTTTGAGATATAAGAGATTGAAACTGACTTGCAATATCTAAATCTGGCTCACCTCCACCAACATTACCACTCTGTACTAGTGCAGAAAGATCTGGTACTCTACTAGGCATGTATGCCGCTAAGTTTACAGGTTTTAATTGCTCTGGTAATTGATCTGCCATTACTTGTTATTTTGTTTTACTAAGTTATCAATAAAATCATCTGTGATTGTTAATGGTGTATTAACCAAATCAACATTTAATTTACCATCTATAATCTTTTGTACTGGAATAAAATATGGAGTGACCTCATTACTTCCTTTTTTTGATACATATAACTTTACATAAGCAAGATTAGGATTTCTTGGTTCTGAAACTATATCTCCAGCAACATCCCATTTCTTTGTTCTTTTAAATTGACTAACTCCCCACTCTGCAGTAGTACGATCTGTACGAGCATCTGATGAAGGTTTCTTATTAGTTGTTCCAGTAGCATTTAGATTAAGGAACATTGTAGGAGTCTCATTTTTATTATAAGGCTTATATCCTAATGATGCATAGTCGTCAGCACTGATTCTAACTTTAGCAGTTCCTTTATCAGAAACAGTTACCATATCATATTGAGGAACTCCCCCCACCATATTAATATCTACATAACGTCCTGTTATTTTTCCACCTAACACTTCATTATATTTTGCTTGATCATATCCTTCTATTTCATTAGCTTCTGGATACTTACCAATAATAGCAGCTTGCTTAGCAGTTACAACACCTTCATTATCTTTACCTGATAATATAGGATGAGATACAGGGACTGGTACGTAACCATCTTTAGCATAAGTAGATCCTATTATTTTTGATATAGCTAGATTTTTTGAACCATGTAATATCTCTCCTACTCTATCTATTTCAGGATTGGCTCCTGACTGTAGTGCAACTTTATTAAATTTAAGACGTTCTTTAAAATTAGGATCAAAGTTTTTACCAGTTAAATCTTCTGCTAATTGATAAAAAACTAAATCTCCAAACTTTAACTTTAATCTATTTATTGCTTGTCTCTTAGCAGATTCTTGATCATCATCTATTGTAAATGAACCAAGCTCATTAAAGCGTTCTGGAATTATTCTAGTAAAATCTATTACATCTTCTTTACTCAATGCAACAGATTTATTACGTTTTGCAATACCTGTTTGAGGAATACTAGGATCAATTATTTTCATAATAGCAGGCTTTACAGTAGCTATTGCATTTTTATAACTTTCAACATCAATACCTGACGCCTTGGCTTCTTCAAGAGCTCTTTTTTCTACAGTTCGAATATAATTACCTTTGTCAGCAACTGATTTAACTAATTGACTATAGTCATTTACTGACTCAAGCATGTTCTTAGGAATACCTCCTTTTTGATTTTGCCACTTAGCTAACATTTTATTAGCATAAAAAGTAGTCATGGAATTTTGTTTTCCAGAATTTGGATCAAGTGATTGACCAGATGCAGCAGCATCTTTATACATCTTTTTATCTACTTCTGAATCACTTAAATTAGGAAAAGCTTGTTTATAAAATTCTTTTGTTAATTGTAAACCAAGTTGATTTGTTGCAACTACATCATTTGTAAAATCATTTTCAAAATCATGTTTGATACCAATTTCATTTCCTTCAATAACTAAAGGTTTTGAAATAGTACCTGGCGCACCTAATCCTGCAGCTTGTCTTGCTGCTTGATCAGGAGTCATTCCAGTCTTAGCATAATATTCTGCTGCCCATTTTTCATCAGCAATTATATCTCTACGTTTTTTGTAATTGAATTGATTAATACTTATTTCTTTTTCTTCAATTCTTAAAGCTAAGTTATCATTATCGTTTTGAATAGTATGCAATGGACTAACTTTGTATTCAGTCCATGAAGCAACACTCTTCATTTGATTAGCAATGCCTTGTAGATAATCAGTGCTATAAAGATCAGCTCTTACAGCATCAGCATTTTTAGTAACATAATCAATGTTAGTATTTTTATCTCTTTCACTAATAAGTTTATCTAATACCTTATTACTATTCTGATATGCTTCAGCAAGATCTTGTACTTTTGTTAAGTTTTTATCATCACCATTATCCTCATTATATAATGCTAGTTTGATTTGATCAATCTCAGATGAAACTTCTTGAATATGTTTATTGTATTTAACAGCAGCTCTAGGAACAAGTTGTTCAGGAGTTAAACTTTTGTTTTTATATATACCTGTAATAGCTAATTGTCTTCTTGCAGCAGGAGTTAATGCGTTCTCAAATGCTTGATAGATCTTCTCAGGAGACTTACCTTTAAGATGTTTCTCTGCCATTAAAGGATTCATGATGGGTTGTTCTTTAATACTACCATCAGCTTGCTTAACCTTTTGCATTACAAGCTCACCTTTACGATCTGTTTCAAATAACTGTGGAATAATGCTCTCATCAATGCCTGTATCTGCAGCAACTTCTTTTAAGATCTTATATACATCTACATAAGGAATATATTTACCATCAAACTTTGCACCTAAATCTGTAGAATTTAAATACTTGTTTCTTTCTGTATTATATAAGTCTTCATTCTCTGGAGCTAGTTCACCTTTCTGTCTAGCTTTATCCATTACCTCTTCTTGTTTTTTAATATTAGAAGTTGAATATACAGCAGATTGAATATGAGGATCTTTAATAACCTGTGCGGCCATACCACCAACAGAGTTGACTAATTGCTGATTTGAAAAATCTCCAGCAGCAACTGTTCTTAATTTACCGCCTAATTCATTAAGCTTAGAATTTAAGTATTGAGAATCAATAGGTCTAGAAATATCTAATCCTGAGATGTTATCAATATATCCTTGAATTTTTTGCACACCCTGATCGTACTGAGCTTGTTTATACATGCCCACCTTTGTCATCATATCAACAGGAAGCTGTTGTATGTAGGGGTTGAATTGCGATATGGAATCTGTAAATGAAGCCATGAGTTAGTATAATTAACAAATATAATTTAAAATATTACATATACAATGAAGACTAACAAAACTTAGTAATCTTGTATAATCAATTCAGTTATAGATTTTTAAATGCTTTAACAAGAGAACCATTTCTAGCAGTTTCTTTCTTTTTCTTGTATCCACTTAATACTGGATTTCCAGAATCATCTGATTCCCAAGTCGGAGACATGCCTTCAGGAATTTGACCTTTTCCAGTTTTACCAACACCACCATACGGATTAAATTGTGCAGGAGGATTTAAGTTATATGCTACACCTTCAGGAGTAAATCTATAGTTGTACATGTTTGCAGCAATGTTTCCTTGCAAGTTCTCATACTTATTCTGAGCTTGTTTAGTAGAAATAGATTTCAATGCTTCAATTGTTTGAGCTTTAGTTTTACTCTTAGACTCTTCTTGTCTTGCGTATTGTTGATCTAAGATTCCTAAGTTTTTTTGTTGAGCATCATTCCATTGTGCACGATTAGTTTCAGCAGCACGAGATGATTCTGCTTGGTTCATTCTGAACTGCTCACCTAATATCTTACTCTTAGCTTGTTCTCCTTGAGCAGCAATCATTGCTAATGCTGAAGGATTGCCTTGTGCCATTCTCTCAGCAGCACGTGTTTGTGCTGTCACCTCATTTAATTGATCTTGCAAGCTAACTCTATATGGTTGAGCTTGTAACATTGGGCTATATAATTGAGCTTGTACTGGCTCAATTTGATTATTACCTAATGCATACATTTCTCCCATTAATTGTGAAGGATCCAAAGGTTTACCTACACCTGGACGGAAGAACGGTGCCACTGAAGATAATGCAGAATTTAATACATTTCCCCAATTATTAGTTTTAGAAGTAGGAACAGTAGGCTTTTGATTAGAATCATTAGATGGGTATTTATATTGATATTCATCAGTACCATCCCATCCAGCATTTCTAGGATCAACTAATCCAGAACCATTGGGTTCACTTATAGGCATATAGTAGTTACCTTCCTCATCTGTAGGAGATGGAAATTGTGCACTTGTGCCCATTGGTGCTACAACTTTTACATCATCTAGCATTGTAGTATTCTGAGCACTTTGGTCATACCTAGCTTTAGAAATTTGATCTGCTAGATTAGGAATATATCCATTACGTGACCCTTCAGGAATCATACCTTGTTGTAATCCTGTAGTATCATAAGTAGGAAGATCAGATACAGGAACTCTTGATGGTGCTGGAATAAATGAATTAGATCTTGTTTCAGGGATTAACTGTTGTAGCATTCCTGGATCCTCAAAATCTCCTAATTGAATAGGTGGAGGAGTATTTGTTCTACTAATAGGAGTGACAGCAGCTGGTTGAGCAATAGGAGTTATATTCTTAGAAGGTATATAATCTTGAGAAGCAAAACGTGCTAGTCCTGTATAGTCATCAAAAAACTCTTTACGTGTATCTTTATTAATATCAGAAGGATTATTAGCAATGTAGCTATCATAATATCTATTTTGCTCAGTATCTAACTTACCTAAGAAACCTTGAGGATCTTCATTATATGCTTTAATGATATCAGCTTTATTAGCTTCCCAAGCTTTATTGCCTGTAATACTTTTATCCTTACGTTCTTTTACAGTACCTCTTCTTTCATCAAGACTCATTTTACCAGCAGCTACCATAAGTTCTCCATAAGGATCACCCATGTTAATAGCCATCTGTAAAGCACGAGTTCTTAATCCTGCAGGAAGATCTTTCACCTTAGACCAATAGTTCTTGTAGTAGAAGTCTTTTGCTTTCTCAGGAGTATTATAAGCTCCATTATCTCTATTAGCTGTTCCATAATTATAAGCACCTCCACGATAATCACCAGCAGCAGAACTATTAGCTTGCTCTAATTGCATAGCTTTATCAATGAAGTTTTCAAACTCAGGATCATACTTAGGCTTCTTAGCACCATCAGCAGCAGTTTCCATCTTAGCACCAAACGCAGCTTTATCACTTTGCTTAATAGGCTTCATGATACCTTTATCAAATGCATTAATATCTAATCCTGCAGATTTAGCAATATCATCTGTTTCATTTTGATATATTGCTAGCTTTGTTAATTTATCTTTAATGCCTTCTGCTTTCTTTGCAAATTGTTTACCATTGAGTAATAAAGTTTGTTGTTCAATTTTATCAATGCTATTAAGTGCCTTCATATTATTTGCTAATTCAAAGTTCTTTGTTGACTTATTTTCAAACTTAGTTTGATCAAGAGCCATATCTTTACTTTGTGTTTTATATTTCTTGTTTGGATCAATTCCTACAAAGTCAGCAGCATGTTTATTAATAACTCTATTTCCAAAGATTGTTATAGACCCATCATCCATAGGACCACCATCTCCATATGTTTTTCTAATAGTTTCCTTTCCTTCCATCTCCACTTCATTATCACCATTAACAATAGGCATTCCTCCATTCTTATGAGAAGGTCCAACTGCTTCATAAACATCATCTGATAATGGTTTCATATAACCTTTACCAACTCGAACATCTCCACCAAATGCCATTTGTGTACCATCTTCAGCCCTATCTGTATACATAGCTCTTTCAGTAGGAGGAGTGTATTCTTTAAGATGTCCACCTGCACGATATTCAGGCATACCATCATGAGCAAATGAATGTACTTGAGATACATCAAGATCACCAAACTTTGTAATTACTTGTGGCTGCCAATCATTACTTACCCATCCACCTTGTTTCATGAATGACTTATTTTGTGATTGTATATTTTGTCCACCTGATTGAAGAATCCCTGCATTTAAATTATTGTTAATTGCATCTTCAGCCTTTTGCATTTTATTTTGACCAGAAGCATCAATTATACCACCAACTGTTCCAAGTGCAAATTCTCCAAGAACGTCTCCTCCTGGGAATGGAAGAAGAGATCCAGCAACTCTACCAACAGTAGAACCAAGTTGAGAGTATGCTCCACCTCTACCTTTCCCTCCACCTATGGCAGAACCTAATGCTCCACCAATACCTCCTACTTGTCCAGAAAGTGAAGACCAATCAAATCCATTTGCTGCTTTTTTAAGTTTACCACCTTTCTTGTATTGCTTTACATTACTATCATTCAATGGTTCAAATCCTCCATCTGTATAAATTGTATCGGGGCTGTTATAATAGTTTGCAATCTCTGCACCATTTGCTGCTTGTAAATAGTCTGTACCAACACCTAGAGGACTAACTGTTTGACTCAATTGATCTTCAGGACGTACATATTTCTTTTGTATTCTTTCTGGTCTAGAGGAAGCAGCTAAGCGTGTAAGGTCACTGATCTTAGAATACATTTCTGCATTCCTAAGATCTTTTTCATCTTGATTAATCTGTTGTATAGATCCTACAATAGTTCCTAGCTGTGGACTTATTTGATTTAATTTATTCCAATCAAAACCTTTTTTAGTTTTTTTATTATTTACTGTTGCACCAAAATCACTATTGATGAACTTATCAATTCCACCAAATGCACTTTGTGAAATATCAATAGGATTATCAAAAGGCATGCTACCATTATTCATATAATCAATAGCATCAAGTTCAGCACCGCCAACAGCTTTCTTAAGCTTATGACCATGCTTCTTCATGAAAGCCTCCTCTGTAGGATATTTCTTGTAGAACTCTTTCTCGTCCTTAACACCAGCAATTTTTAATATTTTAGCCTTCATATTTATCTAACCAGCCCCCTGGTTGTTTAGTGTTGTAATTTGTAAAGTTAGTTAATTGATCCAGTTTTACCAACTGACTACCATCTCTGGAAATAGTCTTAGGTTTGAAGTCAAGCCCTTCTTGATAGTATCTCATCTCTGCTCCATTCTCTGCAGAAGCTTTTGTCTTCTTAGCATACTTACCATTGTCAGGAGCAGCTCCTGCTACACGTGCGTATGTGAATCCTACAGCTCCTGGCATAGATCCTCCCATAGCAAATTGTTTTGGTACATACCGATAGTAATCACCAGTTGTATCAAGATCGTATTTGTTTCTAAAATCTTTACCCCCTTTACTCTTGTACCAATCTAACTCTTTGTTTATGGTTGAATGATGTTTAGATTTCATGAACTCATATATACCTGTTTCTGGGTTTTCATATGCAGTCATTAAATGAGCATTAGGATCTTTTACAAAAGCATCTAAATCTTTCTGAGGAGCTAGGTCATAAGCTCTTCTTAAGTTATAGTTTATTGTATCATTCTTAGCTTTAGGAACTGTTTTATACCATTGGTCAAAAGGAACTTTACCACCTTGTTCAAACTGTCCTCCCCATGCAGGAGAATAATTACGTCCTCTGTTACTATATCCATCACCTTCAAAGTCTGGTCCTGCTGATACACTGTAATCATTATAATTAGGTTGAACAGGGCCTCCATCATTGAACTGTAAGAATGGTGCTCTAGGTGAATAGTTATTAGGAGTAACTGACTTTAAAGGTGTGTGAGTCTGAATGTTTTTCTTCACCTTGTTTAAGTAATCAAATCCTTCAAAGGTAGGGTTATCTTTAAACTCATAGAAGTAATCTACAAGCTCAGGATTATTAGCTTTACTTGGAGAGTTCCAAGATAATGTAGCCATGTCATGTAACTTCTGCTCACTCCAATCAGGATTCTTTTTCTTCAGTCCTTTCTTAATATCATAGAAGTTAGCAAAGGCTGCCATCAATTCATTCTCAGGATTATTGTAGAATGCATTCTTGCTACCTTTACCCACTGGAAAATCACTTTCTTTTAATCCTAGTCTCTTTGCAGTTTTAGATAAATGCTTTTGTCTAAATGTACCAATAGAAGGATCTGTATCAGATAGAGCAAAAGGCTTAGGTCTATTATAAGTATTAGTGTATAATTGATCTAATGCATCGTCAACTGATATACCTGTACTTTGTGATAGTTTATTAGCCTCCATCTGTACCTTACTATTTCCTGGGAAAGGAAGTAAATCTGGATTCTCTTCATACTTTCTATTACCATACTTCTTGGCAAGATTCATAACCTCTTTAACAGGTTTAGTTAATCCTGCTTCTCTTAGTTTATCTTGAATCAATACCTTGGCTTTACTTAAACCTTTAGCCATCTTACCAGACATCTTAGATTCTTGAACACCAATACCTAATACATGTCTAAAGATTTGATCAGCCTCATCAGCATTAATACCTAAGTTACCAATAAGTGTTGGTTTTACTTTATCATAAATCTCTTTGTATGGTTTTAGTTCAGGACTCACCTCAAAGTTCATCGTACCTCTATTCAGGTTCAAATCATTCTCTACAGCCTTTTGAACAATACTTCCTGCTTTATCTTTAAATTGACTAGGTCTTATTATACTTCTAATTCCAAAGTTAGAATTAGCATTATAATAAAGATTGTTCTGTATAGGTACTGTTACCAATTTACCATTAAAGCTTTCAGAAATTAAAAAATTGCCATTCTCATCAACACCAGTAACAGTTGCTCTATGGTTAACTTTAGGTTCTTTATAGTTTCCTGTAGCACTAGAGTAAGAAGGATGAGGAGTTGGTGAGTCTGGACCAATCATTACCTGATCACCCACTTGTAGATTTTCTAAATGATCTGCAGTTAATGGACCATGTACCCCTTCATTGTATACTACTTCTCCATTATTCTTTAACATCTGATTAGTTGTATACCATGCATTGTCAGCATTAGCAGAATAATCATAAAGATCATCAGGTGAAACTTTATTATGTACAGAAGATGCTATTGCATTAGCAAGTCTTGCACATTCTGCATCTGACTTACAACCATGCATTAACTTATTTCTTTCAAATAGATGACTTACATTTTTATCATTTACAGCTTTTCTTAATTGCTTTCCTGTTTTAATATTTGAAAAGTCTATTATTCCTGCTCCTGATCCTGGCTTGTACAAAGGAAGCTTGAACGCTTCTGCAATTTCAGGAGTAACATATTGACCAGCTTCATCATAAAAACTTCTACCTATATTTGTACCAGATAAATCATCTATCTCATGAGATGGTCTAACTGTAGGGATCTCTCTAGCTACTTTAGGTTTATCACCTAATACTAACTTCTTTGCTTTCTTTAATGCAGGATTTAATACATACTTCTTTGCAGGATCTGTTATATATTGTGATATTGCAGGTTCTAATACAGCTTCTCCAGCACCTGCTAATACAGGATTAAATACATTCATAGCAGCTTCTCCCCATTGTTTATTTTTAATATTCAATGGAACTTGTCCTAAGCCAGAAGCTAAGTGACCAAACTGTACCCCAGGATTAATATAATCATCAAAGAAGTTAGGATAGTCTGAGAATCTTAGTTTATCTGCAGTGGCTGATGAATATGTAGCAAGATCCTCAGCAGGTTTATCAAAGTCATTTGCTTGACGTGAATTAGATAAAGCAATTCTTTTTCTACGTTCTTGAGCCTCTCTTTCATCTAATTGAGCTTGGGTTACTTTATTCTTATTTGTAGGAGTTAGTTGTTTACTAACACGTGTAGCATCGCTTGCAGCAACATTGTCACTGTATTTATCTAGCCAGCCTTTAGGTTTTTCTATTGCCATTACTTGTAAGAGATTTGACTTGGAGCTATAATGAATTGACTAACAAGGTGAGCGTTTGATGTATCATCTAAGATGTGTCTTATCAATACACCTTTAGCTCTCATTGTATCTTTATTGAATGATTTTACACCATAGTTCATATTGTCTTGGTTGAGTACTTTATCAATAGATAATGACTCACAACTAACATTAAACAATGGCTCTTCTTTATCAATCACTACATTCCAGAATGTATTGTATTGATAGAAGCTATCACTCTTAGTATAAAGAATAGTTTTGCTTTCCGCATTATATATTGGATACTGATTATAAGCAGCTAAGTTATTCAATGGTTTCTTAACTAATTCTAACATACCTGAACACTGTTGTCCATTGTAAATAATTACTTTGTTGAAGTATTGATTATCTGTTTGGATCTTAGCATTATCATTATATACACCATCAGGTATAGGCAGATACTTATATGCACGTGTATAGTCTTTTACATTCTGTAATATCTCATCATGATATTGATACATAAACGGATACTCAATAATGTAAGGTTCTATATTTCCGTAGAAGTTATTAGTTAATCTTACATCAGTGAGATGACGCCAAAGAGTTCCTGTATTAACTGCATTACATGTAAGATTAGCAATCTGTTGAGCAGTTAATTCAATGATATCTTTATGCAAAAAGAACTTACATTTACCTAATGATTCAAGAATAATTTCTGTAGCATTATATGGAACATAATAATAAATACCAGTGCATAAATTGTTCTTATAGACATTAGTTCCTAAAACGTTACCTAAATCATCAGTAACATTAAAGTAGCTTGTTCTATAACCCATCTCTGTTATTTTAACAAACACCTTTCTTAATAAAAGGGCATTGCCAATTATTGCACAAGTATCTACAGCAGTTCCCGATAAATTACATCTAGGCATTAGTATTCTATTTATGGTGTTATTGCAGTTCCAGCTAATTCACAAGTTGATGATATCTCTTCAGCAGCTACAAAATCAAGATTGCATCCTTCGTTTAATCCTGAATAGAAGAAGTTATTCTCAGCTATATAGTAATTAGGAATATAGCTATGGAAACTTATCCAACTCTTTGTATTCATATTGAATGAAAGAGTCCAAGATTTATTACAAAAGTATTTAGGATCTGACAATTGTACTACAGTACCATTCACTTCATATTCTTTAGTGACAGTATTATAAGTCATTGTTGATATCCATTCAGGCTGTGGAATATAGTCAAGCTTAGAGATGATCACTCGATCATACTTACTATCATATACACCATGTATTCCCACCTTACTGAAATTGTTATCAGTATCAGCATTTGGGAAATATCTTATTATTTCAAATGCCAAGTGATCCGTCATGAATCGGTTAACACCTGATCCAAATGCTGTAAGATCATCAGCTTGATTTCCTGAGATTAAGAAAATCTGTCCACGTTTAGCATCAATTGTTATCTGACCTTGAGGAATCTTTAATAACATCTTGTTCTGAGATCCTACATATCCTAAATCTGTTTCAGCAAAGTCAATTGGAGGAGCACTTCTAAATAATGAATCATTACCCAAGTAAGCAGCTTGAGGATTACTTGTATTGATTGTAAGCATTGTATTGTATAACAATGACTTATTCTCAAAACGAGCAAGCACAGCTTTGTTTTGAATCCCATCCAAAGATACTAAGTCTCCATAGTTCTGAGGAAAATCAAAGAATGATATAGGACGATATATCAACCAGTTATTTACTTTAACTGTTGGATCAGAACTCTGTGCATCTGAATAGATTGCTCTAAATGGAAAAATTGTATTACATTGACTATCATCCCAGTTTGCAGGTAGATGAGAAAAGTAATTATCTGTATTCTGTTTAGAGTAGCTTACATTATAAGTGTATGTATTATCAAACTCAATAGGTACGTGAATCTGCTGTAACCAGTTATCTGGAATACCAGAACTTACACGAGGATAAAAGTCCCCTTCTCTATTATTAAATGCTTGACGTAAATCTAAATTAATACTACTCTCACAATAGAAATAAGGAATACCATATGCAAATAGATAGAACTTACCATTGTATCCAGAATTTAAAGTACCTGGACTTGTTCCACCAATAATAGTAGTAGTTGTTGTAGTAATAGAATAAGGAACTATAGGATCAATCCAACCGCAATCAAAGTTATGAGCTTTGATTGATATCATGTTATCTAGTGTACCAATGCTTGCATTAATTACAGGTTTATTAAAATTAAATAATACAGACCTTGCAGAATGCCAGTATTGTGGATAAGCAACATTACCGATCTCATCATAGTTTATATCACTATCATCAGGAGCACCCACTCTGTTATCAATAAAGAATGGAAGTTTAGTCTTGAATGCAAAACGAGAGATGAATGTATCACCGCCAAATACAGTAGTAACTCCAGGAAGATTATCTAAATCTACTTGGAATCCTGTGTCAATAGTTTGATATGTATATATCTGACCATACTGACCAGGAATAATATTTTTTAATGATGCATAATAAGATATTACTTTAATCTTTTCTAGATGTTCTGGAGTACCACAGTTACCCATCTGTCCTACAGTTAATCTAGATTCATCACTAATTAAACTGTTTGATCTTGACATCACTGAAGGAACTTTATCAGGAAAAGGTAATGCTGATTTAGTTAAATCAGTTCTAAGATAAACAGAAGATTCTCTTTGGAAATTATTAACATCATGTATATCACTAACAGATTGAACACCAGGAGATATGTATTGATATCTATCTAATGGACGTTGTTTGTATCCACTATTAGTAACAGGTGCTTGATAATCATATGTAGCTATAGAGTTGTATGAATACGCAAAGTTTTGTCTATTGATGCCATTAATCCAAACAGTTAAATATGCTTGGTACATTGTAAACATTGCAGTGGCATTAAATGGAGCAACTGCATTAGCTGTTGTATAACTAGTTAACAATGCTTGATATTGAATATCTTTTGTTAATAGTTTATACTTTGCATTATTTGTAACCTTTACAAAGTGAGAATTTCCTGCACCAAACAATACATTCTCTATCTTAAGAACAGATCCTAATGTAGGCTGTCCAAAAGAAGTTTCAGGAGAATTAAAGATTTGTCTGTACTTAGATTCATCTGTAGCAAATGCATTTAAGTTAGCAGGTAAACACTCAGGATTAACTGTATCACTTCCACCAACTATATAATTAACAGCACCAGCTGGTGCAAGTAAAGTTGGAGGAGACCATGCTGATAAGTATGTAACACTGTATGCAGGAGCAGTATATGAATAAAAGGTATATGGTAAGTTTCCAGTTTTTGCATATAAAAATCCTAAGTCTATTGGATTGTTATTAACAATAACGTATGTTTTTTGTTGCTCAAAAAAATTACTATCACCTTGTACATTTACTGGACTATATGGATCTGCTGCAACAAATACTGCTGTACCTAATGATTTAGGTTTAGTTAGTGAACAAATTGTTAGTAGTTCACCAATTCCTGTTACAGTGAGATTAATTGTTTGTAACTGATTAGTGTAAGGGTTAGTAATTTGAGCTTGTCCTGCAACAGTTACAGATAGTTTCCAATTGATAGTTTGGCTACCATATGCGTTATTGTTCTCAAGAAGAAATGGATCTTTTCTTAAGTCATTATAAGGATAGTTAGGAAAGTAATAATCAGTACCATTACGATTGTATTTACCTACGTTACGTAGAATTCCTTTACCTATAATAGACTTATTAGTTGATCTATTAGCACGTACAATTTTATATCCTGCAATATTATCTGCTTCTGCTTGAGTGATTTTATGATCAGTGACAGCTTGAGCAATTGCTGCTTGTACTTGAGCAGTATCAATCCGTACACCCATAGGATATACAGCTGCACTGGTCTGCATGTAAACATCATACTTACCAGCAACAATTGTTGGTGTAGGACTATCAAATGCAGGACTTACAAGAATATCTGGAAACTTATGATGACGAATATATGTATTAGCAAGATCTCCCCATACAAGTGGATTGTTTGGATATTTTACGTCAGACTGCCAATACGCAAACTCACCATATTGATATGGCGTAGCATTGTTTATAGACGATCCTGTAGCAGCAGTTACTCCATATGCAGTGTTATATATCTGCCATGTAGGAGCAGTTGTTCCTGTACCAATAAAGTCAGGATTAGTACTTGGAATAGGAACTAAGTCAGATGGAATATGATCTCTACCAGGGATATGAAAACCATCTGTTTGTCTACCATTCTTTAGCAAGAATACAATTTCAAAAGCATACACTTCATCACGAAGATATCCTCTCAACTCAGCTGTATTAATCTCATTAGAATAATTCTCTGTAGCAGGAAGTTTGTATGTCTGCCACTTTAAAGAGATTTTACTAGCAATAGATTGATAGTTAACTCTATCATTAGATGTAAGTTGGTCCCATACAAGAATATCTTGAACACTTGTTACATCTTGAGCAATATCATAATATGGGAACTTCTCAAAGATATCATTGATTGATAGTCTGATTTGAGTTTGGTTTTGTCCAGCATATGTAATGTCAGTGGTTACAGTATCAATATAATATGTCCCTATTAACTCAACTGATTCAATTGAATTAATGAATTTGATAACTGCTAAGTTATAGTATTTAAAGTATCCATTTATTTCTAGATTACTGATTTGTAATCTAATTGATTGATTTACAGGATAATTAAAATCTGCAGTCTCAATTTTATTATTAGCAATAGATACAGGATTCGTTACTGAATAGTAAGATGTATATCCAAATCCTAATGCATCACAGTATTGAATAGCAAACTGATATGTACCAGCAACTAATTCTCCTCCTGTTATAACTTCAAGTATATCTAATTGTGGAATACTAAAGTTTGGTTGTATACTTAATGTATTACAATTTGTTGGAGCATCTCCCTCTATATCTAAATATCTTCTAACATTATATCCATCAGTCCAATATATTTCTGTAGTACAGTTTGTAATACGATGTACTACCTTTTGGATTGGATGATTGATATTAAAATTCAAACATGGTAAGTTTAAATAAGATACATATTCACAGTTATTGTTATACATGTATCCAATCTCAGATTCACCTGTAGTAGCATTAACTAGAAAAAATACATGCTTATTCTTTTCAGGAATGAAATGATTTCCTATAACTTGATACCCTTCAGGAAAATTTATGCATATTTCATTACCCTCTTCATTCTGATAGTTGACAGAGTTAGAATCAAAGTTTTCAACATTGGCATTTAACGCATACGTAAGCATACCTTTCTTGATTTGACCAATGGTGTTATCCATGTTCAGACCAGTCTGGGCAACATTGTAATTTGCGTTAATGTTTCCTTTATTAGTTGTTTCTTCTGCGGCCATATCTATATGATCTATTTGGCAGTTCGTACATATTGAATCTGTTCAAATCGTTCTTTATTCTACGTTGTTTTGTCCAAGCATCTTGCTTCTTTATCTCAATGTCTGCCATAATGAATGCTTCCTCAGAAAGTTGCTTATAATAGCCAAGTTTCTTCTGTATTTGTTCAAACGTCTCATCAGTTAGTTGGTTAGATAGGGTTTCGAAAACTTTAAATTTAAGGAATGATTCTATATATTCCCTGATACGGAAGTTGTCAGGAATCATTTGATTACCTACTGCATCGTACTCAGTAGCATAAAATACTAAATGTATCACTGCATATCTTACATTAGTAACAAACTTGTTATCTCTAATGTCAAACGAATTAGCAGCAGATGAAAATGGTGTGTTACGAGAAGCAAGAGAAGGACCATTATCAAAGTCACATGCATTAGAAACACATGCCTGTCCTGATCCATATTCTAAATTACAATAAGCAGCACCGTTAATATTTCCAGGTTGCATCAAATAGTTTCTTGTAATAGAACGTGTCGTTTGCTGATTAGTCTTATATATTGTATCTATGATCTCAGGCATACATGATCCATCACATCCTACATTGCCACAGCACGGACTAGGAATAGCACAGTCTGTTGTAATAGGACTCACTTGAATAGTGGTCTGAGTGAATGCTTGAGAGTAGAATGAATTAGCTGTTTGATATGGAGTTAATGGTGTCTCTGCACACATCCATGCTTCTCTTACAGCAAAGAAGTTATCTGGAAGACGAGCTTCAAAGTCCCATACATCTAATATTACTTCACGGATAACATAGTTATTCCGACCAAGCTTACGTAGACATTTATCTAAATAAGTGGGAAACATTAAGTCATCAACAGCTCCTGTATCAAAGTAGCTCTTAAGCTCTTCTTTCACTGTAGAATATACAGGCTCAGGAGAAAGGAAATTATATTTGTAGTAGTATGACATGTTATTTTACTTTTTCCACTCGTTATAAAGATGTTGATACTTATCGTCAGTTTTGATATAATGAGATAATAATCTTGATGTGTTTCTACTTGGTTTAAAATACCAAAGGTCTACATTTCTTAGTCTTGTACTTTCTCTGAACCACATCCAACCAAAGAAATAACCTTCTGTGTGATAGTTAAAGTTATATATTCTTTTACCTTTCTCTCTACTCTTCTGCCAATCAATTGGTAAGTTAATTACCTCTTTGCCCTCAACCATTTTAAACTTCTTACGCTTCTTCTTGTTAATAGAGAATTCACCAAAGCCATAAGGTAGCCTTGCTTTATCTCCACTTTCCAAGATGTAGTTTTTGAATGCGTCACTGAATGAGTAGATGATGTTTCTCCAATCATCAAAATTTATCTTTACTGATGAGTTCTTCTTACAGAAGTTTTTGTAGTTATCTTTGCTGGAGCTTCTCCAATCAACCTTTACTCTAGCCATTATTATAATTACTTTGGTTGGTTCTGTATTGTGGAGCAGCAACTTGCTCATCATTATTATTCTGAGTCTTATCATCAGTAATCCTAAAGTAAGTAGATAATAACTTCTGAGAGGCTAATTCTAATACTTGTTTCTCAAGATAACCAGGACAAGCATATGGCCTATCTAAAGGATTCATGCACCATTCTTCATCAGTTATATCTTCTTCACATTTACCAGAGTATCTAACCTCAGGAGGAAGATCATCTTCAAATAACGCTGCAATTCTAACCTTTAATAATGATGGATCACTGATGTATAAGTATCCATCAACTATCCAGAAATAACTTTCGTTCTTAATGTATGGAAGCTTTAATAAGTTCAAGTATCTATTGATTGTAATATCTTTAAATCTTTTACCTGTTCCGCCCATAGCGTTGATTGACCATACTCCCTGGATGAGATACTGATAGTTTCCTTCTGCAATGCGAGGAAGTCTTTCTACACTTCTAGCAACAGTGCAAGGATCTGTGTAATCACAACAATCAGAAATAGGAACTTCTACCATCTCTAGACATGGTATTGTAGTGAACAAAGTATCTGTAGCCCAAAGCTTACGAAGATTTGTTTCACGCTTAACCAATAATAGAGTGCAGTTTCTAACCTCAGATGATATAGCTCTATCTGTTATCAAGTTGTCAGTTGATAATAACTTGTGCATAGAACGCACATCCGAGACTAGTTTTCTTAATGTTGCCATTGTTATATTCTTTCTTCAAATTCACAAATCTTGCCTAACTCTTTATCATAGACTAAAGCAAGTGCTGCCCTCACACTGTGGACAAAGTTATTATCTTGATGCCATCTATCTGTACCAGACAGGCTAGGCATTTGTTGTATCCTTACCCCTTTTACTTCTTTAGCCATGTAGTGATGTTTATCACCTGTATGTATTTCTCTGTACTTAGAACATCCAAACATTTGGCTGTAATCAGGATGGGTTGCAAACAATAAAGGAAGATCCTCAATCTTACAGTTACCATGATGATAACCAATAAATGTTTCTCCTAACAAAGTAGCCTTCACTGTAGAATGATCTCTATCAAAGTATATCTTAGGTTCTGCATTGAAGTAAACATCAAGAGCATGAGCTAAATAATAAGACTTAGTTCTGTCATGATTACCTTGTACTAGTATAACATGCAACTCTTTACATACAGTCTTTAATGCTTTGATTGTATCTACAAGTAAAGCAAATCCTAATTCATACTCATGTGCATAGTCAACAATAGTTTCTTGTGGTGTTCCGTTTGTTGTTTGATGCTGAAAGTTATCTGTATGAAAGAAGTCATTTGATATTGGAAATACAATTCTATCAATATCATATAATGATTTTACATTATATGCAAGACTTACAGCTGTACTGAAGTATCTCTTACATCTAACAGCTGGTGAATTATCTCCATCAATATGCCTCTTAGCTAAATGGAAGTCAGATAATGATATCTCAACATCTATTAGCTTAGCACGTTCTAGCTCTGGTGGTAACTGGGGTATGTAGTTGGATTTATAATTCTCTAAGAACTTTGCAAAGTCCTCTGCAGTGTAGTCTTTGGCCTCTTTTTTCTTAGAGAAGATTGATGATGTAAACTTACCATTAGGTAATAGTTTAGACCAGTAGTTTACTATAATGTATTTGTCTAAGTTGATCTTGTGTAGAGCAGCAAGCTCTATGTCGTCCTTCGGTTCAAAATCAGCTATTACTGTACTCTCAATAGTTCCTCGTTCGTTGTTTGTCTTTCTTATTGACTCACACAATAAAGGTGTTTTCAATGTATCGTTAGGTTCTTGATCTCTCTCTTTTAGCTCTTTTAACAATTCATCTACTTCAATCTCAGTTATTCCAAGCCTCTCGGCATAGAATGATTTGCTTTTCTTGCGTCTTAAAAGTGCTTCAAGACGAAAAAGCATGTCCTGATTTTCAGTCATCCTATTCGTAGTTTAGTTAAATTATCCTAAATATATAAATTTAATTTTGTATTTACCAAATAATTGTAATTGAATTAGTTATATAGTTTAACAAAGTTGATTATAAAAATGAAAACTCCTAGGGACCATGTGCCCCTAGGAGAAACCCTGTAAACCAACAAACAGGATTTTTTATATCTTCAATTACACAACGTCTCCACAAATTCCAAGGACACTATATGTATTTCCATTAGCAAGTGTTCTATCAGCAGATGTTACTGATTGAGGAAGTGCACCAGCTGCAGTAGAATAGTAAGTAGTTGTACTATTTATTGTATCTGCAATTTGACCTCTTTGACCACTTGTTGCTCTAGTATCTTGTGTAACAGTTACTTTGTATCCATCACCTGCAAGTAATCCAACTGACCAACTCTCACCATTTGATGTTAATGTATGACTCAATATAAATCCTGCACCAATAGGGGATGCTGTATAGATATCCATTGATCCTGTATTACCAGCATCTAATTGTAATAAGAAATCAACAAAGATAGTAGGTAACGGTGCAGTTGTGGTAGTAGTTGTTGTACCAGGAGCTGCTGTAGTAGTACTAGTTGTAGTACTGGTAGACGTACTGGTAGACGTACTAGTGGATGTACTTGTTGACGTACTTGTTGACGTACTTGTACTAGTAGATGTAGATGTACTAGTAGATGTAGTAGTTGTTGTATCACCAGGACATCCTGTCAAACCTGTTGCTCCTATTAATAATCCAGAACCACCTGGGCTTGAATAATATATCTGAGTAACTTTCCAATAATTACTTCCAAGATCAATTACACGATCATTCAATGCAAATTGTGGTCCTGATGTAGGATACATTGCTGAGTAATCAATTGCTGATGTAGTACAGTTAGTAAGTTGATACCATTGATCAGCTGGAGGGTGTGTAGTTGTTGTACTAGTTGTACTAGTAGATGTACTTGTTGATGTAGAAGTACTTGTAGATGTACTACTAGTAGTGGTAGTTGTAGTTGCACCTGCAACAGCTAAGTCTACAAAATTAGTACATGCACCTGTAGATTTTACACGTATAGTGTTTGTGCCTGCTGGCACCACTGTACTTGTATACCCAGCAACTAATACAGACTTTGCAATACCTGTTGCAAAAGCTGTAACATAGCTATCTGTATTTGAATACAGATTAAAAGGTCCTGTATCTGCACCTGCTGTTGTTAATGTGATTAAGACATTCATTGTTATTTATTTATTTTATTTTGTTAGTTTACGAACATACATTTCCTGTATCACTTGCTCCACCACCACTTACACTTGGTGATGTACCATTTCTTACACATATACTTCCTGCATATCCTCCAAATGCAGAGTAGAATGAGAAGCTATCAGAGAATCCTGCGCAGTTAGTATAAGTACCACTTACATAAGTATCAGCATCATACGCACTTATATCCCAAGTAGTGCAAGGATGATATCCACAATAAGGACTATTTGATTCTACTAATGTCTCATTACGTATAGCTCCTGTACAAATATTAACTTCTTTAGACCATTTATCATATCCTACACAATAGTAAACTGTAGGCCATCCACCACAATCTGAATTTAAACCAAGGTCAGCATCTCTAGTGTCACCATATGTTGCTGAACAAACATTATTATCTATCTGTGGTTGTACTAGATGACAAGCATTACATGCAGCAGGGGCAGTGTCTACCCAGTTAGCAGCTGGAGATATTCCACAACATCCATTACAATCAGTTGAATTACTCTGTATTAAACTTCCTTGTCTTTGGTTTCCATATGTAGGAGAACAAGAGTTTAAATCTTGTTCAATGTTATACTTATTACATGTTCCATAACAACCCCATCCACTATTTTGCCAATTAGGTGTTGTAGATTGACCACAACATCCTCCGCAATATGTGCTATTTGAGTTTACTAAATGATCGTTTCGAACATTACCAGTACAAGAATTTGTTTCTTTATACCATTCCTCACAATTATTAGTTCCTTTACAATAAGGTGCACCTACCCAAGTTCCACAACTATCACTAGTTCCTAATGGATTATTTTGAGTCTGTGGAGATCCTGTATAACACGGATTTGTATTTATTTGAGGTTGATATAATGTACAGCTTCCAAAACAATTAGTGTCACCATTATTTGCCCAAACAGGACCAGTTGGTTGTCCACAACATTGAAATGCGCCTCCAGGTACATAACAATATGAAGAGTTATATTGTACAGCATCTCCTTGTTTAGTTGTTCCAAATGTTGGAGAACATGGATTATCATCATAAACTGTTTCATATTTATTACATGTTCCATAACATGAATATCCAATCGGAACCCAATGAGCTGCACTAGTACAACATCCATAATAAGATGTTTGTTCGAATCCTGTTTCATATCCTGGTGGAGGAACACAGTCTACAATTGATGATCCTGTATATGTATACCAAGGATCTGGATTTGATGCAAGTTTATATCTATTGCCATATCCTAATGGAGCAATTGTAGTATATAAATAATCGTACGTAGCACAGTTTTCTAATTCATAGTAAGCAGTTGTTGCCGCTGCTGCCCAATATGTTGTATTTGATCCACTTGTCGCATATGCATAATTTTGATATACTGCAGTGTTTGTATAATATCCAGCTGCTACATTTGATGCATAGAAATATAACGTGTAGTAATGAGCAGGACTAATCTCTTTAAGTAATTCAAGAACTATCTGTCCACCATTTACTCCCTCTTGATACGTAGTTAAATTGTAATAATCAGATGTAGATGATACAAAATTTCCATCATATTTAACTGCTTGAAATTGTCCAAGCACTAATCCTGATGGAAGTGTATCTGAAAGAGTACCACCAATTAGTTTTCCTCCTGTGTTAGTAATATCTATAGAGTATCCTTTAGTTGATACACAATTAGTATTAGCACTATAATAAATTGTTTTTGATATTACAACATTTGGTTGAAGTAACACATAAGAGTATGTTCCAGGTACTGTCACTGTTGTATTACACCATGTACCAGATACATTTGCAGTTGCTGTAAATGTACCGTATTGTGCAGCAGGATATGCATTGAATGCTATTTCATACTCAGTGGTAACTTGTTTGTATAGAAATATTCTCACTCTACCTGAAGGTATGTCATATATATCTACATAGTAATAGTCTGATGTAGGTAATGGTACTGGACTACCATTATAATGTACATATCTAAAATCACCTAATACAATATTGTTAGGGAGCGTAATATCAAATATAACAGTGGGCGTTACTTGAGGAACAGTTGCTTTTATCTTAAATAAATAACTGTAATAAGAATGATATACTGGATTAGTATGAGTTTCATCATAAACTGAAACTGTATCCACTGTAACAGTTAATCCTGATGGAGCACATACAAAGTCTTGATATCTAGGACATCTGTTACCTGTATATGTAAACCATGGATTAGCATTCTCATCTAAGTAATAAGCAGCACTTGACTCTGTTTTTGTATTACCCTTATTACTATTAGATATACCATTTTTACGAGTATAACCAAATTGAAGGGCCATCTCATTAAACTCAGTAGCTGTAACTATATAATTATCAGTCTTCATTCTCTAATGCTTTTACCCTAGCGTCTAATTCTTGAATGGCTTTAATTAATATACCTACTACGGAGTTAGTATCCATACTTTTTTGATCTTCTGTAGATAGTTCTACAGGAGTATCTTCAGCAATGAAACCATAGTGAATTCTTTTGTCTGGATCATTCTTATAAATAAACTCTACAATAGTGGTTTCGTTAATAATATCTACAGCACTTCTATCAAATACATTAATGTTATCTTTAAGTTCTCTAGAAGAACTTTGATAGAATCCAGGTGATGTGATGTTACCTGTAGCAGTAAGAGTTCCAGCAACATTAATTGCAGCCCCAGATTCAGTAATTATACTATTACCTACTGTAGAACTTCCTGTAAACTTAACAATTGTACCAGTGGTACCAGTTCCTGTTACAGGATTAGTTAATGCTCCTTGTTTATTATTGAATGTATTCCAGTCAGTAGAACTTAAATATCCTGATTGTGAACTAGTTGCTTGACTAAGTGAAATAGCTGTACCAGATCCTATCACTGCTCCAGTACCTCCTGTTAAATTTAATACGCCTGTTGGAGATACTGATAAGTTATTAATACTTAATGGATCTTGTTTACCATTAAATATATTAAAGTAGGTAGAAGTCAAATAACCATTAGTAACTGAATTAGCTGCAGGAATAGATATTGTTCCTCCTCCACTTATTGATAACGGTGGAATAGCATCTATTATACTACTTGTACCATTAGTTCCCGATGTACCGTGTGTACCATTTGTACCAGATGTTCCATGTGTACCGTTTGTTCCTGAAGTACCATTTGTACCAGCTCCACCCATAGGACCAAATCCTACAGAGTTAATAGCATCTCCTATGTTAGCAAATGATGAATCAAGATATAATGCATTACCAAGTGGTCTAACGACTTTTCTTAGTAACGTACTATTTTGATAATATCTTATATTATATCCATCATAAGTTATTGTAAATACATCTGTTGCAAAATATTGACCATATGCTGCACTTACTGTACCACCCTCAGAAGTATAAATATATCCAGCTGAAGCATAAATTGCATAATCAATAGAAGTAAAATTAGGATCTGTTGCTGGATCAGAGTTTAATCCAAACATTGTGTCAACAGTAATTGTAGAGAATCTAGCTGTGACAAATGCTCCTGTTACATATCCTTGTGATGAATATACTTGGGCATCAAAAGCAGTATTACTACCGCCAGTCTTTGTATATGTTTGAGAATCTGTAAGTGATTGTGTAACGTTTGTTAAATTAGGAGTCCAGTTACTTGCTCCTCTTGCTCCACTAGTTCCTGTAGTACCAGCTGTACCAGTAATACCAGATGTTCCATTTGTACCTGAGGTACCTGTTGTACCTGATGTTCCTGTTGTACCATTGGTACCAGATGTACCATTAGTACCAGAAGTACCTGTTGTTCCTGTTGTACCATTAGTGCCAGATGTTCCTGTCGTTCCAGAAGTACCATTTGTACCAGAAGTACCATTTGTACCAGATGTTCCGTTTGTACCAGTAGTACCTGATGTTCCATTTGTACCAGTAGTACCTGATGTGCCATTAGTACCAGATGTTCCGTTAGTGCCAGATGTTCCGTTAGTGCCTGATGTACCATTTGTACCAGATGTACCAGATGTACCATTAGTACCTGTTGTACCTGATGTTCCATTTGTACCTGATGTTCCATGTGTACCAGATGTACCAGAAGTACCAAAAGTACCATTAGCACCTGAGGTTCCATTAGTACCACTTGTACCTGCACCTCCAGCTACACCTGATAAATTAACAAGCCAAAGACTATGTGAACCACTACCAAGTGTTGTAGTAATATCAACACTTAATGACCCTGTTCCTGATATATAGTTAACAACAACACCAGTCATGCTATTAGCAGAATCGTATGATATTAATACACCTTGTCCTGGTATATATGCTAAACCTGGATCTACTGATAAAGTCCATGGACCTGTAGCAATAGTTTTTGTAGTTGTTGATGATGTTAAAAATTTATCACCATTAGTTCCTGACGTACCATTAGTGCCACTTGTACCATTGGTACCGCTTGATGCACTTGTGCCATTAGTACCACTTGTAGCTGATGTACCAGAAGTTCCACTTGTAGCTGAGGTACCATTAGTACCACTAGTTCCAAATGTACCATTAACACCTGAAGTGCCATTAGTTCCAGATGTTCCAGTTGTTCCTGAAGTGCCTGTTGTACCATTAGTACCTGAGGTCCCATTAGTACCAGTAGTACCTGAGGTACCATTAGTACCAGTTGTACCTGATGTTCCTGTTGTACCAGTAGTACCTGATGTACCATTAGTACCAGATGTTCCGTTTGTACCTGAGGTTCCACTAGTTCCACTGGTTCCAGAAGTTCCAGAAGTTCCATCAATACCTGATGTTCCATTAGTCCCACTAGTACCAGCAGTACTTGCTGTACCGCTTGTTGCAGATGTGCCTGCTGTTGCTGATGTTCCGTTAGAACCATTACGTCCAGTAGATCCTGATGATCCTGATGATCCTGATGTGCCATTAGAACCCTCTCTACCAGATGACCCACTTGAACCTGAAGTTCCTGCAGCACCATTAATTCCACTAGTTCCTGATCTACCATTAGTTCCACTAGTTCCAGCTAATCCATTTGATCCACTAGTGCCATTTGATCCAGATGTACCTGCTGTACCTGAAGTGGATCCATTATATCTATAGATGGCTTCATCTAACTTTTCTAAAGCAAGAGTTAAGCAATCTTCTGTATTTATACCTGATACTGGAAGATTTGGTCCATCGTATATAACACGTGTGGATTCAACTGGACAACAGCTATCACAATCAGAACTAGCATTCTTTAATGGAAAAGCATTCTGATCATAACAAGGCATTCCTGGTACACAAGCCATCTATTAATAATTTTATCTATGAATCAATATTTTAACTCTACTTGCAATCATCTCCACTGTAAAACATTTACAGTAATCAGCATTACAATTCTTAAATAACAAGATTCGTTTATAGTTTAACAAATCTTGTAGTGCTACTGTATTGATGTAATTGTTTACAGCATATACAATATTGTTGTATTCTAAACCAGCAAGTTCTGCTATTCGCTCATCTATATCAGCTAGCAGTACAGGAATTGTAGAATTGGCGATATAATTAGTTAGCCTGGGCGTTAGCATCTTGTTGTTGTTTTATTTCTTCTTGAACAGCGTAATTACATGCTGAACAATAACCATTAACCAATTGGCATCCACAGCCAACTTTTACTTGACATCTTTTGCAATTAGCCATACTATGTAAAGTTTACGATGTAGTTGTTACCAGTACATCCACAGTTGTTTCTAATAAAGTTATTTAATAATCTATCTGCCTGTGCGTATAACTTATTAGCAGTAACTACTGCTGAGTTATTAGCAGCAGCAATTGATCCTTGAATTAAGTAGTATATGCTATTCAATTGTACTTTAGATTGTGTCTTGATAGCCATATCACATTCCATCATATCAAGTTTCATAAATGCATTATCAAACTTTTCTTGAATTACATCTGTACGCATGATTGTATGCGTTACATTGTTATCAAATGCTGGAGCTACTGAGTATTTAATTATCCACACACCGTCAGGAAGAGGAGCTAAATCATGATCTACATCAGTTAACCCTAATGATAATGAATTAAAGATATTAAAATCATTAGGAACAAATGGTAAAGATACAGGTGCTAATACTTTTGGAATAGTGAATTCAATTGTCGGAGCTGTTACATTAGGAGGATTTGTAGGATATGTAGAAGCATCTGCAACACCTAACGTTAAAGTGTTGTATGTAGGAATTACTAAGAATTCTAATTTTAATGTTGGCATAGCGTTAAATAATAATGCCAGAGGACAGAGATTATCCTCTTACCCTCTGGCATAGGTTATATGATTACTTCTTTTATTAAGGAATCAAAGTAGTTGTTGTACTAGTTGAAGGCCAAATAGTAGTAGTTGTACTAGTAGTTGACACAATATCACCAGTCTCATCAACAGGCAATCCTAATGCAGTAGCTAATACATCTTCGATGTCAGCAGCTAACGACTGAGGAGCAGCAATGATTACCATTGAATCTTCGATGATGAAATCACCCCACTTGTATGCAGACTTGTCATACTCGTTAAAACGAATATAGTAAGTGTCATAAGTAGTTCCATCAGATACCCAAGACTCAAAGTTCTCATTGTATCCAACCATACGATATAAGTGCTTCAAATAACCAGCTTGGTAGCTATAGTAATTTTTCTCTAATTGAGCAATTTCACCAGAAGTACCAGAGATATAAGAAGAACGCTGAGTTACATAAGCATCAGCAACCATGTTACAAGAATCTGCAACGATAAAATCAGCAGTTGTAGCAGGACCAGCATAAACGAAAGTACGGAACCACATACGGTCATACTCCCAAGGGAATGCAGCCACGTCGCAAGGTTGACCATATTTAGTTAATGGCTTACCAGAGATACGTAAGATAGCATTTTGATCATTACCAATACGTTGGAATTGGTAAAACTGAGTGAAGTAGATGTTATCAGGGTTATCACCTGGAGCATGCTCTTCAAACTTCAAAATAAATGCATCGATCAATGCAGGAACATTAACATCAGCACATGGATCTCCACCACAAGCTAAACACTCACCTTTAACAGTCACTGAACGAGTGAAACCATTGAAGTACAATGTGCTTAAATAAGAAGAGAATGCACGTAACGTGATAGTTACATCAGTACCTGGAGTAACAGTAAAGTTAGTTACATCAGTTACTTGGTTAGCAGCTACTGGAGATCCTACAACTTTGTACCATGCAGATACGTTAGCAGCAGAAATCTTGTCAGAACGCTTAGATCCTTGTAAGTACGTATTAGTACGTCCTTGAGCCAAATAGAAATATGGAGCAGCAGCGATGGCAGTACCAACGTTATCAGCAGCATAAGTATTTGTAAAAATACCAAACCGTCCTGCGGTAAGGTTTTGTGTAGAACCAGAACTAGGTAATGTATTACCTACAGGAACTACAAACAGGGTGGTCAATGAAAAATCAGCCATTTGTATATTTATTTATTGTTAAAAATTTACTCGTTTGTTTGAATTCTATATACTGAACTTTGTACAGCAGACTGATTCTCGGTGTACATTGCTAAGTTTTGTACTGTTAAATCTAAAAGCTCATCTTCTAAATAAGTTTCTAGTTCGCAATCTTCATCATAAGAAGGTTCGCCATCTAACATTATATATCCTGTTTTATTAATGTATACAGGATATCGTAGGTATGAGACGTATATATTACTTGGAGTGAAAGTACCATCTGTAAATATACTTATCTCATCTGATGAGATAAAATTAAATGTTTCTTGATACTCAAATGATGGTCTGTAGTGAACATTGTTCAGTAACAAAGACAAATCACCATGTTTAGCAAGATCTTTATTAATCCAAATCTTTCTATCAGTACAACGACCTTTATCTGCTAGTACATAACTATCTACATAGAACATATACTTTGGTACTAGATTATGGATATAAGCAGTCCACTGATTTAACTCAGTGTTTTTCAAAGTTAGTGGTAACTCACCATCAATGTAATTTACCACTAGACTTTGTAAGTCTTCGTATCGTTTCTTAAAGGCATCTAAGCCCATACCAGAAACTGTACTAAAACCATCTACTTTTTGTTTAATCAACTTGATCTGGGCCTCATTCAAAGCTAAGATCTTGTCTTCTAATGCAATCTGTTGATGTTCATTGGTAGACAGCTTATTTAGTCTTTGGTCGATCTTATATAATAAACTGTCTACTGGGATCATACTGATGCTAATTTTTTACCTTTTAATTTCTGCTCTATAAGTAATAAGTCGTCTTGGTGATCTTCGTCAGCTAAATATTTAACCAATTCTTCCTCATCAATTGCAACTTCTAATTCACCCATATACACCTTACCATTAGGTTTTACACGATATATCGAGTGACCGATAGCTTGTTTCACCAAGTCTTTAATATGGAGTAAGTTGTCTTTCATGTCTGCAAATCTATTGAATACTTCAATTGGAGACAATCCTTGGTATTTACCATCTTTGAATTCTGTTTGTTTTAAAACATTATCCACTAAGTTATAAACAACTTCCTCTTTAGTTTCATCTGATACAGGTAAGCCTAACATCCGAGCTACTTTCTTTTTCTTCTCAGGACTCATTGAGTCAAACTTGATGATAGCTTTATTGATAACTTGTTTCTTCTTATACAATACAGCATTTTCAATCTCATCATCTACAACATAGAACTGAATGTCTGCAGGATATTCACCACGTTCCCATGCTTGATATGAACTAGCGATAGTTGGATGAACTCTCAACCATGCAAACGCTAACTCTTGCATTGGATTAGTGAAATCAAAATAGTTATCACCGTCCGTTAATTTAACTGCTTGCACGTGCATGAAGTCATCATTACCTTGAGATAAACCATAGTTCCAAAACTTAGAACGAGGACTCAAATCAACATCACCTAATGCAGCTTTTAATCTATCATGTAATTTAGTTACACGTTCGATCTCAAGTTCTTTTTCTGTAGGATCAGATATACGTTGAATATATGCAGCACTAGGATTTAATCCTGTACGATACTGACCATCAAGTTCCTTATAAGGATATTTAAACACTCCTGTTCCAGGAATACGTGTCATACCTTGTGATGCAAGACCACCTTGCATAGTTTGTAACTGAGAGTTGTTATACTCTTTTTTAATAGTAGAGATTTTACCTTGCTTACCCATATGTAGTTTAATTTAATTTGGTTTTTGGCAGAGTGCTTCTCATCGAAGAGATAGCGATCGGGGACACCCCAGTCCAAGCACTCTGTATCAAGAAGAGCCTCCCTACAAGGAGGGAGGGGTAGGGAGGTCTTCTTGTGCCCATCGGTTGATGAGCAAAGGACATACTGTCCTAGAACTGAGGGATTTCTTCGATCAAGACTGTACGAGACAAATCTTCGATAAATACATCACAACGGTCTTTCATCCAGATTTCGTATCCTGGGAATTTGTTCGCAGAACTCATACCTTGAGACTTAGCAAAGCCTAAGTGGTGACGAGTACCATCGATATAACCCCAAGTCATAGAAGGAGCACCCTTCATACGTACCTCACGGATGTTGTTAATCATAGAACCATCAGACATTGGAGAAACGTCAAACACCATAAATACTGGAGTTGATTTCTTGTTTTGTCCAAATTCTAAATTAGTTTGAGGAAGGTCTAATTCTTTTAAGTGAATTAACTCAACACGACCAGTCTCACGAGTAACCATTGCATCGAATGCAAAGTTGTAAGTGATGTGTTGTCCTTCTCCTTGCATATAACGATTACCTGAATCAGCCATGAAAGTCAAACCTGAATTCAATGCATCGTTTTTCAAAGCTTGTTGGAATACGTCAAAACCAGCTTCGTTAGTGTACATTTTAACACGACGATCCTTAACATCCACACGACGATAGAACAAATCACCAAATACCGAACGAATCAAGTTAGCAGTGAATTCTCCACGGTTGTATTGAACTAAGTTACCGTTGTTACGCATACGATGGTAAACACCAGCAGACGTACGTTTTAACTCTTGCTTAGAACCATTAGTCTTAACAGTACCTGGCTTAGACCAGATCATACGCTTAACTTTCAATTCTAACATAGACTTACGCATCCAGAACTCGATAAACGGCTCCCACTTAACATCATTACGAGTTAAAGGTAATTGGTTACGACGTTGTGGAGCATATACTAAGATATCTAAAGCTTTACCAGAAGCATCAACCATCATCTTATCATCAGCCCATTCAGTGATTTTGTGCTCATATCCATATGCAGAACCTAATGATTCAAACATAGTGATTTGCTCACCTAAACGTGGCAATCCTAATAAGTCTTGATCAAACTCACCGATAGCTGCATCAACCAATTCTAATTCAATACCAGTCTGTAAGAATACAGGAGATACAAAATCAACTTGAGGGTTGTCAGAAACCAAAGTAAATGTGTACAAATATCCCATGTTCCAAGGCATTGGATCCTTGATGACATAGAAACGAGGACCGTACTGACGAGTACCTACAGAAACGATAGCATTCTTAGAGAACTCATTAGTGTCAATCACTAATTGGAATTCTTGACCATCGATACCTGGCTTGCTCAACATCAAAGTTGAATCAGGAATGTCAATAATTTTAGGGAATTTGTAAGGGACTTGTACTTGCCACTTCCAAGCATCACTGTTGTTGTCAATGTAGTACGGAGTTGACTTGTTGATCATGTCCAAGAAGTCATTACTGTACAATGAGCTCTGAGTGTACAAACTGATAATTTTCTTATCATAGTCTGCTGGCTCAGTCGAGTGAAAGCTTTCCAAGTGGTTAGAGTCTGTCAACTTACCAACAGCACGTTTGTCCATCGAGGCCACACGAGCATAAGTAAAGCCAGTTAAACCTGGGATTGTTTGAATTGCCATTGTTTTTTATGTTTAATTTAATAGTTAATAATTACGAAAACCAAGAAGTTGGAGTTGACTTAGAAGATTTAATCGAACTTTTGCTTGCTTGTCTCGCAACTTCACCAAATAATTCATTTGACTTTTTGGTGACACCTGTCTTTTGAATCGTTGAAAGTGTAGGATCTTTTTCTAATATCTTTAGAAGTAGAGCAACCTTGACTTTCATTTCATGATTCTCGGGACGTTTAAGTTCCAGAATAGTTTTATCAAACTCAGTAAGCATTTCGCCAGACCCAGTCTTGTATCTATCTGTTATTAAAAAATCTTGTAGTTCGGTTGCCAACTTTGAATTGAGAGGAATACCATCAAACTCTTTAGCCTTAATCTTATCTTGCAAAATAGTACTTACATTCTGTATATACTGTTGCTTATAAGCAGCTTGTTGTTGTAATTGTTTACTCCTCACTTCTTCTAATTGTTGAAGCTTTGCAGCTTCTTTTTTAATCAGCACTTTATGATGTTTAGCAGCTACGCTTTCTAAATCACCATAGTTTTTTAATCTTTCTACTTCTGTTGTAATATCTTCAGGATCGTAACCTTGATCTGTTAAAGCTTGTTTTAATATTGCCACTTGATTTGCCTCTTCTGATAAATCTAAATCAGAGAATGACTGAATGGCATTATATGTACCGAAATAATCTTTAGGATCAACACCCTTAACAAAGATAGCATCAAATGCTTGTTGATAGTCTTCTCCAAATTGTCCAATGAAGTTTTGTACAACTTCAATAGCTCCTTTCTTTTTCTCTTCTTGGAAACGTTCTAGGAATTGTTCTGGTGTAGTGATTGGTTCTTCTTCACTATCTTCATCATTTGTAAACACTCCAAGTTTTAAAAGATCTGTAGCTAATGCTGTAAAACGACTAACTTCTGGTTCTTCTTCATTCTCTTCTGAAGCAGCTGGAGCTTTTGCTTTTGGAGCAGTTTCTTCACCACCTTCCTCTTCTTCCTCATCATCATCTCCATATAAGAAGTTAGTGATATCTTTTGCTGGTTCTTTTTCTTCTTCTGGAGCATCATCAGCTTTTGTAGCTTTTGCTTTCACAGGAGCAGCTGGTGCAGGTGTATCTTCAGCAGATAAATCTTTGATATCATCAGGACTAGCAGAAGCTGTATCAGGACTCATTAAATCATTTAATAGTTCTGCATTGCCCATGCCCATTTCCATTGTATCTTGAATGCTGAAGTTTCCTCCAAATGGGGTTTCTAAATTATTCTCGGCCATACGTAGTTTGTTTTTGAATTGGTTTTTCGATATAAAAATATGTTACATTAAAGTAATAACAAATAGAATAAGTCTAAAATCACTGAATATTCTGGATAATATAGCATTAAAAAAGTTTACTCTAACCAAAAAAGTTAGAATTACTTACTTTTAGATGCTCGATTCCTAGCATTTATCTGAGCTACTTTAACATCATTAGCTTGATTCTCACGATCCACTTGTAGCTTCTCTCGCTCAATAGTCATTTTATTGTTTTCTTTTTTATTCTCGTTTTGAATCTCAGCCATCTTAGCTTCGTATTCTTTAGCGGCCTTACTTGTTTCTGTAGATAACTTAGACATTTCTAATACATCAGCTGTTCCAGATGCATCTGCATCAGACAATGGTCCTGCTTTAGATTCAGCAGCAATCATTGCAATCTGTACTTTATTGATGCGATCTAGTTCTTTCTGATAGTTCTCATTAGCAATAGTTGAATCATGTTGCTGTTGAGCCTGCTGTATCTGAGCTTGGGCAATTTGTTGTTGCTGCTCCATCTCTTGTTGCTTCTGTTGCATCTGCTGATCTTGCATTTGCTCTTGACGCTCTTTAAGACTCTTGAATACTTTCTTCATCTGACGTACAGAATTTGTAGAATACAATTCAATGATATCATATAAGCTTCCACCGTTCTGAAGAACTGCTTGAGATAATCCTCTAATTTCATTAAACATCTTCTGATCTTCTGGACGATTAGTTAAGAACACCTTAAGATCACGAAACTTAAGATCGTCTCCATTCACTTGAACAAATGCAGATTCTCCATCAGATGTAATGTATGAAATAGTTGATTGAGGTTTTTTAGCTTCAATGTATAATGATGCATCAATAATTGCTTGATACAATTGTCCTAATACATACTCGTGTGCCACAAACAATGGCTCAGTTTGAGAGTATGATTGTGTGATGGCAGTATTGGTACCTGTGGCAGTTTCAGAGGCTGAGACAGACCCTAAACGTTGTTTAGACATACCAACTAATTCCCAACACTCATTCTTTAACTGGATAGCTAAGTTGTAACGAGATTGAATCTCCTGCGTACGTGTAAGGTCAATGTCACGGAATTGATTAAATGAGCTTGGAGATTTTAAGTTCTCTGGACTGTCATCAATAAACATAACACCACGGTTACGTGCTTCCATTTCCCATACATCAAGAGCATCTTGTGCATCTCCATCTTTAGGAATAGGAATGTGACGAATAGATGTTAAATATACCTTACCAACTTCTTTCTCTAATAGCTTGTACAATTGATTCATACAAACGTTATAAAGAACCTGGAAAGGTTTCATCATATCAATTAAACTCTTTGCTTCTGTGTTCTTAATTTCATGCACCACACCAATAATTGGACAGTAGTTAAGAAGCTTGAATGGTTTAATATGGTAGATATCTGGTCCAATCTTTATACCCTGATACCATTGATTGATCCATCCCCATTCTAATGACTGTTGTGTATCAACAGTTCCTGATTTGTAATTTTCATCAACAAGCATTGATTGCTCATTGCCCATCTCATCAAGAAAGATAAGTTTACCAATCTTCTTTTTAGAGATCCAATAAGCTCTCACCACTACATACTTGTATCCAAATGAAGACACATTCGATGTTAACCCTAAGAAGTCTTGTAAGCCATCATCATTATTCTTCATCTCAGATTCAATGATCATACGTGTCTGAAGAACAAGAGGATCATAGGTATCGTATTGTACAGAGTCAATACCATTACCTGCATCTGGATTACCAAGGTTAGATTCACGTACGTTAATTAAACCATAGTCTTGTAAAGATGATCTTAAGTGATCAATCTCATCTTTAGTAAGATCAGGAATAGCTTCGATAATCTCAGAGAGCTCCATCACTTGAACCGTTCCTGCAGCATATGCACCTTGTGCACGTCCTGTAGGATCAGAGATATACTTACGGTCTGGTGTAGATAGGAACCAAGTATTTTTAGGATTGGCCACTTCTACATTATATCCCACCTTAGAGTTATCCTCATAGATATGATAAAACTCACGAGCTGAAATCAACATGTCACGAAACGCATCTTCTGATTTCTCTTTAAGAACAAAGTCTGCTTTTTGACATGTAAGAACATGATTAGCCCACTTCTCTGCAATAGATGTATAGCTGTCAAGTTCATCCTTAACTTCATCCATTGTCATTTGCTGAACTTGCTCATCTTCTAATTCTTGCCCTGCTATAGCTGCTTTCTCAAGAATCTTTTGTTTGGCTTCATTCATTATATACTCCTGAAGAATACCTGTCTTGAATTCAAGCTCTTCAGCTTTACTATCATCATCAAATGCCTTAACACGGAATGCATCAGGTCTCTTTGATATCTCACCAATAAGTTCATTTAAAGGAGTGGTGATGATGGAATACATCTTCACGTATGCAGGAAGCTCTAGATTCTGAGTGAGCATATCTGTAAAGCTCTTTACCTCAGGCACATCTTGATAAAAGTCATCCATACGAAGAATACCTTTTACTAAGTCGTAGTTCTTAACAAATGTATCTCTGTTCTTTACATACTCAGCATAGGACTTATTAGCAAAATAGTCCATTGTATTCTTGATCCAACTCTCATCTTGCTTCTCTTTATCAGTCTTGAACTGATCAGGAAAGATGTTTAGATAGGCATACCTAATCGTTGCATCTTTTGTATATCTAATAATTGCCATTATGTAAACAGTTTTTGTTTATGCTTTCCAGAACCAAATAATCCTGGGGATGATTGACCAAATAATCTACTTTGTTTCTTGAGAGAATACATTGCTTGTACTCTTCCATCTCCCTGTCCTCCTATCCTTCCCATGATAGGATCCATTTTCATAGCTAATGCTACAGCTAATTCAGCTGCAATGATACGGTCAAAGTTACCTTCCTCATTGTACTGAATCATCTCTTCTAAAAGGACAGGGTCAAATATCTTGGCCATTCCTTTTGTTTCTTTTGTTACATTGCCCTCTTCATCTGTTTCTTTTAACAGCGTTTCCTCTGTGTACTTCTTCAGACAGTTATGGAGAAAGTCTCTAATCTTATCTGATGAACGGTGAATACCATAGTCACGTCTCACAGTGGTGTTAGGTACAATATCTTTCAACCAATCTGGTTGTTTCTCTAAATAATGAGCATCTCCTTTTGCAATCATGTAATCAATAAAGCTAATCTCATCATTCTCACACAAGGCCCTTGCATTGAAATACTTTATTAATAATCTTGCTTGTTCGTCCCACACTTCTTTCTTATCAGGACGTGCTACATAGGAGGCTACAAACATATCTTGATACTTCTCACCATTAATGGCATGCATCCTTTTATATATGTATACAGCTCCTAGTGATGTAGAGTAGGCCGACTTACCTTGACGATATGGATCGACCCCTGCTACATACAAACCATAAGGTGGACTCTCAATAGGAAACTCATATATTACTATAGGAGCATCTTTCTGATCTATATTCTTAAGAGGGAAGTTGGTGATGGGCAGTTTGTCCGTAAACTCATGCTTTATACCATCACCATCATCATATAGCACGACTGGTGTACCTGTACGCTCTTGAGATAAGAGTCTGGACTTCTGTCGTTTCGCTCCCTCTATATCAAATATGTTAGAGTCTTCATTTAAGAATATGTCATCCACTTCCTGTGGATAGTACATCTTCTCTTTTAAATATGCAATTCTATCTCCTGCTTTCTTAAGTCTATCTAAGTTATCATTAGTGATCTTTGTAGCTAGCTCCTCATTGCTGACAAGCATCTTTACATTATAAAGCTCAGATTCTAATGGTTCATTTAAATATTCACCAAGGCTTGATTCCTCCTTAGCTTCCATTCTAAACTTATGAGAAATGAATAGCCCATGTATCCTTGACTCATCCTTAGCATTATTGTATTCTAGGAAGTTATAATTGGCTACATCGAACATTAAGCTCTTTGCATCCATAAACTTCTTCATATCCCCACCAGTTCCTGTAAGAATCGGTGAGCAACCCCAGCCAAAGGGTGTAGTGAAGCCTGGAATAGCCGCTTGTAAACCTCGAAGGAAACTACCTTTACCAATCTCATCTATAATTAATCTTCTAGGTTTTGTACCTGCAATTGCTTCTTCATTATTACCTTCATCAAGGTTACGTATTAATATCTGTGAGAAGGGGATACGTTCTCCTCCTCTTGTCTTTATTCCTAATGTTACTTGCTTGGCCCAGTTATCTTCTACACGTTGCCATCTCCAAGCTTCTGGAAGATAGTTAAGTCCCTTATCTATCTTGTCTGTAATTAGCTTTATATCGGGTGCATTTAGCCCTGATATAATGTTCTGTGAGTTCTCATCAAATGTTGCTCCATGTGCCACGTATGACGCCTCTAGAACAGACTTGGCAAAACGTCGAATACCAAGAATAATGAGCCCTTTTTTTTCTAGCTGTGCTCTATCAATTTCATTTGTTACTATCCACTCATTATCACGTAATGATGGGTTAGCATACATCTGATTGATTCTTCCTCTATCATCTATAACGTCCACCTCTGTATGCCATGCATTAAGGTGCCAATATAGAAAAGGATTAATGTAAACTCCTCCCATCATGCAGCCATTTGTACATAGCTCCTCATGGAAGTCAAAGAACTCCTGATGCTCCGCACTATCTGGTGTAGGCAGACGTTTCTGGTTCATCATCCAGTCCTTATAATCTACATTATGTAATTCTATCATCCTCTATTTTTAAGAAACTTCTCCGCTTTTGAGCTCATTCCAGCTCCTCCTCTCACTTCAACCTTAGCTTCCTCCTTTTCACGCAATTTATCTACCACTTCCAAGAGGGCTAGATAGTTCTTCATTGTCTCTTGTATAAATTTACCTTGAGCTTCTATAGACGCAATCACCATAGGTAAAAGTCCGCCCTTTCCTGTGGGCTTCCATTCAATTCTATCTTTTAATTCATGCATTGGATGAGCATCAACATAGGTTCTCCATGAGGATAGTTGTTCTTCAGCCCATTCAAGCTCTGTATTAATGTATGTAGTTTTCTTTATTGCTGCCATGATTTAGTCGTCTTCTTCATCCTCGTGTAAAATGTTATCTAAATGCATTCCATCATTTATAATCTTTGCAAGCTCTGAGTCATCTCTATGTTGAGTGTCAATTGTGAGCTTTTGTTTATATGCATTGATGGCATTGAGCATGTCTTTGTCTGACAGTCCCCACATATCTTTATGTCCATCAAGAGCTGTTTCTAAATGCCTTCCTAAATTGTATCTAGGAAACAATTCTTTTAGCTCGTTGAGCACATTAATGATCTGTGCGTAATAATTCATATCAACTGATTTAGATCTTCGTCTGTTAAAGCTTTTTGCTCTTCCTCTTCTATGTCCACTTCAATATTTTCGAAGTTATCTTTAGCATCTTCATTGAGGTAATCTTCAGAGAATATAACAGAAATTCTGTTATCATTTTCTGAGGCAATGAGATCAATGAAATCAACACCTTTATTATATAAGTCCATAAAGACATCTATAATCTCATCGAGGGGAACCTTCTTTATAATAGCCATTAGACGGTTTGTTTTTTCAATTCTTCTTCTTCTTCGTTAGAATGCAATACAGCATCCCATACTTTTCTCTCTCCTGGTAGCGGACATTCACATGACAAACATGCTGTCTTTGCTGACAAGGTGCATCCACATTCTACACAATGATCATCTGGCCTTAAAGGCGTCTTATGAAACTTTGAATGAAATGGACACTTTCCACATAATGCTAAACGCTCTGAACTAACATCATGTATTAACACTTTCATTTCTTGGGCTGGAACTAACTTGTTCTTCCACCCTTCGTACACTTGTTTAAAATTAATCATTATCGCTTTTTGTTGGTTTTAGCAATCTTAATTGATCTTTAGTTTTTGTATATATAACACTTGCTCTCTTCCTATATGCTTCTGTTGCATTCTCATCAACCATATCCTTCTCTGCCTTTTCTATCTTTGCTAGAAGAATCAATGTCTTTCTTTCAGCCTTCTTTTCATTAAACACAAACTTACCAAATCCACTTATTTCTACACTACCATTTGTATCTAATGCCTCATTAGCAGCTTGGAACTGATGATTAACTACAGCCTCAATTACCTTCTCATTAATTGCAAGCTTAACAGCTAGCGTCCTTATAAGAAAATCTTTAACCGATAATGATTGAGGCTTATTCATTGTGTTCCACCTTTATCTCTAGCGTAATATTATTACTGAAATTGAGAATGATGACAGGATTAACCTTTATCTTACTTCCATCCTTTACAAACACTCCTATCCTCTTTAGTTTGCTAATGATGTTATTAATCGTAGGACTGGTGCTATTGTATTTCTTACAAAAATCCTCTCTGATAGTGGAATATGAGATGTTACCATGTATAGCTGTGAATGCTACAAGCTGTATCTCCCTTGTTGTCAAATGGAGATCATTAATCGTAGACAGAACACTGTAATATTTCTCTGCCATAGCATAATCATCTTCCACTTTACGTAGAAACTTCTGGATGATTATCTTCTTGTCAGTCTTTTCCATATTTAGTTTGCTGGCAAATATATGTATAATGTTTGGAATTCCAATGATGACTAGATAATTCCATTGCTATATTATGTATTAAATCTTGTAAATACAAATGAAACTGTAATCAATAACAAATGAAAATCAAACCTTTTAATACTGTAATTTGAAAGAGACTTACCCCTATATTCAAATCCTATTCCAAAATTTCTAGAATCGTTTAAAGATATATGTATCATGGTGTGCACGGAGATTGATGTAGCCCCCCCTTTATCCCCCCCAAAGGTGAGAAATGTTTTTCCAAATTCCAAAAAAAACTTTTCCCAAAATTTTATGCACCCCCCATACCGATCGTGGGTGTGACTGTGTTGACCACTTCCAACAGCGACCCCACCTATGATTGGCTGGGTTCGGGTGGTCCCCGTGCTTGTAGCCAATAACAATTTAATTTATAATACAAATGGAAAATCCAAAAATCATTGAGGGTGTTGAAATCTTTGACATCTCTTTAATTGCAGGTGCTCGTCCTTACAAGAACACTAAAGAAGGTAGCAAGAACCACGGCAAGAACTATCTTACCTTCTCCTTCGAAGGCAAAGCTTTTACTGCCAATGAAGATGACGAGTTTGTCAAGCTTTATAACAACGATACGTTGTATCGTGCCAAGCTTGGTTTAGTGGAGCGTGAGGATAAGAAAGGCCAATACTCTTGGCAGGTTCAGTCCGCAGCTAGTGCCGATAAGGTAGAGCGAATGGTAGAAACAGCTTCCAAGATCGAAGCCATCAAATCTCGTGGTTTCAAGCCAACTGTTAAGGTTGAATCAACTGATGAAATTCCATCATAATAGAACGAGAGCCTTCGGGCTCTCATTCTTTTATATACAAGGTGGGAGTAAGTACTCAGTTGGGTGGGTAATTGACAAACTAATGCTATCTTAACATTGTCTCTTAGGAGAAAATAAACTTTTATGGTAAAATAGCATTAGTTTGATTGATTAAGTGGATGTAAAAGAAGCGACGTGTCCACTTGTGGGTGATAATAAGTGTAAATCAATAGTGTAAAATAACATGCTACATAAAAATATATAGCATTAATAACCCTTTTAAATAATAAAGATATGTATCATATATATTCTATTGAGTATAGTAGATGTTCTATAATTTATCATCACATACTCACTGTAAATTCAAAAGAAAAAGTTGAGTCATTACTTAATAATGAACCTTATGGTTTATTTGCATGTAAGCTTGTTTCTTCTAATTAGTTATTACATAGGGAGAATAATGTTTCTCCCTTTTATTTAATGCATCATTCTATCGTGGATATAAAGACTTCTTATGCTAAAGGCTATTCTGTTAGTACTCATAAGATGTGAAACCACATGATTAGTAGGATTGTGTAGCAATCAATTGATGTGTAACGTATGTTATCATTTATTGAAAAAGCTTAACTAATCATCTCCCAAGGGATAGCAATTGTAAACTAGGAAATATGCAGTCTCAGTAATGAGAATTAGTCCATGCCATGTGGAGTGCAAAAATATCAGGTTAGTATTACAATTGAATGCAGAGGGGATAAGTCTCGAGCCTAATGAATGATGAACATGTTCTATCACAGTCATTCATTGGTAACAACCAGCCACTGTAAGGATACGTCCTGGTGTGGAGATAGATGGCTTCAACCTGCTAAACGGTACAGAGAGGGTAATCAGTCCTCTTATTTTATTGTATTTTCAACCCTTTAATATATTATTCAAATGAAAGATTCAAACTATTACACTGTGTACAATGAGAAAGGTTTACACATGGGCTCACATCAAGACAAAGATTGGGCTGAATTTGCTAAAAGACAATATAATGGACGTATTGTTGTATCTGATAAGCATATTGCTAATACGGACAATATTGTTCATTATAATCTAGCTAAGAAAGCAGCTAATCATCACAGACGCATATTAATGCGTAGTTGTATTTATGCTCTTTGTTGCTGCATCATTGTATTATACACATTGGTGTATAAAATAATGACAGAACCATTTGATATGGATGTACATATAGCATTCATGTTCTTTGGTATCATTGCATGCTTCTTTGTCTATTTGTTATCACGCTCTGAAAGAGGAGATGTATAATGGATAAGCTCATTAATAAAATATTCATAGGGACACTAGGTGTCCTTATGATTTTAATGTTCATACAGATGTGTGTACATGGTCATTATGCTACAGCTATTGGCTGTGCATTAGTTGCATCAGTATTTGGTGCAATATTATATATGGAGTCGCGTAGGTAGTAAAAATAAATTATTCACACTTTAAATTAGCACAAGATGACAACTGTAAAGTTAACACCAGTGGTGTTCTGTTCATTGTTTGTACAGCTAGCAAAGTTTCAATACTCATATCGTGTATTGGGTGGCTTTGTTATAGTCGAGGCAAACAGTGAATTGTTGCAAGCATTAGGTTTTTGAGGGTTTAGAGATTAGTGTAGAGCTCTTGGACATTGTCCTTGAGCTCTTATTTTATTCATTTATTAAATAACAATCTTATGAAACTACTTTATCCAGTTATTGATAACCACAAAGAATGTGGTAGATGTCATATTATAAAACCAGTATCTGAATTCTCATTAAGAAGTAAATCTAATAAGGATGGTTCATTTGCATCACAAACTAATTGCAAAGAGTGTGATAGAGCAGCTGCTATAAAATATAATAGACTAAATGGGTTTAAACCTACCAAAAGATATCCTATCATTAATGATCATAAGAGATGTACAGCTTGTAATGAACATAAGCATGTATCTGAGTATGATGTTAAAAAAAATGGGAAAATAGTTGCTAAGTGTAAACCTTGTCAAAAAGAATATGTACGTAAGCATAATCTTAAGCGTGAAAGAATAGAATATGCAAAGAATTTTCATAAGAATAATAGAAATCCAGATAAAATTAAAGCATATACTAATTTTCAAAGAGATAATTTAACTGACTATTATATTAGATCTATAATTACTCGACAAAATGATCTTAAGTCTAAAGATGTACCAGCAGAGTTAATTGAAATTAAAAGAAAACAATTATCATTATCACGTCAAATAAAACAATTAAAACAATTATGAAAAAGCAAGTAAAAAAACAAGAAGTAGCAGAGTTAGTAGTAATTAACTCTGAACAAACAATAACTGTAGATGATGTACGTATTATGTGTCAAAAGATTGGTGATAAGTTAACCAAGACATATAATAAAACAGCTGATATTAAAGCTGCACAAGCTGCTGTTAGTGCTTATGCTACAGCTATTAATGCTGTTAAAGCACAACTCATCTATAAGAAGATGACTAGTAGTCCTTCTAGAATAGAGTTCTTTGAGACAGAGTAATTATTATTCACCATTTAAACATGTATATACATGAGAACACAATCAATTGAGCTATTGAACATAGCTAAAGAATTACGTGAATATGTCAAATCATTAAATCTTCCATTAGAATTTAATGCACAAGGTGAGCCTACTGGAATAGCATTGGTTATTTCAGACAATAGTCATTTGACATGGAATGCACATCATAATTATTTTTCTATGGATTGTAATCCATGGCCTAAACCATTAGAAATGAGATTATTTCAGCGTGATGCATTTGTAAATAATACTATCACTATGAATGCAGAAGAATTGACTGATGAGGATTTAGATGCCATAGTTTTGCGTACTAAAGAAGATATTGCTATATTTAAGGCTTCTAATTTACCAAAAGATGTACAAAGCAGTTAAGTTAGTATACAGACATTATGAGCCTGGACCATTAGAGAAAGGTATGTTGTTTGCTGTTATAGCAAATGTAAATGATTATGAGTATTTACATTTGCATGCACTTGAAGCCATTCCACGTGATATTGAGAAATATATACGTGAGAATGGCTTTCCTGTTAAACCTTATTTAGTACAAGCGGTTAGTACAAATCCAGATGTACCCGAAGTTGTTGTAGCATATCCTGATCAGATTGATTGGATAGAATACAATGGTGATGAATACCAAATGGACGTTGATATGATGAATTATGTATCATTAAACGATCATGGGTATGTGGCAATATATATGGAGAATGACCAAGCTGTATTGGATGAGGATGGAAAGGTAATTCTATGTGATGTAGATTATCTATTGTATTACGACGAGGATAATGAAGACCTTGATTGGAATGACGAAACTTCACAATGGGAAACTAAATGTTAAAGTATACGTATTTAAGTGCCACACAAAAGCAAAGAGTGAGAGATTTCTTTCTAGCTAAGTTTAAGTTTGAGAATGTTGTTGGACTAGCAGGTCCAGACATTAATCAATACATTGATAGATTAGCATCAGAGGGATGTAAAGAATTTGAGATATATGAAAATGATTCTCAAACATTTATGTCTCAGGTGTTTAATCTCAAGAAGCCTGTTCATATGATATATGGTGATATATTAACTGCAGACCCAAACAGAAAGGATACATTGTATGATCTTGATTTCTGTAGGTCTGTTACACATTTAACACCACATGTCAGGAAGTTTCAAAACAACTTCATGATGACATTCAGTATAAGAATAAAGGGAGGATCAGATGCTACTACAAAGATATTTTTTGGTTCAAGAGATGAACTAATAGTATCACGTAGAGAATTTACATCACCTATAAATCATACTGAATTCATCACAACCAAAGGAAAATATTTATTCACGCAATATTATGACACATCACCTATGTGTACTATTGCAAAAATCAATTAATGAAATGGAAAAGAATTATTTTTACTCACAAACTGAGCTTGAAGATATGATTCATGCTCTTTCAACATCACATAATTCAGTTGTATCATTGTCCAAAGACTTTGCTAAAAAGTTTGGTCGTGGACAAATAGGTGTACTGATGAAATTACATACCCTTGCTAAAGGTATATCTAGACCAAAGAAAGAGAAGCTTCAAAAGCCTGCAAAGATCAAAGTGGAGAAGGTGACAGTACCAAAAACTATTGGTATTGATGTACCTGAAGGCACAAGCTTTGACTTTACAAATGTTAAGCGTGTAGTATTACAAAAGAAATCATTAACCATTTATTTTTAAACCAATAATTATATGTCAGTAAAAACTCGTGTAGGTAATCTTGTTCATATTAAGAACCAGAACAAGAAGAAAACAGCTAATAATGAATATTATGCTGTAGTATTAAAGAACAGCACTAACTATGCTTCATATCTATTTACAGAGGTGGAGATTGCAGTAGCATTTGAACGTGCTCGTAAGAATCCTGAAGATGTAGTAGGGCGTACATTTATCTCTAATTTATTAGACTAATGTATCCTGATCAGAAGATGGATAAGCTCATCGAACGCTTGAAGCGTAAGATTGAAGCTGCTATCATTGTATTCTGCATCATAATCATTGTTGCGTGTTGTGTATATGGATATATCCTTCGTCCTATGAAAGATAAATCGGTTAACCTTGTGGCATATGAGAAGTTTCAACGCTTCTCTATGCCTCTTGGTGATACAACAGGTACAGAAGACTATGATGAGCAGACTGTCAGTGAGCGCACAGATGATTGGGGTATTCATTATGTTGATAAAGAACGTGTAAAATGAAAAAGTTAATCTTTATACTTGCATGTGGACTGATGAGTTGCGAAGTGGAACAAAATATTGTTCCATTAAAAATCAAGATTGGATGTACATGTAAAGATGGAACAAAAATAGTTTGGGATGAAAATCTAATTAAACAAACTGGTTCTACTACAGGTAATCCATGTTGGAATAAAGGAGGAATATTATCATACATATACAGCAAATGAAGCAATTAATTTTAGTAATGATGATAACGGGAGTGTTGTCATCATGTGCACGTAAAACAAATTGTCCTACAAGTCTTAATGCTAAACAAAAGCACACTAAGACATTAGCAAGAACAAGGCGTAACTTACGAGTGAATTATCATTATCATCAAACCAGAGCAGGTAAATTGTTTAACATTAATATATTCTAATATGACACAGATATCAGGACGTTCATACATCACATGTTATCATCCTACAGATGAGGATGAATGGTGTGAAGTTAAAGTTGATTGGATCTTTTCATATGACCATGGTGATTATCATAATCCACCTTACGAAGAACTAGATATCGATAATGCTACATTAATAGCACTTAATGATAAACCTGTAGCTAAGGGTACACCTATCCCTGATTGGGTAACTAATGATGAATTAATGGAAGGTATTGACATAATGGCTGATGGTTATGATGGAGACGATAATTAAAATGAGTAAGCATCCAATATTGTATATTTTAATAACAGCAGTCATCGTAATGATGGCTGCTTTAATAAATAAACTATGAAAGCACCAGAAATAGAAACGCAAGATACCATTAGAGGTATCATTAATGTATTTGCATCAGTAGATAGAGAACTAAATATTGAGCATATGCGTCAGAAAAGACAATACCTTGAAAAATGGGGATTGAAAGAGATTAGAACTAATAAACCTAGAACAGCACTTGAACAATGAAAGGCAAATTGGAAGACATGGTCTTTAATGTTGTAGTTATTGTATTAAAGATAGCTGGTTGGTTTATTGATAAAACAACAAAGAAATGAAAGTATTAATCTATGACATTGAAACAATGCAAGAGTTGTTTCTCATTAATATACTCGATCCTGAATTACATGAACAACATGAATTCATGGTGAGTGGGTGGCACAACAATCTTGACGCATTGAGTAAATTCATAGAAGACCATCCTGATTATTATTGGGTGGGCTATAATAATCTACGATTTGACAGTCAGGTGGTTGAGTGGATACTACGTAATTGTGAACATTGGCATGATTTAACAGGACTAGAGATATGTGCTAAGATAGCACAGAAGGCTCAAGATGTTATACATGATGCTAACTTTGATGTGTTTCCAGAGTATAGAGAAAATGATTTGACTATGAAGCAGATTGATTTGTTTAAGGTCAATCATTATGACAATAAGAATAGGATGGTGAGCTTAAAGAGGCTAGAGTTTGAAATGGATTTGGAAAACATCGAAGAGATGCCCATACACCATACTAAAACTGATATGACTCTTGAAGAAATAGAAATCACTAGAGGATATTGTCGTAATGATGTCTTTGCAACATATGAATTCTATAAGGTGACTAGAGGTAATACTAGTCATCCTCTATACAAAGGTAAAGATCAAATACAATTGAGGCTTGACATCCAGGAAGAGTTTAACATTCCGTGTCTTAACTATTCAGATAGTAAGATTGGTGATGAGATGATCAAGAAGTATTATTGTGAGCAGACAAAGACAACGTATGAAAATCTACCAAAGAAAGGATTCTTTCGTAAGGAGATTAAAGTGAAACAGTGTATAGGCACATATGTAAGTTTTACAACGCCACAGTTACAAGAGTTTCTCAAGAGAATGAAGAAATTGGTATTAGGATTAAATGATGATTTTAAAGAGAGTATAATATTTTATGGCAACACTTATACGTTTGCTAAAGGTGGCCTTCACACGGAGAACAAACCTGAAGTATTTGAGGCTGATGGAGAGTATGAGATTATTGATTGGGATGTTTCTAGTTATTATCCTGCTATTATTATCAATAATGGTAAATATCCTGCACATCTTAGTAAGGGTTTTCTTATTGGCTATAAGCGTATGTTTGAGAGGCGTCTTGAACTTAAGCCTCAAGCTAAGAAAGACAAACGCATTGCAGGTATTGTTGACGCTCTTAAGCTTTCTGTTAATTCCGTATACGGTAAGTCGTCTGATATGCAGAACTGGATCTATGACAGACAGCTTACTATGTTTACTACTATCACTGGTGAGCTTAGTTTGCTTATGCTTATTGAAGCGTATGAGCTAGCAGGTATTCATGTCATCTCTGCTAACACTGATGGTGTCACCATTAGAATAAAGAAAACTCATTTAGAACAAATGGACATAATCAATAAATGGTGGAGCACACTAACAGAATATGAACTCGAACGAACCGACTACGCAAAGATTATCTTCTCGACTGTTAATGATTACCTTGCGATTAAGACTAACGGAGACGTCAAGAAGAAAGGCGATTTCCTTACTGATTTTGAGTTGCATAAGAATAAGTCTGGTAGGATTATCCCTATTGCTCTTGAGCAGTATTTCATTAATGATGTACCTGTTTCTGATACTATATTCAATCATAGAAATATCTATGATTTTGCTATGCGTCAGAGAGCTACACGTGACTTTCATTTCGAGGGAAGAGCTAATGGGAATGTTACAAAGTATAACAAACTTATTAGATACTATGTCTCAAACACAGGAGAGAAGCTCTTAAAGGTTAAGAAGGAAGATTCTATGTCTGGCGCTGCATCTGTATCACAAGTAGAGGCAGGTGAATGGGTAATGACTGTATGTAATCATCTTACAAAAGATCATCCTCTAGATAATATTAATCATTCTTATTATATAGAGAGAGCAGAACGTATTATTAACAAGATTAGTTATAATGGTAAGAAACGACCAGTTGTAATTCCTAATCAATTAAGTTTATTCTAACATGGGAAAGAAAACAATTACGATGTCATATGAAGATTATCAAATGATGTCAATAGAGAATGAGTTGTATAAAAATCAGTTTGATGACCTGAAACAAGAAAAGATGGTTTATTTAACTTTAGCAGATCGTGATTCTAGAGGTTATTTACGTAGCCCTGGAGTACATCAAATGAGTGGTTCAATAGTTGAAAAAGATGAATTACTTAGTAAAATGCAAATACATTTAGATGGAGTTGAGAAACGAAATGCAGAGCTTGAATTAGAATATAAAAAACGTATTCAAGAGTTAGAAGAACAGTTACGTTTATTATCTACAGTACAAGCACCTATAAAAGCTGTCACTAAATGGTGGCATAAACTATTAAAATAATATGGCAGGTACAGAGAAACAACGTGAAGAGATCAACAGGAAGTTGGTCTCTATGCAAATGGAACTCATAGGATTAACATATGAGGACGCAGTGAACACACCAGAATTCTGGAGAGTGTATACATTGACTACAGCACAAACAATAGCTTGGCGTAAGGATGCTCTTAAACTTATACAGAAGACATTCAAATGTAATCGTAGAAAAGCTGAACTAATCATGGGTATGTTTGAGCTTAATCTAGGACTACGTGAGTATAATCCTGATATGGTTGAGGAAGAGTATTTCTGGGATGTTGATGCAAGAGAAACAACGCACATTCATACAACAATACCACCTGATGCGTATATTCTTAAGGATCAACAGCCTACATTTTGGCAGAAAGTTAAAAAGTTCTTTATAGGATATTATTGATAATTGCATATATTTGTGTATTATCAATCTAAACATGGGAACAGGTATCTGAACAAAGGCTCTTATGTCACATTTCGTAAAAATTACAACAGTAAATGAAGGTGGGTTTACATTTAGTTGGTTGGATCAAGATTCAATCAAGGTATTATCTCAAACTTCTGGTGCACAAGCAGAATCAAATGAAGGAACTTGTGAGTTTGAAGATGGAACTACCATTCCAATCGTTGGTTTCAACGAAACTCTTCAGACATTAGCTTAATTATAAGCTAAATTTTAGTACAAGCCTCAGAGAAATCTGGGGCTTTTTTGTTTCACAATTTAAACCATAAAACAATGGGAGGACAAGTTTTTATTATTAGATCAAGAGGATCAAATGTCAATGAGGCATACACAAGTGCTGTAGAAGAAGCAATTGCAGAACATGGCAATGATGCCTACAATGGTACAATCAGTACAACAGTTAGTTGTATTGATGTAACTAAGAAGTTTCGTGATAGTAAGAAAGAGAGACGTCAGTTTCTTGATGACGTGATAGAGAACGCACGTAAGCGTGATTGTTATGCTATTGAAGATGTAGCGCCTATCAAGAACAACAACAAGATCAAGTCTGTTGTTGAGCACACAGTTGTTAAAGGTACCAGTAAATGGGAGCTTAGATACAATGTGTACACAGGATGGGAGGATAGACAATTGAAGTCATTCAAGACCAAGACTGATGCTGTTAAGTTTGCTCGTGAGCACACAGAGAAGACACAGAACACCACATTTGTACGCATGGAGAAGTTTCTTCTCAATCAAGATCCTAATGTAGCTTGTATCAAATACAAGAAGTCTACACAAGAGAGAGAAGGTGTGTACATATTGTTTGGTATAGCTGCTGAATAACATGGAAGAACTAACATGGAATACTGAAGATCCTGAAAATGAGGGATTATACATTTGTTATCTAGGTCCTTATATGATGGGAGTGCAATTAGGTCATTGGGATGGTAGTAATTGGTTATTTGATAACAATACAATAAGACAGGTTTTTGGTTGGATTAAAATACCAAAGTATAAACAAAAAGACAATGACTAAAGAATTTGTAACATACGAACAAGCATTAGCTTTGAAGGAATTAGGTTTTGATGAACATTGTCTTTGTCATTGGTATAAAGTAGACAACCTGACGATAAGAATTTATTATTGGCAAAATGATGATAATTATTTTGATATTAATGGTACTGATTTAGAAGTGACAGCTCCATTTAAAAGCCAAGTATTTAGATGGTTTAGGGAGAAGTATGCATGGTATGCTAATATATCAAGTTGGATTCATGAACCAGAGTTAGGTACATATCACGAGTATGAGATATATGGAACTCCTGATTCTGCTCATGGTTGGACTCCATTTAAAACCTACGAAGAAGCAGAGAATGCTTGTATAGATAAATTAATAGAAATAGCTAAACAACAAGATAATGAGCAATAAAGATTGTGTTATAGATAAATTTAAAGGATGTTGTTGTAAATGTGAATACAATATACCTTTAATGAAACACCCAATGAATTTAGATATAGGGAAGGGAAGGATGAGTGAAACAATGGGATACGCTTGCATCGGATTTTTTTCTGTAAATGAAAGAATTGCTACTTTTTTTGACAAAGAACACGGAATGTGTGAACTATTTAAACAAAAAGAAAATGACTGAAGATGAATTATATAGTGCTATAGAAGCAGCTATTATACGTTGGAATCTTGATGGAACTAAAACAGCAGGTGAACTAACAAGAGAGATTATGTTGGTAGTTAAAGAACAAGATAAAAAGGCAAAAAAGGAAGAGAAAAGAAAAAAAGGTTTTTCTAAATGGTTTGCCAAAGCTTGGGAAAAAAGTATTAATAGTCCAGATAATCATGCTGAAGATTGGAATTACTAAACAACAAAACAATGGCTGATATAACAATGTGTATGGACATGCAATGTCCTGTGAAGTTTAGGTGCTACAGACACACAGCACCGTGGAATCAGTTTAGACAATCTGTCTTTGCTGAATCACCTCGTGAGGGGGATAAATGTGAAAAGTATTGGGATACTGAAGGACGCACCTTGGACCCAAAGTTTAGAGAATACGAACATTATAATGATAAAGAATAATGATACATATCGAAGACTATGAGCTCGAGGCTCACAAAGATTTAGTATATTTGCAAGAGGAGAAGGAGCTATTTTATCGCTCACTAAATGACCCAGGTATCGCTCAAATTGAAGCTTTTATGAGTGATAAACTTGATTTAAGAGTGTTAGAATCTCTACAAGAAAAAGCTAAGATTAACGTTTGTATTCCTGAAAGTTTAATTGATAAAATAGATAGAAGAATAATTAGAAATTATGAACATAAAATTAACGCTCTATCATTTCAAAGAACTTCTTAAATCTGGATTCACTCTTGACATGGTCTTTCTCCTCAAATTGGTGGAGGAAGGCCATGATATCAAGGATGTATGCCAAGGCGATGCTAAGATGGAGATTATATGTCAAGGCGTGTATCGTAAAGGATTGGTATCAGGAGAGAATAAACTAACCCTTACAGGTAAGAATGTATTGAAGTTTCTCAAAGAGGATGCGCCTGATGATAAGAAAATCATCAAGAAGAAACCAGCTACCGAAGACTTTGAGAGATGGTGGAAAGCTTTTCCAGGTACTGATACATTCAAGCATGCAGGTAAAACATTCTCAGGTACCAGAGCTCTACGTAGAGATATAGAGAACTGTAAACTTAAGTTCAATGCTATTCTATCTGAAGGAGAATATACAGCTGATGATCTAATCGCTGCGCTAGAGTTTGATGTATTGCAGAAGAAAGAGAACTCTGTAAAGAACAATGATAACAAGCTTAAATACATGCAGAACAGTTTGACATATCTCACACAACGTAGCTTTGAACCATTCATTGAACTGGTTAGAGAAGGTATTACAATTAAAGAATCAACTAAACCAGTGGGAGGCACGGATATATAATGAGTTTTCAAGATTTGGCAAAAGAAGTTCAGAACGGACTTGATGGTAGGAATAACGGTATTCCTATGGGATTTGATAGACTCAATAGATACATTGGTATCCGTAAGTCTATGTACACATTGGTGGGTGGCTTAACTGGTTCAGGTAAGACTAGTTTCATCGATGATGCGTATGTTCTCAATCCATTTGATTGGTATATCTCTAAGGCTAATAATACAGACATTAAGCTAAAGATTATATATAGATCCATGGAGCGTAGTAGAACATATAAATATGCAAAGTGGGTGAGTAGAAAGATCTTTATGGATCATGGTATGATTATATCTGTACCTAAACTATTGGGTTGGCAAAAGGAGAAGATGACACATGATGAGCATGATCTATTCTTGACATATGAATCATATGTTGATAGGATGAAAGATGTCATTACAATCATTGATGGACCAGAGAACCCAGTAGGTATAGCTAAGCAGTTGAAAGAGCATGCAGAAGAGAACGGTGTGATACATGAGATAGACAAATACAATAGAGTGTATGAACCTAATGATAGTAATACTATCACTATTGTTGTTATCGATCATATTGGTCTATTAAAGCTAACCAAAGACTATTCCACAAAGAAAGCAGCGATTGATAAGATGTCTGATGAGCTGAGATATGCTCGTGACTTCTTTGGATATACACCTGTTGTTGTCAGTCAGTTTAATCGTGACATCTCTAGTCCTATGAGGATTAAGAATGGTGATGTAGAACCACAGCTAGAAGACTTTGCTGATAGTTCAAGCACACAGAACGATGCTGATGTTGTAGTGGCATTATTTGATCCTATGCGTTATAAAGTGGAAGACCCTAGTGGTTATCAACTAGATAAGCTTAAAGATGAATATGGTGCTAAGTATTTTAGAAGTTTAAGATTAATCAAGAATAGCTATGGTGAGGACGATGTTAGAATAGGTCTAGGTTTCTTAGGTCAGATTGGTATGTTCAAGGAACTACCACGACTTAAAGAGATGACAGAGTCTGACTATCAATCTGTAGTTAATAAATCATTTTTTCTATCATGAGTTTAAGAGACCAGAGACAAAGAGAGTTTGCGCAGGTATGGCTAGACAAGAAATGGGGTATCCTAAATCTCTGTCCACGCTTTGGTAAGATATATACAACAATTAACATTTTGGAAAAGATGAATTCAAATATATCTATCATAATCGCCTATCCTGACGTTAAAATCAAGGATAGTTGGGAACAGGATTTCAAAGCAAGAGGATACAATAATTCAAACATCACGTATACAACACACTTATCTTTGCACAAGCATATTGCAAACAAATATGATATTGTAATTATAGATGAGATACATTTGTTGAGTGATGCGCAGCTAGATGCTTGTGAAGAACTACTTGGAAATAACAAACAAGTATTAGGACTTACAGGTACTCTATCAAGCTGGACAGAATCAGAGATCGAGCAGAGACTAAATCTTCCAGTGCTAGCTCATTATCCTATTGAACAAGCTATTCAAGAAGGAGTTATTGTTGATTACAAGATCACAGTGATTAAGACTCCTCTAGATAACAAGATAGTTCAAACATTAAAGGGTAAAGATAGAACTGAGAAGAAACATTTTGATGCATGTACATGGGTGATTGATCAACTAGAGAGACAAGGTAAGAACACAATGCACTTACGCTTGAAACGTATGAGGATTATTCAATCATCTATAGCCAAGGTTAGATTAACCAAGGTTATTTTAGAGAAGTATAAGGACGAACGTGTTCTTGTATTTTGTGGTACTACTAATAGTGCAGACAGTTTAGGGATTCCGTCACACCATAGCAAATCGCCTGACAAAGAAGGCTTCAAAAGGTTTGCAGAAGGAGAGGGTAATCACATGGCTGTTGTAAAGATTGGTAATACAGGTGTTACATACAAACCATTAAACAAAGTGATTATTAACTATTTTGATAGTAATGCAGAAAACTTGGCACAAAAGATAAATAGATGTATGGCTATGGAGTATAATAATCCAGACAAGAAAGCTGTTATATACATACTGTCCACTGATGAATCTGTAGAGGAAAAATGGTTAAATAAAGCGTTGGAATTCTTTGATAAAGACAAAATCAATGTTGTAAATTTCACATAAAATCCGTAAATTAGAGTATTAAATAACAACTAAATATTATAACATGGCAAGCAAGCTAATTGGGATCGTTGGATCCACTGGTACAGGTAAATCAACATCAGTTAAACACCTGAATCCAGCAGAAACTTACATTATTAATGTAGCTAAGAAAGAGCTACCGTTCAAAGGAGCTGAAGCTCTGTACAACACAGAGAAGAAGAACTACAAAGAGTTAGATGATGCAGTTGAGATCACTCGATTGTTACATGTAATCTCTGAGAAAGCACCACACATCAAGAACATTGTGATTGAGGATTCAAACTACATCATGGGTTTTAACATTGTGTCACGAGCAACAGAAGTTGGCTTCACTAAATTTAGCATCATGGCTAGAGATATGGTGGCTTTATTTCAAGAGGCTCGTAAATTGCGTGACAATTTGAAAGTGTTCTATTTCACACATCCAGAGACTATTGAGGAAGGTGGTGAAGTTACAGGATACAAGATCAAGACAGCAGGTAAGTTGATCGACAATCAGATTGTATTAGAGGGCTTATTGACAATCTGTCTTTACACTTATGTAGAGGAGAATAAAGATGGCACATCTACGTATAACTTTGTAACCAATAGGTTTAAAAAGTTTCCTGCTAAGAGTCCTGATGGAATGTTTACTAGCATCAAGATTCCTAATAACTTACAAACTGTAGTAGACACAATTGACGAGTATTACAAATAATTTTTAACAATAAACACTAGAAACCATGGCCGTATCAGGACAAAAAAGAGAAGTAACAGCAAAAGAATTTGCAAAGAAAGTAGGAATCTTTGAGGGAGATGTAATTGCAATTAATCCTACAATGCAAGAGTATAAAGATATACTTGGGCGTGAATTGAAGGAAGATAGTAAGGCTACAGAATATCTTTATGAGAAAGATGGTGTAGCAAAGGTGAGAGTTGACATCTGGTTAAAAGATGTTAAAAGTGATTTTATTGAGAAAGCAACGTTCTTCTTAGAAGATACAAAGCGTGTTAATAAAGATGGCACTAAGAAGCAATATGTTAATAGCATTGGTATGTGTAGTTGGGCTAGTAGTGAAGACACTCTTCCTAGCTGGTTCAGCAAGCGTGACTATCGTGTAGCATATACAGGTGAGGAGGAGTTAATCACATTCTTCCGTACTTGGTTAGGTAATCTAGATTTCTCTAAAGATGACTGCGAAGTAACTTTGGATTGGAAGAAGGTTATTGCTGGTAACTTGAAAGAGTGGAGAGATGAGATTGGTGGTGAGTGGTGTGCAAGTGTTGGTGTATTAGCAACAGTTAAAACATTAGAGAAAGAAGATGGACCTGTGTCTTATCAGAACATTTACAACAAAGCATTCTTTCCAGGTTATTCTATCAAGAAGATGCGTTTAATTAACTATAATGATCCTGCTGTAATCAGAGGCGTATCATTCAAGAAGTCTAAAGAATTACAACAGCATGAGCGATTTGTACTTAATGTAACAGGAGAGTATGGATGTAAAGATTATTATACATTCAAAGAGCTTCATGATTATGATTCTGATTCTAATCTTGTAGAATCAGATAAAGTAATTTCTGAGGAAGGAGCTGATTTTTAAGATTGTACTTTATTTTTGAGTTTAAATGAAACCAGAAAAGCCCAGTCTATATTAGATTGGGCTTTCTTATTATCTAAAAACTAGAAACATGGCAATTAACGGAATGAAGCGTCCTTCTATTATCACTCCAGAGAAGGTACTTGACAAAGTGAGTGAGTATGATGTTTTTAGATATTATATGCCTAATACTGATTGGGTACCAAATGTTATAACCTTTTCTCCATTTCGAAACGAGAACAATCCATCTTTCATGATTGGTAACAAACAAGGAAGATTGACCTTTATTGATTTTGCAGACACTAGTAAACGAGGATCATGTTTTGATTTCGTCAGAATGTTATTTAATCTCAGGGATTTGAGACAGACACTAGAAGTCATCGATAGAGATCTTGGACTAGGGTTTTCTAAAACTACCAATACAGAAGAGTATAAACGTATCATTACAGAATATAAACAACCTGTAAAGATGGCTAAGACTTATTCTAATATTCAGGTGGTAGTAAAGAAGTTTACTAAAGAGGAATTGGCATATTGGGCTCAGTATCATCTAGACATAGAAGATCTAAAGGCTAACAATGTCTATAGTGTGTCTAAGGTGTATCTAAACAAACAGCTGTTTTCAGCAGGTATAGATGAGCTTAGATTTGGTTATCTATATGGTGACAAGTGGAAGATATATCGTCCACATGCTAAGGATAAGAAGAACAAGTGGGTGCCTAACAATGTACCCATTACTGCAATGGATGGTAAAGATGACATCAAACTATGTGATGTAGCATTTATCAACAAATCAAAGAAGGATTATATGGTGATGAAGAAACTCTTTCCATGCAGCTGTGCTGTACAGAACGAGGGTCTAGGTTGTTTCTCTGTCGAGAACGTTGAGTATATCAAGAGTAATTCTGCTAGTCAGATATTATCATTTGATTCAGACGTAACAGGCGTAGAGAATTCACAACAGATCACACAGATGTTTGGATTTGATTATTGTAATGTACCCAGGAAGTATTTAGCTGAGGGTATTAAGGATTGGGCTGATTTAGCAAGAGCCCATGGTATGCAAGCAATAGAAGACTATTTAAAAGAAAAAGAACTACTATGACAGACGAAGAAAGAGCAAAAGAATTACTAAATCAATTAGTTGATCAATTTGATTCAATCTTAATGAATGAAATTAGTGATGAATTTGCAAGAAAGTATACATCTAGAGATTGTGCAAGGGTTGCAATAAATTTAGTACTAGATACTTTAAATGTTAAAATTTCTCCACCACGTTTAGATATACATTTACAAATAAATAAATACAATTTTAATAAGTTAAAACAGACATTAATAGACTTATGAACGTAGAAGAATTAGCAGCAGCTGTAGAAGATCTTGTGTATGAGATACAACAAGAGACAGAATACTTAGAGACTACAGAAGGAGATTCTGTAGAATGTATAGGTATAGAAAACCTAGAAGGAATATTAAGTAAGTTTTTTGGATTTAAAATCAGAATATCACAATCATGAAAAGACCAGAGTATAAAACAACATTGCAAGACTTGGTAGCAGTGAAGCTACCAGCACAGACTAATCGCTACAAGCCAGTTAGTCACGCACAATTAATTGACACCACATTGAACAGTATAGAGAATTCAGGCTTTAAGCTTGACAGACAATCTTATACTTGGGCAGGTGATGGACAAGTAGCTAATGGTAAATACACCATCAGTAACATTGCAGACAGTGAGATGCAGATACAGATTGCATGGCAAAATAGCTACAACAAGCAAGTGAGCTTGAAGTTTGCTATTGGTATTCATGTATTCATTTGCTCTAATGGTATGGTGAATGGTGATATGGGTACGTTCAAGCGTAAGCATGTTGGTGATATTCAAGAATTCACACCACAATCCATCACTGAGTACATCAAGAGTGCAGGTGATTCATTCCGTGAGATGCAGATTCAACGTGAGTTGATGAAGCAAGTAGAGCTTACCAAGAGACAGCAAGGTGAATTGATTGGACGTATGATTGTAGAAGAAGGATTTATTAGCTCTAGTGAGTTGAATATCATTCGTAAGGAACTACATACACCTACACACAATTATGGCGCTGAGAGCAGTTTGTGGGAGCTATATCAGCACACTACATTCTCATTGAAAGAGACACATCCTGTTAACTGGATGACAGATCACATGAGTGCACATAGTTTCTTTGTTAACGCTCAAGGTGAGCTTATTACACAAAGAAAACCAGCAATCATTAATGTACCACAATTAACTCAACAATTAGAATTATCATTATGATTTGGGACAATTTCAAAGATATGTTTCATGAGAGTTGGCATGACAAGATGAGACCATTCATTGAAAGTGAGGAGTGCGATAAAATCTATGCACATTTGAAATCAGAGAGTAAGAGGGGCAAAATGATTGTCCCTCTCTCTCACAATGTGTTTAGATGTTTTAAAGAAACGCCTCTGAATGAAGTGAAGGTTATTATTGTAGGCATGTGTCCATATCATGTACTAAGGAGTGGAGTTCCAGTAGCAGACGGTCTACTGATGGGCTGTAGCACAACAGGTGCATTACAGCCAAGCTTGGAGCAGTTCTATGGTGGTATAGAAAGAGAATTGTACAATGGATTTGCTCTTGATAGAGCTAAGGATCCAGATGTCAGCTATCTAGCACACCAGGGAGTGCTCATGTATAATGCCGCATTAACAACAGAAATCAATAAAGCAGGAGCTCATCTAGATTTATGGGAGCCATTTAATGATTATCTGTTTACTAATGTGTTTGCATTTTCAGGAATTCCTACAATATTCTTAGGTAAGGAGGCGTCGAAGGTTAGAAGATATCTAACAGGATTTGATTGGCAGTTTCCAATTAGTCATCCAGCTTCAGCTTCTTATAGGAATGGTGAATGGAGTACAGAGGGAGTATTTACAAAAGTTAACACGCTAATCAAGGAGAACAATGGTTACACAATTGATTGGCTTAAAAAGATAGACATATGATTTACAAAGAAGCAGAGTATAATGACCAGTTAGAACCAGGTGATTTTGTAGTGTACACCACTCAAAACAATTTATATTATGGGTTCTATAAAGGAACGGGTAATGGCACTATTCAAGTGTTAGACGTTCATGGTATAGTCTGGGCTAACAAACATGGTGGTAAGCCTACAATAAATGTTGTCTTTGGACGATCTAAGAACTGGAGAGTTATAAGAAGTCATCCAGATTTTGTAACAAAGAATAGAGAAAAGTTAGAACAAGCACTAGAAATTATCAGAGAAACAAAGATTTTACCAGTTAAATATTAGAAATTATGATATTAGAAAAACAAACACAATCATTAATTTATCAAGACGGAGTGTCTCATGATACTGTGGAGATGTCCTTAGACTTGGACAGCGCACAGGTGTTGATGCAAATGTTGAGTAAGAGTTTATATTCAGATTCTATCGGTTCCACCGTTAGAGAATGTGCAAGTAATGCACTTGACAGTCACCGTAGAGCAGGAGTAACAGATCCAATTGTTGTAGGTTTACAACAAAGTGGAGGATCTAGTTCATGGGAATTCACAGTGGAGGATTTCGGTATAGGACTAGATGCACATGATGTTGAAAACATCATCAGTAAGTATGGTAAGTCAACCAAGCGTAACAGTACTACAGAGCTTGGTATGATGGGCTTAGGTTTCAAAGCTCCATTAGCGTATGCTTCTAGTTTCTATTTCACATGTCGTAAGAATGGTGTAGAGCGTAAGTATATGATGTATGAGGGAGAAGAAACTAACTCCATAGATTTGTTGTATGAGAAGCCAACAGCTGAGCGCAATGGTGTTAAGATTATCATCCCTGTTAAATATGTTGATGTTTATGATTTTAAGAATAAAATCAAAGAGCAGCTAGCATACTTTGAAAGTGTGTATTTCAATGTAGATGGAATTGATAACAATTTCAAGATACATCGTGCTGAGCATTATCAAGTTTCAGAATTGTGTCGTGATAGTTATATGCATGTTTGTTTAGACAACGTGTATTATCCATTAGATCTAGATAAGCTTGACCTCACTGATAAGTCAGGTAACACATACAAGCGTCTATCTGTTGGTATAGGTTTACGCTTCAGCTTGACAGATGGTTTGTTTCCTACACCTAATCGTGAGTCATTACGATATACACAGGAAGCTAAAGAACTCATTAGAAATAAAGTTGAGGTGATTGCTAATGAGATGATGGTTAAGTATAACGAGACTATTGTAGATACTGATGACGTACGTGCTGTAATTGATTATTATAGTAATCATAGTAAACACATCAAAAATCACAATGGTGACCAGTGGGAAGTATCTGACATGTTGAAGTTTGCAACAGTGGCAAAGCGTACACCAACACTACTTAACTGCAAGTTCTTCACAGCAGAGCAAGTGTATAAGCTTAGAGATTATTTACTTAATGAGTATGAAGGTAAGTATGAATTGAGTGCATACAGAAGCAGATTGGCTGAGTGTAGAAGTCACTGGGATCAAGACATTAGATTATCTAATCTACGTCGTGATACTAAACTAGCAGTGTATGAGGGATCGTTTCCTGATCGTAAGCGTCGTTACATCAAGGAGCTATGGGCAAAACAAAGTGTAAAGTTCATTAGAAAGAGCAAACCTTTCACATTGTTCTCTAAGAGCAAAGACTGGACAACTGATAGTGCTTTTAGCAATC